TATAGATGTTGCAAATATAGTAAATTGATTTGAATTGGAATCCATTATATATTATTATGAATAAAAATTTATAGTAGATTTTAATATCATTAAAAAATATAGAATGTGGAATTTGAAAAAACTTATCGTTTCAACCATTTTATTTATAGCTATCGATGCCATGTATTTATATTCGTCAAAAAAGATGTTTGAAGACCAGATTGTTAAGGTGCAGCGCGTTATTATGCAGATGCGCTGGGAAGGAGCACTGTTATGTTATTTAGTATTAGTTTTCGGTATCAATTATTTTATTATTCAACCCAAGAAATCGGTCTTTGATGCGTTCATTTTAGGCGTTGTTATTTATGCTGTTTACGAGACCACAAACTATGCAACATTGAAAAAATGGTCAGAATCTATGGTTATCATGGACTCATTATGGGGTGGTATTTTATTTGCGCTAACGACATATCTTACTTATGAGATAGTGTAACCCGGAATTTTTATTGAATTACAGGAGGGGTCGCAGGGGAACCTTGGTTCCCTGCTACTTTGAAAGCCGTATAGTTTTCTTTACCATAGTTCCGCCATATCTTTCTGCAAACTCTTTAATTGTCATTTGTACTTCTTGTCCTTTACCAATACTCTTTTGTTGAACTTCTGTCAACTGTTCGTCTGGTTCATAACCATAATAGTCATAGAAATGGTCTTGTGCGTCTTCATAGAAATCGACAGTGCGTTTTTCGTGATTGATACGTCCAAAATATTTGTCCTCCATAATAGCACGCCAATATGGGCAGTCCCAACAATAATATGTCCAATGCATGCGATACTGTTCTTTAATATCTATATTCGAGCACTGAAATAGAGTTGAAACATTATGCCGAATCGCGTATTTATAGACTTGTGGTAAAACAAATCGCGATTTTTGAAATTCGGGCACAACAGTTTCATAAACCATAGCATCCTCTGCTTTAAAGTTCATTCGCAGAAATTTGCCTTCTTTTACCAATGTATTATAAGGTTCGCATTTTACCCCAACATATGTTTCCAAAAATAGGTTCACATTATAAGGTCTACAAATAAGATTTTTAATCATGGCGCCAAATATATGATGTTGCGCCTGGTCGTTAGACCATTTATTATAAAGGTCTTTCAGGCATTTGCCAAGAGCAGCACTATTTGACGATTTATAAAACATTTCATAGACTGAATAAATATATTCATAGAGCTCGAGTTCAAATCCTGAGTAATATAGTTCATAGGTCCAAAATAACGCTTCATCGACCTGCTTTTCTAGAAGTGCGATTAAAAGAGAATGTTTCACTTGTTCTTTTGGATATAAATAACGCGTGAACACGAGCGGATTTATTTGTCTTTTGGGTAGCGGCTCGATTTCCTCCAGAGCACTCTTGATTTCATCGAAGGAATCCATTTGTTGTTTTATTTACCGATTAAAAATAAAACAGCATTCAATCAATTTTTTTACCCCCTTACATCTGGTGATAAGTTTTCTGGCCTTATACCCCATCTGTTAGTTAACAAATCGTCTAATTCGCTCAGTCTCTGTCCTGTTTGACGCAAATAATTTGTTATTAATCTTTTTTTTAATGGGCCTAGTGCTGTGGTTGGAACGTCTTGCATTCTAACAGACATTTGTAAAGCTTTAATAAAAGCATTTACTTCTGGTCTTGCCATTAAAATGGCGTTTTGTCGCGTTGCCACGGTATCAAATGATAAAAAAAAAACATTTCCATCAAAATTACAACTCCATCTAAAACCAATAACACTTGCTTCTGCGGAAACCTGTTGAACACTTGGATCTCTTAAATGAGAATGACCTTCTATACTAGCAGAACTGGCATTCAAAGGCCAGCGATTCATTCCGTCTCCTTGCCTATATTCCCAAAGAGTTATGTGAAGGACCTCACTACCAGCATCATCAAATCGTAAAATTGTTCTGTTTCTGCCGTCAGATAGTCTTGAACGCGTTACAATTTGAACAGTCGCATTTTCGTATCCAGGAATTTCTCTAATTTTATTTGTTATTATAGTAGTAAAAGTTGATATTACAAATGGGTCGCGTAATATATTTCTTATAAATTCATAAGATTCAGGTTCGTTTCCTGATATATTTTCTGTTATGGCGTGCGCACCACCGAATTGACTTTCATCAAATATTTTTTTTAATATTTCACTATTTGTCTTAAAAGAAAGTATTATTTTTTGCGTACCGTTTGTTATTATAATATCATATTCGTTTAATTTATTAGTTTTAGACCGCGACCGCGACCGTGACCGCGACCGTGACCGCGACCGTGACGCTGTTTTTTTTGTATAACTCTTATTTTTTGACATATAAATATCTTCATATATTATTTATCTAAATCTCCTATCAAGTGCACAAACCTTTTATAAAACGATACATACGTATTCTGTAACTTATCAAACTTCATATTAAATTTACCATCCATAAAACGACTATCAATTGATTCTACGACGGCTTTATCTTGTAACATAGTCGATAACATCGAATTTGAAGTAAATATGTCACCTAACTGATTCTGCCAAAAATTACGATACGTCTTCACATATAGACGGCTTTTATTCGACCCAATCGGTAGCGCAAACGTCATCACTGTGCTAACATAATCTCCAAATATTACACGAGCAATCGTAGTATGGGGCAAAATAAATTCGTTTTCAATAATCAGCTCTTTTGTGCCAAAGACTTTGCGCGCCACAGAGTCTTCGCCGGCCTCATAAAAATAGGTACTGCGATAATGATTAGGCCCAACAAGTGCCGGTGGTATTTCACGTATTGGTTCGGGTCGCTTTGCGTTTCCAAATGTATGAACGAATGCAATATGCATAATATCGAGTGAATTTTCACTAAGTACGCGTGAATAACAATTATATTCCATATCTAAATGGACCACAGAACAACCTTTCTCGATTTCCGGTTCTACGTAAATATTTGCTTCACTGGAAAACGACGCATTTTCTTCTTTAAGTTTTAGTTGCTCCACGTGGTTCATGGTATTCATATAAATCCATCCATTTTTCTCAACAATATTGTAGTTATTTAAATTATATACAGGCGATGGTCTAAAACAAATACCCGGCACTTTGATCAACGTCCCATTATTGTCAAATTCATAACCATGATAAGGACAAACGATGTTACCATTACATACCTTCCCAGACGATAGCGCGGCGCCTTTATGGGTACAAGCATCATCAAGAGCAGTAAATTCGCCAGTTCGATTTTTCCAAACTACGTATTTGCTGTTCCATATTTGTATAGGATACGGTTTACTGGATAAAAAATTATTGGCGCGTCCGACAACATACCACTGTAAATCATATTTTTCTTGACCTGTAAGTTCTTGGTAATCCAATTTTGGATATTGTAGCAAATTTACTGAAGGCAAATTATCCTTCGCGCTAAACATCCGCATAAAAACATTCGAATAACAGTAACCAAAACTTGTAATATTTGCAACACAAAATGTAATTGCTATCCAAACTTTCATTATTTAGTTATATGAATAAAATAATCTTTAAATACTATATACGAATGACTAAATCAAAAAAAAGAATAAACAAAAAGCGCAAGACCGCTAAAAAACGTCCAATGACGAGTCGTATTGTACACATGTTTTTACAATTTTTGAATATGATTAAACTCTATCATTGGAAAACCAGGTCGTATTCCCAACATAAAGCCACGGATGAACTCTATGGTAGATTAAACGAGAACATCGACAAATTCGTTGAGGTGCTTTTAGGTAAAGACCAAAGCCGAATTGAGAGCATGGAACATCAATTGAAATTAATAAACACAGCTAACATGACCGATGTAAAAGAGTGTGTGTTTGAATATCGCGCGTTCCTAACGGAATTCAACAGCTATTTTGACGAGAAAAAAGATAGTGATTTATTAAGCATCAGAGACGACCTTTTAGTAGATGTAAATCAATTCTTATATTTATTGTCTTTTGATAAAATATAATATGGCTTGGACGATGAAATACAAAAAAAGTATTAATTGTCGGCGACCTAAAGGGTTTTCTCAGCGGCAGCACTGTAAATATGGTCGTAGACGCACTAGGCGTAATTTCGTAAAAGTCCATTCAGTCCGGGAAGTACGTTGAGCCCGGCCGGGTAACGTCCTTTCATTTCGAATTGTCTTTGCGCTATAATTGAACACCTGCGCCTTAGTATAAATTGACGTTCTCTTAATACTGAACGCCAATGACGTTGTATTAAACTGATCCAGTACGTTTTGATTAAAACTGTATATGATCCACCATCCTGAATTTGAAGTTTTAGAATATCTACCGACGGCCGATTTACGTAAACAATACTGGCAGATTCCAAATATCTCCGAACAACTGATAATGGATACTGTAGAAATAATGTAGGCGAAACCGTAGATAATAGATAATAGTAATTATCTGGCCGGATTAATTTACAAGCCCCAATATAATATTGTCCATTTTGTTTTGGTCCGTCTAACTGTTCGTTTTCCTCGTCATCATCAAAAAGCGGATCAAGGTCTTCATTGTCTGAGTCGCTATCATAATTCATTGTTGTATAGTATGAATTAAGAAATAAACAACATGACCAAATCAATTTTTTTCGGTCCAAATAGTATATTTGCAATAAAATGTCTACTACATCAAACGACATCTTACCACCAATTTCAGATAAACAAAAAGAGGAAAAAGCCAAAAATCCGGTTCAATATTATGTCAAATTTTCATTTATGATTACTTATATTTTGTTATTGACAACGGGTACCATTACTGTTATAGAAGCGCTTCGAACAAAACATTTTCATGTACGACATGTGCTCAATTTAGAAACTTGCATATCCGTCGTCGCCGGATACTTTTATTCAGTTATTGTTGGTAAAATAGAAGAACATGGTAAAACAGATACAAAGATTGATTGGGCAGAGATAACAAAAACGCGTTATATTGATTGGGCTATTACAACCCCTATGATGTTACTCGTATTAAGCACAATTTTAGCGTTCAATATCGGGAAAACGATTCCACTTAGTGTTTTGATAACAGTTATATTATTAAATTATGCAATGTTATACATTGGCTATTTAGGAGAAATCGGCACGCTAACTAAAATGACTGCTATGTTAGGTGGGTTTATTCCGTTTATAGCCATGTTTGGAATCATCGCTTATAAATTTTTATTACCAAAATATGATAGAGCAAATTATTTGTTTTTTGTAGCGTTTGTTTCTGTTTGGGCATGTTATGGACTCGTATATTTGTTTGAAGAAGAATATAAAAATATTTTTATGAACATATTAGATTTAATAGCCAAATGTTTTGTGGGGTTATCAATATGGCTTTATTATAGTCATTTAGTTGTGCTGTAGTTTGCTTTTTTCATATTATATTTGTATATACTATATGAAAATACCATTGCGGTACATACCTTTTGGCTTAACACAAAAAGACCGTAAAAAACAGGCCACATCATTAAGGCGCTCTCGAAAATTATATAAACAGGGCAAATATTTTACGCGACCCAAGGTAAAATCTTTTAAAAACAAACCTTCGGGTCATATCGAGCATGCACGTACCCTTTACAAAGTCGAGAACATTAGTCCAAATCCAGCTTTAGCAAAAGCTACAGGTTGTTCCATCGGCGCGCTACGTAAAATTGTAAAGAAAGGAGAAGGGGCATATTTTTCATCGGGTTCTAGGCCAAATCAAACCGCTCATTCTTGGGGTTATGCGCGTTTAGCTAGCTCCATTACTGGAGGCAAAGCGGCAGCCGTTGATTTTTCAATTATAGAACAAGGTTGTGACCATAGTAAGCGCGCTTACCGTTTAGCCACTAAATCGAGAAGGGAAAATGGCCACGGACAACGAGCCACCAAAAAAATCGTGGCTTAAATACTTTTAACACGCCGACTTTTGCGCAAAGACTTTGACCTCCTAAGTGTCATGCTTTTAGTTCGACTGCTCATAGGCGCCTCGTCCAATGTTTGTATTAGCTTACGACGTAAACCGTCCATCAAAACGGCCTTCATATCATCGAGTTTTCTAAACCCTTCGCCCATTGTTTCAAATTCTTCCGTTAGTTCGTCCCTTGTCTGTACGTCTGTTACCGAAGTATATTGTATATTTTCAATTTGCTGAAGTAAATTTTGTCCCATGGTTGCTGCGGCATCCATTTCTTCATTTAATCTATGAACCAATAATAAAAAAGTTTTTAATGAAGTTTTTGGTGGCATTTATATTATAAGTTAATAAAATAAAACTTAAAGGTACAAACTCTGAGCCGTCGTAACGTATTTAAATACTAAGCCATTGATTTTGCTCAACTTATGTAGGAGCTCAATCTGGCCAAATTCCTCGGCCACCTTTGCTAATTCTTTCGAAATCGTAGCAATCTTCATCATAGCTTTATTAAAATCTCCTATTGAAATCCCCTTATCTGCAACATCGCATTGAATAAATTCCTTACACTGTACTTCATCGACTTTTTCGGTCCATTTCATAGATAATTCAACCATATCAAAATTGACCGCATTATCGTATTTAATACCAGTAACTACTTCTTCGTCCAGTTCATCGTCATCGTACCGATGAAGTAGTTTTACGAGGTCATTCAATGGTCCCTTCAGAATATCAGGAGCATTATATCTGCGCTGATCGTCGGGTAATTTTATATCCGTAAACGACGAAAAGATTCCTACGATTTGATATTCGTTGAAATCTTTAAAATATTCACTGGATACCATAAACTGTGCCATAACGAGCGAATGTACTTCGTTTATTGAGCTGGCGATTTTACCAAGGTCGGTCAAACAATAATTTGCATACGCGCCATTTTCTTCATATGCAACATCAATAAATCCACGTCTCGTCAAGATTTGGCAGATAGACATTGTATTTCTTTGAATAAACGAATTCATGAATTCGAGCGACGCACTCTGGTCATCCAAGTCTCTGGATAAGTTCATATAGTCTTCCACATAGTCAATGTCTTTATGTAAATCTAAATACAGATTTTCCAGATTCCGTAGTTCTCTGTCGCATTCCTTACGCTTCTTATTGACCAACGTTTTTATTTCGTTTTTAAGAGACAAATATCGCGTGCAAATTTCATAAGGAGTCTTCATGAACAGTAAAGACTCTTTCTTTTTATCGACGCGCGTCTTTAGTTCATGAATCGCTGAACTAAGTGAATCCTTTGAATTCGCCAATTCCTTCTGAATCATACTACGCTCTGCGAATTTATGAAAGTCAAACGTCTGGCCGTTCTTTAATAAATTCAAAATCAGGGAATAATTAATATGGAATTTTGAGACTAATTGTTGGGGTTTACCACACAAAATTGACCGATAATCATTTAGCGTAGGTAACTTGAACAAATTATTACAATGCACCACGTGACCAACTGTATCAAGACCACGCCGACCCGCACGACCAGCCATCTGAGTATATTCATGGGGCATGAGGTACCGTTCGAACTGTCCGTCGAACTTTGTGAGACTTGTGAAAATAGCTGTTTTAATGGGACAATCAAGGCCAATAGCAAAAGATTCGGTTGCAAATAATAGTTTAATATACTTTTTGGATATCATGAGTTCGACAATCTCACGGAGCACAGGAATCATACCACTATGATGTATACCAATACCCTTTTCGAGTAAGCTGACAACCTGATTATATTCAGGTAGCGTCAAATATTCTTGATAATTCGGCAGTTTACGAATAATTTGTTCGCATTCTCGTCTAACAATATACCCAACCTTACTATCGTCCTCGAGTAGGGGTATCGTAATTTCTTTGGCACATAGTTCAACGTGTTTACGCGAGAAGACGAAGGCAATGGCTGGCAGCATTTCGCGGTCTCGCAAGAAAAGCGCAAGACTATTGAGAACCTGTTGGCGTTTCATGAACACTTGGCGACCTTCGAAAATATCCAACAACTTTTTCATTTTATGTACCGCTGGCTCTTTAAAATCTCCGGATTCTGACTGTAGTGGTATTAATACGTTAGTTTGTGAACGAATTTGCTGCTCAAGTTCCTTGTCTTTAATGTTCTTGAATATACCTTCGTTCACGGTTACGTAACCATAATGGGATAGGGGCACGACACGCTTATCAGTGGATGCTAGATAAACTTTTTTGTTTAAATTCGTTGATTGACGGCCAGATTCGACCCAGGTCGCAAAACCGAGAGGATTATCAATGGTTGCCGAAAGCATGACCATTTGAATATGTGGTGGTAACATTAATATGGTTTTTTCCCAGACTTGACCGCGCTCCTTATCATTGATATAATGTACTTCGTCGAAGACCACGCAACCAAGGTCGACCTGAACGTCAATATTAAAGTCAAGGCCGACAGACGGTTCGTCTTTATTTATTCTGAATAGTGTATTCATCAAAATTTCGGTGGTCATAATGAGAACCTGGGCATCGGGATTGGTTTTAATATCTCCTGTGAAAAGGCCGAAACTAATGGTCGGATATTTTTGTTGGAATTCATAATATTTTTGGTTACTAAGGGCTTTGATAGGACTGGTATAAATGACTTTTTTAGATTGACTTGTGAAATGTTGGATGGCGAATTCAGCGGGTAAGGTTTTACCAGAACCTGTATGGGCAGTTACTAAAACGTGGTCTCCCTGTACAATAGCTTCGATAGCATACTTTTGGAAATCACTTAGTGGATATGGGAAACGAGCGAAATGGGTTTCGTAAGCTTCATTATTGTAAGGTTGGTCGCAAAGGATGGGCATGGTTTATGTTATCTTTTATTCAGATAACATAATCAATTTTTATTTGGTTTTTTGTTATGGGGATTGGTTAATTAATAATTTTACACATAAGGAGGACCAAAGGGTAAGATAATTTCGAGGTTTAGAGGGAAACCTGAGACTCTACTTGAACTAAATTGCGGAGCTTGCCCTCTGATGCTAAATCATTAAATGCTGCCTTAAGTTTAAAAAATGCTTTAGCAAAAAATCCTGTAGTATCTGGAGGAACAATTACATCTGGAACCTCCTTACCATCTATAGTACATGATACTAAACTACCGTCGCCTTTTTTTTCTGTGAAAACAACTATACTGGTCTTGTTAAGATTATCTATTACTGCTACGGCTTCTGAGTAAATAGACTTTTTCTTCATATTATCATACCCGCATATTCCATATAGCTTTTCTGAGATAAGATTCTTTACTGGGGGTATAACCAATTTATCTCCAAGATTACCAATATTCGACCCCATACCATTAAAATTTATAGTTAATGTATTGCTTTCTGGTTCTGGATTAATTTTCCATTCCAGCGTATAAGCTTGAATGTCAACAGTAAACCCATACCCTTTGGGCTCAACTCTTTCTGCTGTAAATCCTTTTAACCAATCTATTGTGACAGGGGGCGCCCCGCCTCTCTTACGATTCGTCTTGCGTGCACCCTTCTTGCCCTTTTTACCCCCCATCTTACGCGATGCGCGCTTTCCAGCTTTCATCGTACGCTTTGCCATTTTATATATATTATAATTACAAAATATATTTATTAAATTCCTAAATTAGTCGTCCTCATTACGCCCATTAAAGTATTCCATAATATCCTTCTTACATTCTTCCGGAAATTCGGCCGTTGGTACAATAAGTCCATCTGAATCATACGTAATATGCCGATAAGGAGAATATTGATGACGCACTAAAATCTCATTACGGTCTTGATATCGACGATTTACTTTTTGTCCATGAAAATAATGCCGAATCAGCCCAGGAACATATCCAAAACGTAATTTACTAAACTTCGATTGAAACGCCAGAACACTATTTACAAAATCTTCATGATAACGAGAATTAATAAATTTGGTTCCCTGACCAATGAGACATAAAAGCATCACATAATCTCCCGATCCCAGAATACCATGGTCATAAAGTCCACCAACGCGTTCATATGCCCGGCGTGTCATTGCCCATCCATATCCGGGATGCGAATAGTTGGCGCCACGCGTCGGGCAATAGGTACCGTTTCTGACTAATTTATAACCAGCGCTATTAAAAACCGACAAAGTATTTTCGCTCTTATCCATATCCTGTGCATGACTGAAAACCTGAACAATGTCTTTGGAGCCATTTAATATTCTGAGTGTGTCGAGTGCCCAAGTTGGGCTTTCAAATTCAATGTCGCCATCGAGCCATGCAAAGGCTTTATAGTTGGCAGGCAGCAGTCTACGAACGCCTAAATTGACCAAATTCTCTTTGTGCCACAAAGGGCAAGTAGTGCGTAATTGTAAATGCCTTTTGTTATTACTATCCGTAATTAAAAAACGTTGGTCGCCATAGGTAAGTTCCACGACATATAAAATAACGTCAGGTTCGTCATTGACCATTCGCGCCATGAATTCCTTCATCAAAATATAGCGTTTTGCAAATAGCGATGGATTGGAAACTACGGCAATAACATGTAGTTTTTCTTCGATAGGGTCGTTATTTAAAATTGCTTCACGAACAGGATTTGGTTTGTAAGTAATAAAATCTATTTCTATGCCGTTAATCACTGTCATTTTATTATGGTTAGATATTTAAAGTGGTCGACTTTAAATAACTTTTATATATTACTTTTTTGTGCAAGTTCCTGCTTTTCCAGGAACAGCAGGTCTTCCAGGAACAGCGGGTTGTGCAGGAACAGCGGGTTGTGCAGGAACAGCAGGTCTTCCAGGAACAGCAGGTTGTGCACGAACAGCGGGTTGTGCAGGAACAGCGGGTTGTGCACGAACAGCGGGTTGTGCAGGAACAGCGGGTTTTTTGCCACTGGCTGGTTGTGCAGGAACAGCAGCTTTCGCAGGAACAGCAGCTTTTCCAGGAACAGCAGCTTTTCCAGGAACAGCAGCTTTTCCAGGAACAGCGGGTTGTGCAGGAACAGCAGCTTTCGCAGGAACAGCAGCTTTCGCAGGAACAGCAGGTTGTGCAGGAACAGCGGGTTCGCAATTTTGTGCACTATTATTAACAGTCCGCGCCGCGTTAAACCTTTGTTCAGCCTCTGAAGCAGCTTGAGCAGCCCGTCCAGCTTTTTGAGCAGCCTGTCCAGCGTTTTGAGCAGCCTGTGAAGCAGCTTTAACCTTACTATCATAATCGGGCGTGCCTCTAGCTTTTTCAGCAGCCGTTTTAGCAGTTTCAGCAATCTGATTTAATTTATTAGCCTCAGCAGCAGCATCTCCAGCAGCCTTTCTTGCTTCGTCAAGAGCCTTTTTAGCAGCTTCAACAGAAGCAGTATTACCTTCTTCAAATCCTTCGTAATGAACAAATTTATTCAATAAAAGTTGAGTAAAATAAATTACAAATCCAAAAATAAGAGCATGTGCGGCAGCAACTTTATATTTGCTACCATTTTTCGGTAAACGTACCAAAACAGAAGGAGTCAACGCAAAAAATATTATGGCCGATAAAAATGCAAAAACTACCTCCATTTATATATATATCTATACAGAAAAATCTTTTGCACAACCCTGAACTACTCCGTTCATCCACCAACAATTATTGTGTTTTTCACAAACGTCTTTTTTCAAACGATTACAATCAAAACCTTCTAAATTAAAAAGAGGAACAGTATATCTAAACAAAATAGTAAAAACGAGCGCATGTACAATAGCTACTACATATTTATTTCCTGATTTTACTATTTGAAGCGAACCATATAAGCTAATGACGAAAAACAAGATAGCAATATATAAAACTATTAATAATGACATCCTTACTAAATACGCATATTTTTCAATTTAAATAATCTTGTAAATAAAACCAAGTATCGGCGCATCCAGGGACCCAATTGACTAATTCGCACATCTGGCGATTCAATAAATAAACCGAGTTCATAATACTCTGGTCCTTACCAATGAATCTGTCAATTGAAATAAAGTACTCCAGCATCTCATAATATTTGTCATGCCATTCTAATAAAACCTCTTTTCCGCCGCCAAACATTGTTCCGCCAATACGATTAGCTGTTTTAAATGAGGGCAGTGCATTCAGCGTCTTAGTAGTCAATTCTTCATCCGTAAACGGTACCACAGATAATAATAATACTTTATCCTTAGGCACTGTGTCTATGCGTGAAGGATTTGGCCAATTTAAATATTCAGTATTTGGCCTACGAAAACATCCAATATCTGTCCATAAAAAATAGTCAGAGCCAAAAGGATCGAGCTCGATAGCCCGTTTCAAAAAATGAGATTTTTCAGACCAAATCATATATAAAAACATATTATGTCCTATGGCAACCTCGCTATCCATTTTGCTATGTTCTAAAAAATAATTCGCATAACGATACGTATAAAATTCGCTGAATTGGCAAGGTACAATACGCGTCTTTTCCATTTTATTTGCGCGAAACCCCTCAATATCACAAACCAATTTTGGGTCGCAAAAAATAATCATTTCATTATCTATTGCTAGCATGTTCTGCATCCACCCTAAATATATTTCATGGGACGCCTTTGACTTGGATAATTTAAAATAGGCAGTAACAATGGTACAAGACATTTATTTTATGTAAAGCTATTATAATTTTTATATGTTTTTATTAAAATATAAAAAGTATTTATTAGTCAATATAAATGAGGATTATATTAATTGGACCAGGACTCAGTCCTATTCCGCCGACGGGTTGGGGCGCAGTAGAATCCCTAATTTGGGATTATTATGAGAACTTGAAGAAGGTCGGAGTCGACGCGCATATTATTAATAATCCAGATTTAAATCAAGTTATAAGAGAGTGCAATAGTCAATATGCTGATGTTGTACATATTATGTATGATGACCACGCGCTAATATCGCGTTATTTGGCTTGCCCAAATATTATTTATACTTCGCATTATGCATTTATAACGAGCCCTGATTTTGAAAGAAAATACAAATATTATTATCAAAACATTTTTATGTCAGTTATTGAGAACCAGAAGTTTATTAAGGTTCATGCACTTTCTAATCAAATTGGACAAATATACAGAGACCACGGGTTTAAGAATCAAATACGTGTTTTGTCGAATGGCGCCAGAGAGGACAAATTCCGTTTTACAACGGAACCCCAGAAGTCGGACAAGAGTGTCTATGTTGCAAAGGTCGAGTTCCGAAAAGGTCAATATAAATATCAAAATATTGAGAACATAGTTTTTGTGGGTAATTATTTTGATAGCCCTTTTTTTACGAATGAGTCCAATTATTTGGGAGAATGGACGAAACCCACACTTTACGAGAACTTGACCGATTACGGTAATTTGATTCTGCTTAGTTCTGGAGAGGCAGACCCGCTCGTAGTCAAGGAGGGTCTTATGGCTGGTCTAGGAGTAGTGGTTAGCGAATGTTCTAGTGCAAATTTGGATTTATCAAAACCATTTATTACTGTTATTCCAAATGACAGACTCGATGACTTAGAATATATAAGTGAAAAGATAAATGAAAATCGTGACGCGTCAGTCGCAATGCGTCCAGAAATTCGGCAATATGCGCTTGACAATTTCGCATGGTCCACCATAATAAAAAAATATTTATTAATGTTAGAAAATTGATATAATGATTTAATTAATAAATAAAGAAAACAAAAAATGTTCTGGTGTTGTTATAAAAATTTAGCAAAGATCAAGACCCAGTCAGAAATTCAAAAAATATGCGGATTATGTTCTAAAGAAAAAAGTATTATGACACTAGCGTGTAAACATATGATTTGCGTAAGTTGTTATTCGAGATATAAATATTGTTTTCAATGCGAAAAAGAAAATAAAGCTGGCGTACTATGTTAAATGAAACAAAACATATAAATATATCTTTTGTTTATAAATAATGAAAATTGCTCTTATCGGACCCGGTATTATGCCCATTCCTCCCAAGGCTTGGGGTGCAGTTGAAATACTTATTTGGGATTATCATAACGAACTTACGCGTCTTGGTCATAAAGTTACGATTATAAACACAAAAGACCGTAACGAAATAGTGAGACAATGTAATAGTGACACATTTGATTTTGTGCATTTACATTATGATGTTTATTATGATATACTGGATAAATTTACCTGTCCTAATATTGCGATAACAAGTCATTATCCTTATATTGATCAACCTGGTCAACATTGGAAGGACGGATATACTAATATTTTTACTTTTTTATGCGAACAAAACAAATATTATAATTTTGTTCTTGCTGATAAAGACCATGAAACTTTTATTAAGTATGGTGCAAATTTATTAAAGATAAAGAAGATTAAAAACGGTATTGACAGCGAAAAGTTCTCCTTTTTGCCGTTGCCTATTTATAATAAAACAATGTATCTGGGGCAAATTACACCACGTAAGAACCAGGCGAAGTATCAGAATATTCCGACTATTGAATTTGTGGGAGGATGCGCTGATACGAATTTTAATCAGCTTGGAGTTTCGTATTGGGGCGAATGGCCCAGGGAAAAGATACAACATGACCTAACTAAGTATGCGAATTTAATATTGATTAGCGAAGGGGAAGCGGACCCACTTGTAGTAAAGGAGGCTCTTATTGCTGGTCTAGGGGTGGTTATTAATAAGTCAAGCGCAGAAAATTTGGATACGTCAAAAGACTTTATTACGGTTGTCGATGATGATAAGAAAGACGACATCGAATATGTACGCGCACTGCTAGAAGAAAATAAGAAAATCGCGAAGTATAAACGCACTGAGATTCATCAATATGGCATTGAACAATTTGATATAAAAAAAGAATGCGAAAAATATATGGATATACTTTATAATATAGTGAATAAATGAGAACAGCAGTATTATTTTTTGGAGAAATACGTGGATTTCCTGACTTATGGAAACGTGTATATGAACAAATTGTTTTACCAAATAATGCTGACGTCTTTATGCATAACTATTACTACGAGCCAGATTTTATAGAACAACACGAAGACCCAGAAATAAGAAATACACTGATAGAATATTATAATAACAAGGGTTTAAATTTGTATCCAAATCAAGAATTATATGATATTTTTACACCAAAAACGCGCTCTTTAGAAAAACGAAAAGATTTTATAAAAGAGAATCAACAAACTATTAATAATTATATGAAAATTACTGCCAATAATTACGATACGCGTAAGGGTAAAAAATATGTTGAATTGATGTTTAACGCTATAATAAGTCAACATTATTCCAGAAAGAAAGTAATTGAATTAAAACGTGATTATGAAAATCAAAACGGATTTGTTTACGATAATGTTATAATGACCAGACTGGATATAAATATTCTTGGGTCTATTCGCTTTTCATCAAAATTAACTTGTATAAATGCAAAAATATTAACACCAGGATTTTCAATATTTGAACAAATCATTTCTGGACCATCAGAACAAATGGACAGTATTATGACAATGTTTGATTGTGCATGTAATTATTACGAAACATATTGTGGTCCAACACTAAATTTTTTAACCAACGAGTTTTTTATGCATTTGCATTTATCCAAATGTAGTTTACAAATAAAAAACTATGATTATCCGCTCGACTACACAAATTCGAGAAACGGACTTAGTCGGTTTAATAAAACTTTTATAGTCGAAGGCAATACATTGACAACTCAACAAATTATAGTAAACGAAGAAGAGCCCAGAATACGCAAGTTCAGAAGTTGGAAATTATTTTAGATCGCGTATTTTCAATGCGAAAAGGCGTAAAAAAGAGTGCGTTATATATTTACAAACTGTAAATACAATATGTAACGCATAAAACTATAATATATACAAAACAAAATATATTAAGGAGTTTTAAATAAATTTGAAACAATATATAATAAACATTATATATTATATTACATGGACCAAAACGCAAAATCGCAATTAGGACAGGACGTTCATGTATTACACGAAATCTATAAGGGAAAAAAAAACGGATATTTTGTCGAAATAGGCGCATATGATGGTATAGAATATTCCAACACATATTTGATGGAAAAGGATTTCGGATGGAAGGGATTGTTGGTAGAATGTAATACAAGGTGGTTTCCCTCTATTTATGAACATCGCGATTGCGTTTTTATGCCTTATGCCGCATATAACAAAGATAATAAAATTTTAGAGTTCTACGATACTGGACATGGACTATCGGGACTTGTAGAAACGAATAAACATTTATATGAATCTAAATGTCCAAAGATAATTGTTCTTACTAAAAAACTAACTACTATGCTCGATAATGCTCGCGCCCCAAATTTCATTGAATTTTTATCAATAGATACCGAGGGCTCAGAGTACGAAATATTGATGCACCATGATTTTGATAAATATTTATTTGGTTACATATGTGTCGAACATAATTTTATTGAAGAAAATCGCGTAAAGATTCGATCATTATTGGAAAGCAAGGGTTATGTATTATTTCGCGAAAATAAGGTAGATGACGACTATATTCATAAAAGTATATGTCAATAAAACAGGAGCACAAAAATTGAAAACATTTTGTTTTGAACCGTTTAATAAAAAATAAACAATAAATGGAACTTGATGTAGAAAACCCTTTGCACGTTCCTGTTGCAAATTTAGTTGTAATAGAAGTTGAAGGACACCCCATGGTCGAGCCAAAGGTAAGAACCGTTTATGAAACATGCATCAAAATATGGGATTATATTCAAATAACAGCAGCATTATTGATGTTATTTGGATTATTAGGCGGATTTATAGCGTTTATGTTATGGTTAATCAATCCATTTATGTTTGGTACAGAAGGCGACGATTAAACAACAGAATTAATAACACTGCTCCATCGACGCAAACATTCTTTTTCATGATTTGCAGCAAAATCCAAAATGATTTGTGTTTTCGCAGTATAATTGGTAGTATTAATTTTACCGAGTAAATCGATCCAGCTATCAAAGAAAACAAAAAGGTCGGCATGTTCAGGACAGTACCACTCGGATAGCACCAAGGTTTCTGGATGTTGAATATTGAACGGGGGTTGAAACCACCAATTACCGGTTTTAAATAGTTCAATTAAAAATCGCGGAGTAGGTATAAAGGTAACAATACCTAATTGAATACGCTCAAAAAATACAATCGTTGACCAGGCATAAGGTATGCATATTGACGCTTTATATTCTAATAATTCAGAAATATGATCGGCAAAACGTTCGCAGCGACTCTCAATTCCGAGGGACATTAACTTTTCAGACAAGTTCATTAACTTAGTTTCATTATGATATGGGGGAATATAAAATATATTACGGTCGTCGGGTCCATACGTCTTAGTAAGGGCAGCAGATTGCATATTTTTACCAATTGGTTTAATAATAAAATCACCAACATTGACACCCTTAATTTGTGTCGAATAAATGTTCTCAATAATGGCGTTCCCGAAAATACGAACATTGGGACGATTTGGAATATCTCGTAAAAGCGCGTAAAATTCAGGGTCGTATTGTTCGGGCATAATAGCATAATCAAAACGATTACATATCCAAATTAGCAGAGGTTTTGACCACCCATGCTGTAAAAATGTTCTCGAAACCGGACAGGTATCTGATGTTATTACGGCATCAAATGATTCATAGTAATCTTTATATTTGGTCCACGATTTAGCAGCACGGTCATGAGTAATTTCATATATTTTACTTTGGACGTGTTCAGTACCAAAGGGGTCTGTTTCCCCATCGTCAAATCGCATTACAGTTATTTCGTGTCCAAGTTTTGTAAACGCATACTCGATTTCAAGTTCGCAACCTTTATGAAACGTTAAATGAAGGAATTTCATTGTATATAATTATATAATGAAATTTTAAGCCGTTTCGCCTGACTTATTTTCTATTATTTTCCATAAAATATCCGAATCCCAAAAATAAAAAAGTACAACGGCGAAGCAAAGTATGAACAAAAAAATATAAAAATATATTGTCTCTTCTCCGTGTTCTATAATAAATGTGTCAACGTCAGGATAACCATTTCTTTTCACTTTGTCGCCGAATGCATAACAGGTATCTGGTCGCGCAGAAAACAAAAGAGATTTAAATAAATCTTCATTGATCGTACTAGTTATACGTTTATCTGTATTATTATCAATAAAATTCAATAAAGGTTCTCGTTTATTGTAAATATTATCTAATAAAAACAATTCATTATCAAAAAGACGAAGAGGTGGTTTTGGTCCATGCCAAAATTTTACAACTAGAACATAACGAGGCATAGTATATTCACTGTCTTTAAATACGCCATAGTGTCCATGAAAATAATCGCGCCCCAAAAAACTAATATGCTTACCTGCCCTAGGAAAAGATAGGGCTACCTTATTCATTTTGTCAAATTTACGTTCTTTATATTCGTCAATAGTAACGTCGCTAATTAAAGTGGGTATATCATTATCTTCTAGATAAGTTATAGTAGATAAAAAGGCGCGCGTTTCATCGGTTTTGTCATAATCTGTATACCAATCACGATGAAGTTCGCTTAATTTACAGTTTTTGCCAGATTTTACCCAGAATTGAATGTGTATATCATCCCGTAATGTAAATCCGAGACGTGTTAAATGAAACATGGCAATATCATAAACATATTTTTCTAAAAGACAATAATTAGTCTTTGTTTTATTAAGTAAATAAGACGATACGATAGAATTATAGAATGGTCCTGGTAATTTATCGTTTAAATGTGCGAATTTTTCATTTACGATTAATGAAATGTCATCATTATGTTTACAACAATCTTTTAAAATATCAATATCCTGATCACGTTCAGGATATTTGATGGTCCAAGAACGTAAATCACAATTCATTTATAGTTATTTAACCATTAGACATTTAAAACGACGATTTTATCTCATCAAATATTAAACTTCTATCATAATTTTGATATATTTTACAATTTGAACTCTTATATAACATTCTTTTAACTCCTCTATTTTCAAATATGCCGACAACACAAATGTTTTTATTACTAGAAAAAGTATTATAAAAATCTAGTAAATCATTAAAATACCTTGTATAACGATTGTAATAGATAAATACAATTTTATTATTATTATCAATCAAATCTAATAATCTATTACATCTTCTAACAAATGATGAGTAGGTATCAATATTAGATAAATTATGATGTACAAAAATCTCTCTGTTTGTTAAATTATAGGCAATCTTTGGTAGATTATGAGCAATATGATGACGTCTTAAAATTTCGCTATTTATGAAATTTGAATAAAATATATGTTGCGTAGAACTTTCCGAACAGTATTGGTAAAAACGTTGGTCTAAAAATATCTTGAATCTATCGTTAATACAATGTTTTACCATATCTAAACTTGAAAATATAGAATCAAACGGGTATGCACTTTTTCTTAGTTCGGCAGTTTTTATTATATCTACACAAGAGCAATATGGTCCTATGCTCACAAATTCCATTATACTATATTTTACTAAGAGATGTTTTTTTTGATTTCAGCGTTTATTACTATACATTCGTGACTAAATACTTCAGTTCTGGCGGCATTGGAAATCCGTACCAACATTTATACTGATGCTGTACAATTATTCTTGGGTCAATTTGATTATCGTGCCGTTCCCCGTGTCCTTCATATGGGCCGATCGTTCCTCCATTTAAAGTAACTAAAATAGAGAACAAATAATCCTGTCCTAATGTAGTTGGTAAATCATATTTTAACCAATTCGGAACCACTTCGTCTATGATATCTTCTCTTAAGAAAGCTAAAAGAGTGTTTGATTTATGAAACACGGTGCCTCCATGACCAGAAAATCGATATTGGCGTTCTGGTACTAACAATTTAAATGTACTACATAATCGTCTAGTAACTAGCGTGTTTGGGCAAAATCCATTTATATCATATCGAAATTCATCAATAATTCTACCGTTTATAATAACATCGTCTTCAAGCCACATTACATAATCCTCTTTTATTAGTTGGAACGCATCGTATATTCTACGAACTAGTTTCTTTGAATTTATTAATGCTCCGTCGCTATTTAAATCGCGATAAGTTAGCCAAAGATTTTCATCACTATGCAGATAAATACAATTAAAAAATTCGGCCATTTTCGCGTAGTTGTGCCCATTATCGGATAATAAAACAACGGTGCCGCTAGGATAAAATCGACGAAATTGCTCTAGACATTTATACGTAGCATAAGGGTTTTTATAACACTGTAGATATGCGCCTATTTCCATTAAGTTTATAAACAAATGACGTTCTATATAAGTTTTGTAAGATATATAAACATTTTTTAATATAAAATAAAATGAATCATAGAATTTGTTTTAGCTATGGAGATGACGAATATTTGCCTGTTTTTACAATTTTAGGTGCAAATTTAAAACAAAAGAATCTATTTTATTGTGAATCAACGAAGACCATAAAAAACGGCGATTATACGATTGTTAGCAGTAGGATTACAGAAGAAAATTTAAAACCGACCTATTCAACAACAAATATTAATTATGGAAGTCTTGTTCCGCAAATGTGCAGTGCTAAAAAAAACAAGAGGTTAAAAGACGACGAGACCATAAATATGTTAATTACTTATAACGAAACCGGTTTTTTACGAGGGTTTTTGTATATTAAAGGTAAAGAATATCCAATATTAAACTATAAAACATATGTATCTATGCAGATAGAAAATTTTGCATACGATAATATAGCTATTCTTCGGTTACCAAATAATTTTGCGGAGGGTAATTATTTTTGACCGTATCAACAGTTTTATTATGCCAAAAAAACGTACTCATTATTTCAAAAGAAAAATCTTGTTTTAAAAATTGTTCATACGTGTTATTTAAAAATTCTTCTGTCAAATCATCATATTTATCCTCGTTTTCTAAAAACAAGATGGGTAGTCCAACAAATTGTTCATGTCCATCATATTTATCAACAATAGGAATACTACCAAGACATATACAATCCCATAATCGGTATGTATCTATTCCACATCCTCGTGGGCAAATAGTAAATTTACTCCTAGAAATGTTATTATAAAACGCATCATTATCAACAACATTAATATATTTATATCCAACGAGCGTTTTTTTATATAATGTATTGGACAATTTTATAAAAGGCTTAGTTTTAATAAACTCTACTATTTTTTTGCGTGGATTACCAAACCAACGGTCGACAGGTATTCCGAAGTTGGCATAACAAAGATTAGTTTTTGGGTTTGTTTTTAAATGAAAATGACGAAAACCTTTAGATATACCAAGCGGTATCATTAAAATGTTTTTACTATAGACGGATAGTGAATTTGCAAAAACGGTCAAATTGTTTTTTTCAATGATGTCTTTCAGTTTGGTTTCGACTTTATCCAAATAAGGAATATCTAAATAATTAGGAGGAAACTTAGAAAAATCTGCATATTTATCGTAGTTATACGGTTTTTTGGGAGGAGGAAAGTCAATATCTACATTACTAATAAAAACAATTTTATTAGTGAGCTTAGAAAAATATTCAGTTGCGCTATGATGTTCTAAAAAATCTTGTGAGTAATCAAAAAATATACATTTTTCAGGATAGTTTGAAGTAAAATGCTGAATCAATTCGTTATACTTTTCTAATGTTAAAAGATTGTTTGGGTTTATTGCAAGAGGGCTATTTATATAATCAATAAGTAACATAATGTTTTTATTATAGCGTTATATTATTTATATTGAGAGAACACTAAATAAATCCTGAATACGATTTAAATACGTATGTTTTTCGCGAACGATAGCCATCTGCTTCTTTATTAATTGGTGGTCTCCTACATTTCGAATAGCATCAAAAAACAATAGACGTTCGTCGTCGTTATAAACGGTCGATTTTTCTAATAATTCGTGCGCATGACGCGAATTTGTAATACCTAAATGACCATAACTAATAGATTTTAATAGCCGGCATGGAATATACCCGTTTTGCTTATGACAAGTCCCGGTTTCTCCGAGTGCAATTTTATTTGGGTCGCCAGATGAGCGAAAATCGGGAGCTATAAATGATTTCATGGTATATTCTTGTACGACATCAAACGGCACAGGATTTTTCCATGGGTCGTTTGCTATAAATTCAATACCTGTTCTTTTGCATTCATTATAAAATATCGCGATTTCTTTAGTGTTATATTGATTCGAACTACCAAACCAATAAATTTTATTATCGCGTTCTCGATGAGCGTTCTCATCGTCAATCTCATGAGGAAGCAAATCCGTTGCCCAACAGGTGTAAATACATTCGTAGTCCATAGGCTCGGGCGCATCATGTGATTTTGCCAAACCTCTATTATCGGTCAACTTTTCATAATAGGTACAATTACTTATTTTGGTACAACGCTCTTTGTTGAGAACATAGTTATAATTACAGTCTTTTATAGAATCTACCAAATATCGTATTTCAATAAATCGCTTCACATGTCCAATATACTTTTTTGGGTCTACTGCAATATGTACAAAATAGGTAGATGTATCTACAATCGGTATTTTTTTATCTGCATAACCTTCTGTAATAAATAGGCAGTTTGAAAAATCAAAATCAGTCGGAACATTTTCGTCATCAAACCAATGTGTTTCATAACCTAAATGCGTAAACCCTTTGTGCCAGCCAGCATGAATATACGAATGCGTATGAGTATGAAGAGGAAACCCCCATATGACGACTTTACTAAAAGACATTATGTATTAGAATCGATAAAAAGTTTAAGTATTTTATCGATTAATTATTTTTATTATAATAATCCCACGAACACGCTCCATAAAACAAATCTGCCTCGGGTGATTCTTCTTTTGCATATTTGAAGTCATAGTGTCGAATGGCATATCTCGATAAAGGATATTGTTTTTCTTCTGATTTGTAAACCGAATCTTCTAATTGAGTAATATTTTCCGGTGTATCAAGACCTTTTTCGTAATCATATTCTAAATCTAACTGTTCACATATTAATGAAGTCAATTTATTAAATACAAACGAAGTGGGATGGTCTTGTGTTAAAAAAAGTTTATGATTCGACACGTTATTATAAATAAAATCAGCTATTTGTATGTCACAATCTGCCTCTTTATCTTTTGATATACGGTAATTATTGTTCATACGCGCTTCGAAATCATAATCAATGAGGTTGTTATTATATAAATACGCAAGTTCATGTAATGAATCGACCCTATTTTTTTATAGTGCCATAAAATAATTGTTTTCTATCATTCTTATGAAATATTAGAAAAAGGGCATTATTATGGATACGAGGAAATGACCCGGTTCGACAATCTTCTTTCAATAGACGAAAGAATGAATCTGGGTTTTGTTTGTTTGTAGAATAACAATCATAAACATCAGACAGAGGTTGATAAATAACCAAATCCGCGTCTTTAATTAAATGTACTGGAATAGCCATGTTTTTCTCATCTTTGATAAGTTCCCAATTTGCAAACTGCTGTACTTCATATTGTTCGAAAAATGTCGAATAATCCAAGAACATTTTTACGCCACTACAATGGCAATTGCCTAACAAAATACACTTTTTCATTATTAATTATATGATATTGTAATATTTAAATTATTTAACCACTTAATACGCCAAACAATAATAAATGCATCGCTGATATATTAGGAATAGTATAAAATAAGTCAGGGTGTTTAAACCAAAGCATAGCCAGAGCCAATTGTTCATTATTAACGTTATTTTTTGCCAACATTTGGTTCTCAAAAATGCCCACTAATTCACAATAAATGGTTTTAAGTACATATGCTCCTCCTCCAAATAGGGTGCCGCATAACAAATTATCGGATTTCCAAATAAATTCGTCATCAATAGGAAAGGTGGTCAAATCGTGGCGGCTTTGTATGATAAAAACATCAGGTTTTTGAACTAAAAATTCCAGACATTGTTCTCCAGGATAAGGTTTAGAGATATCCACGTCTTCAAAAAAACGCGATGCTCCCGCATCTATCCAGAAAAATGATGTACTATGAAAAACGTTTTCGTCGATAGCGCGGTTCAGGCAATCGAATTTGGAATACTGAATAATATTATATTCAGGCATAATACATTCAATACGACCAGGATGTTGAATACGACCCTTATATTCCGCATCATTTATAATGCTGAGCATTTGATCATAGTATTTATAAAAATATAGGTCTTTAAATTCAATAATAACAAGTTTCATAGGATATTGTGCGGGGCGATGTTGTCGAAAAAACGTCTCAAATTTTGCTTCCGTAAAAACATAAAGATTACAGTTTAATTGCAGTGTTTTTTTGATCCAGCCCAAATATTCATCGACCGTTCTTCCGTCCCCTTTTTGAGAACGTTGAATATCAAAAAAAGCGGTTACTAAAGTGGGTCGATTCATTCTATTTTTTAGAGTCTTGGGTTTAAATGTATTTACAATAAAAAATATATTCAGGGATTATATATTATGAATCAACAAGAAAAAATGTATGGCGTGGCAGATGGAATCACATATCAACAAATTGAAAGAGTAGAGGATCTGAATAAACGCATTATTGAGAGACAATTTACTGATTATCCTTTAGAACCAAATTATGAACCCAGACCCGTTCCTACCAAATATTCGATTTTCCCCATAATCGACCGCCGTACTCCAGCCAAAGAGCCAAGATTGGATTACCCGGTGCACAACTCGTACGTTAATTTTAATCCGGGCTCTGCGGTTGGGCCTATCAAAGGGTATTTTAAAAACGTAGATACAGAAACAGTACTAAGAAACCAGGTTTTTTCTTTACAAGACACAGCACAAAACCAATATGTGCCTTCGAGTAAGAGCGATTTATATAATGTAACGGTAGTTTCATCTCCGTCCGAGCAGCCGTATCCTCTATTGTTTGCAAAAACGGCTTTAGAAAAGAACTTACATCCTAATGTTCAAGATAGTAATATTGGTAAAAACATATTTTTTAATGCAACACGTGTTCAATTGAGAAACGGTTTTTAGATTTTTTTATCATTTATTAGTATAAATAAATGATAACAAATATTTTAAATTCGACTAAAAATTTAAATCACATATTATTGAGAACATTGATTTATCTAACATTGATATATCTAGGCTATTTACTATGGAAACGGTATAATAATTTTAAAAACAGCGCTGAAGGGTTTACGCAAAGTGAAGCCTATGTTCTCAAAAAAGACGAAGATATTTACGACGATTTTTATGCAGAAATTTATGATGAAGTACATAGACCAAAGCATCGTATTTGGCACGAATTAATAAATGTAATAACCGCTACGGAGCCAACGAGTCAAAATAGCGTGTTTTTGGATATTGGATGCGGAACAGGTGAGGTAGTAAAACATCTTAGTGATGCTGGTTATAAGGCATTTGGCTTAGATAAATCTACGGCCATGATTGAATTGTCAGAAGAAAAATATCCAGATAATAATTACAAATTAGGAGATGCTATGGACCCAATGTGTTTTGAGAACAAATCGTTTTCCCACATATTATGTACTTATTACACATTTTATCATTTTCAGGACAAATTAACGTTTTTCCGTAATTGTTATCAATGGTTATTACCCAATGGTTATCTAGTATTACATTTAATCGACGCAGATAAATTTGACGCAATAGCACCAGCAGCAAAAGCAAATTTGGTAGTAAATCCACATAAGTATTCTAAAAAAAGGATAGTAAAGAGCGCGGTAAAATTTGAGAACTTTCATTATAATTTATCGTACGAGTCTGTAAAATTAGAGAGCAAAGTGCTTCATCGTCATGAACGCTTTAAAGATACAAATAGCGGAAACATTCGCGAAAATGAAGAAACACTACATATAGATGATAAGGAAAACATATTACAATTAGCCAAATACGCTGGCTTCAATTTATATGCGTACTTTAATATGAAAGAAAATTTAGATGATGAACATCAATATATTTATATTTTAGAAAGAATTTAGACATTGGTTTTTAAATATAAAACAATGAAATATAGCGAATTACCTGACGATAGATATGTTTACTATGAATGTTTTTTGGACGAAACTGGGTTTACATACATAGAGAATGAAAATCATATTGATCAGACGTTTTTTTTAACGTCAAAAATAATACGTATTTCAAAATACATACCTCGATGTTTTCATAGAATCATTTTGAGATATTATTATAGCTCAACTTAATTTTAATATCTATGTATTTTTTATAATGTCTTCATTAACTACAACAAATTCTTATACATCTAAGTTATATTGTGCTCCTGCTTTAATTTATATATTAATAACTATAATCGGTATTGTATCAATGTTATGGACCATGAGTGGTTTTGCACTAATAGTAAAAGTGTTTTTTTCTTTTTTATGGGCGTTTTTCTTAAATTTTTTATGTAGTACAGGCAACTCTTCATTGGCATGGTTTTTAGTTATTTTTCCTTTAATCATAGAGTTTTTAATCGTTGTTATAAGCTATGAGTTATTATTAAACCCAAATCCTTATGTTCATGAGATTCCCAATAATCAACAACAATCAGGCTCTGCGCCGCTGACAAACAATTCTCCTATAACAAATAATGCTCCTATAACCAATAATGCTCCCGTAATTAATAATGCTCCTATAATTAATAATTCCAATTCTCTAACAACGTTTTTACCGAATCGTTAAATAATATTATATTTGTAGTAATATTATTATCGCGTGTATTTACCAGACCGAGAAAAACTATCTACAACAAAGATCATAAACACCCCTAAAAATGTATATAAAATAAATTCTTCGGTAATGTTATTTGTTTTCTCATGATGTTGTTCTTCTAGTAAATGAATCATATAATTAATTTTCTCCATTACTTTATTATCTGTTACCGGGCGCACAGCGACCTGTAGATTATCTTTTTTAAACATAGGCGGATTTTCATAACTGGCCAAATAATTGCTATGTGTCGCTGCATTATCATTAGCTAAAAAATTACCAATCTTCTGTCTATTCATTTGACTCAATATTTGTACAGGTGGATGTAATCTACTTATTGTTAAATCATCCTTCTCTTCTTTTTTTATATTGATATTTGGATTTGAAATAGGAACAAATGTACCCATTTTGTTATCATCATTGTCGTTTGATGCTGTAAGTTGGTCGAGTAAATTATTAACGCGAGCTGAACGCTCTTCCATATGAACCTGTGTTTGTTCAATAGACGGCGGGCTATTGGAGTGAGCATATTCGTCAGACTTATTATCTAAATCTTCGCCAGTTGGTGGTTTTAGTTTTATTGTTTTTCTCATAGTGGATTGCCTTTTTTTGGAGTTTTCGTCAGTAGTCCATGGACTTGCAGTATTTAATAAAGACATTTGTGTTTTTTAATTATATTTAAAAAATAAGTAGATAATATTCTAGAGTAAACTTACGGATTTTGAAATGCTGCTAAATAATTATATCAGAATACTATAAATGAATAAGTTAATAATAGGAGAAATTGCTCTTATTATGATGTTTTATTTGTTGTATTGGCAACCTGAATTTCGTTACTACTTTATGGAAACGAATTTGGGACAACTCCTGCTGTTACTATTGTTCATAACTTGCTACTATTTAGACAAGTATTTGGGTGTGCTATTTTGTTTTATGATTGTCTTTGTACATTACACGAATAAACAGGAAGGTTTTTATTTTTACCAGAACAAGAAACCTGATTCGGATTCGGATTCGGATTTGGATTCTGAATCAGAAGACGGAGAGTCTGTAAATTTCAAGAAAGCAGAGAAAAATTTTAGAAAGAAAAACTGTAAAGACAATACGCTTAAATATAAGGGCAATATTGTAAAAAATGAAATGGTCGAGCACGTTTTCCCGGAAATAAATTTCGAGGGCGCACCCTGTAATCCATGTGACGATAAATGCAAATACGATTTTGTCGAGCAAGAAGATGGGCAAGAGGAAGAAATACACGCCAGTACGATGGTGTAAAAATGTATATTTATACTATATGAGCGAATATACATTTCCGTTTAATACTTGTGAGACGCCAAACAAAATTGGAATAGCACAACCATATTCGGTTTTTTTTAATCTTATTACGTGTTCAATTATATTTTATTTTTTACTACATACAAAAACTTTACAATCATTCATTTTATTGTTTTGTATTTTGATATTTGAATCATTTCATGTGTTCTCTCATATTGTTCATATAGCTGGTCCCATTCAAATCAATATAACACATCTACTTACGTATTTTATGAATATGGCGTTTTTTTACGTATTTTATAGTTATACGAAAAAATTTCCTAGTTATGAGTTTGTCGCTTATATGAGTGTATTAGTAATTTTGGATATTTATGCGTTTTATAATTATTCATTTATTTATTATTTAACAACACAAAGCGCCATTTTTATTTCATTACTATTATATTATTTTTTACTGTTACCTAAATTTATTCAAAACAGTGTATATAAAATAATATTTTTCGTAGGTATAGTTATTGGTTTATTTATAAACGAAACGTATAATTGTATTACGATGATGTCTATTTATCCACATTTTCCTTATCATATTTTTATCGAAACAATCGGCATCATATTGTTTTATACAATTTGTAGCAATTTTTATAAATTATAAAAGTTCTCATAGTTGCAAGTTAAATAAAAATATCAATATAGGATATACAGAAACATGAGTGTTAAGAATTTAAAAAAATATATTGAAAAAACCATGAATAGTCTATTTAATTATTTCAATGATATAATAACTACGATGAACACAAGTAAAGTATTTGCTGGTATTATTATTCTAATATTGAATATATCTTCCAAATTCGTTACAATAAAATTGGGCAAAACCATGGAGTCTTATTTAAAATTCACATTTAGCAAACATATTTTGATATTCGCAATGGCATGGATGGGTACCCGTGACATTTACGTGGCGTTGATAATATCGATTACCTTTATTATATTTTTCGATTACTTATTTCATGAGGAGAGTCCATTCTGTTGTTTACCAGAGAGTTTTAAAACATATCATATTAATCTCTTAGACAATAATGATGTTAGCGAAGACGAAATCAAAAAAGCAAAGGAGGTTTTAGAGAAAGCGGAAAAGCAAAAGGAAAACGATCCACTGAATGTTGATAACCCACTGGCTTTAGAGAAGAAGCCAATATCTCAACAACAAAGGCAAACGCAGGTTTTATACTAAAATAATTAGTTCCGTTCATAACGGATTTAATTATTTGTATTCTCATAGTAATTATATCGTTATATATAAAGTATGGAATACAAAGAAATAAAAGTATATTTACACACAAATTTAGAAGAGCTAGATGAAGATAAAAGGACAATATTATTTGAGTCAAGTAAATTATTACACCCTGAGGTTAAAAATCGGCGTGGACTTAAAAAATATCCTTCTGTCTCTTTTCGAGTGCGACAAAACTATAGCGCGCTAACAGAATTAAATTTTTACCAAAAAATGCAATTCTTTTTTAATACGGGAAGCCATATATCTTTATTAAGAATTTTTCCGGGGTTATTCGATAAAGAAACGAATAAACATGCTGCGAATTCAAACGAGTTTTTTAAAGAATACAATGAGATTATTAAAGATAACATCATGTCTATGCTTCAATTATTGTTTATTGCATCGCCTCTTAATGGTATAAACGTAACTAGCTCTTGGGATTTTGTCGTTGATAAAATGACTATACCCGCACTACCAACTGTTTATGGTTTTTTTCGCGGCGTAAGCCACAATAGCTCGTTAGACGTAAACGGAAAACACTATTCATTCGACCGACTCGTATGGATGAATGATATTTTGAATTGTCCTGTTTATGCAGAACTTTTTATTAAATATCGTGAGTTTGTTCGTTGGCGTGATAATGAAATACAGAAATTAGAGGCATCCGGCGTTGTAAATAAAGATGAACGAGCAGATATAAAAAATTTAGTCCCTGCACTACAATCGGTTGACAAGGCAATTACAGATTTTCTTTTAAAATTTCGTGACCTTCCTGAGCTTGATCCAAAAGGTATATGGCCTGACCCAACAGGTAAGGCAAAAAAAGCTGATATATCTTACGATTGGGTTAAAGGATTAACCGTGATTAAGGCTTTAATTAAATATTTAAATACCATTGATTCTCCAGATAAATCTAAAATACAAAAAGAAGTACAAAGCGAAATTGAAAACTCTTTAACAACAAATGGTACATATAAAAATTTCAGTAATATATCTAGCACTATAAATTTTTCGTTTTGGAACGTTTTGGAGTTGGACCAATCGTTGTCTCAATTAATAGGTTATACACCTCCAGCAAAACCATCAAAAACAGGAACACTTACTTTTTCCTATGTCCCTTGGTCAGATGCAATTAAAAAAAAAAGTTGGAGAGACCAATATAAGCCAGGAGAATATGACAAAATACAACCGGCTATAGAAAAATTAAAGTCTGCATTGGATGCTTATTATAACTCCCTCAACAGTGGCAATAAAACATCTGATACGACTCGTAAAAGAATTGAAGTTCTCAATGATTTATTAACTAAAAGCTACGAACATATCCGCGAAGAATATCGCGAAAAAGCAGGCCGTGACCGAGACGCCCAATATTCTTATTTCATCGAACAATATATTCGAAGTCGTCTTTCTTATGCTAATAAATCGACAAATACAATATTACAAAATTTAATCAATTTACAAACAGATAATGAAACCAAACGGTTTTTCGAATTCATGAAACACGCATTCGAATATTTCTATGAAGGAAAAGGTAAGTCATTTAATGCGAGCGATGAAGACTCTACCTTATTATACTCCGGTGTAAACAGTAAATATGAAGGCAATAACTTGGCGCCCATTTATGAAATACATGTTCTCTGTGATTTATATTTTGGTCCATCGGGTAAACTCTACGGACAACAAAATTGTAGTCAAAAAGGCCAAGAATTAGGTAAGAACTTAGAACTAGTACTAACACAGAATGTTGATACACTAGAAAAGAATAGACAGAAATGGGATTTGAATTATCGACGCATTATGTATTCTCCTACCGATTCTGGTGTTATAGATGAGTCGGGCCAAGGTCAAGGCAAAGGTCAGGGTCAAGGTCAGGGTCAAGGAAAAGGTCATGGTCAGGGTCAAGGCAACGTTCAATCAGCGAACAATAATTTAAATACAAATTTATTCCAAGAGATTATTGAGGATGCGGATAAAAAAAAACAAGCTACCGCAAATCCACCCCCAAATCCTGATGTAACACACTGGGAGCCCAAAAATTCTGGTTCCTTTCTAGACGCAATCAACGGTTATTATAATCAATATTCTGAACTGAGAGATGGTAGAAATTTCACAAAAGAAAATGTACTATCCATTATTAAAGAAAGTAAAGACCCAGATGAACATATACTTTATGAGATGTTTGTTGACTTCAATAAACAATTGTTTCAATTCAGTCAAAAGTTATTGGATAAATTAGTTCGCCAAAGTGGTATTTATAAATCAACTATTCAGCAAGCACAATCTCAGCAAGATGAGTACATTCGTGTTCATCCTACGCGATTTAATGATGTTGCCTACGTAAAATTAAGCCTTAAATGTGAAAAGAACTATTTTTTTCAGTTAATTGCAGAAGAAATGTTGAAACGCGAAAACAACAAACCTAAATTAAACATATTAACAGGTCAAAGTCAAAGTCGTGCTGCTGCTGGTGGCGCTAGAAGAAAAAAAACTAGAAGGGTGCGCGTATCAAAAAAAAGATTTACACGTAGAAACAATTATTCAAGATTACACTGATTATATATTAATTTACTTTTTCGTAAATTGTGCCTTTCCGCCCACAAATTGTCCGACCGCTGGACCCACATCCTCGTCTTCTAGAATGGAATAAATCTTACCGTTGGTCTCGTTATTTGTATAATAAGACTTGCCTTTAATCGTAATTTCAAAAACTTCTTCGTCATCTCCAGATGGCTTTTCTGGCTCCTCTGACTCTTCCTCTTCTGCCTCCTCTGCCTCCTCTTCCTCTTCTGTCTCTTCTGCCTCTTCTGCATCTTCTGCCTCTTCTGTCTCTTCTGCCTCTTCTGCATCTTCTGCCTCTGCTTCCTCTTCAACGTCTGCATTGACTAGAACAGGTGCTAGTGCATTGACTAGAACAGGTGCTAGTGTATTAACTATTTCGGGTTCGATCTTGATAAACACATTGGGTCTGACGTCGAGAACTTCCTCATCGTCTCCTGTCAAATCAATTACTTCTGACTCTTCGTCTTCTGACAACTGTTCCTCGTCCTTCAGTTTAGGCACAAAGACAACATCGTCATTATCCGTAAGTGTATCACAAAGAGTCGGCTCAATGGGGCTTTCTGTCTTAATGGAGTTCTTTGATTTACGCTCCTTCTCTTCAAAGAGTTCAGGAAACTTATAGAGCAATGTCTCCAAAGTCTTGACCTTGCGCCGAAGCTCCTTGTTCTTCTTCATCAAATTCTGTACAATAGGCAGATGCAAAAGTGCATCATAGTTCTCAATAAAATCGCTATCAGTTGGTCTGTTGTAAGAAGGCATTATAGTGGATTGATTAGTATTGTTATTAAAAATACAAATCAATTTTTCGAACAATCTATTTTGTTCCATTCACATGGGAATAAATCATCCACGTTATGTTCTAATTTACTTCCAAACCATGTCGCTGGATAGCACACTATTTTTTTGGGTTTTTGGTTAAAATATGCACCCCACCAACTAAAAGTACTATTTGCAATTACGATATCATTACAACAACTCATTAATAGTAACTGTTGCCAATCGGGTATATTGTCGTCGGCTTTTTCAAATACTATACCAGGAAATTCACTCGATAGCCGATCAACAATTTCTTGTACTGTTAAATTATCCTCTTCTTGACAAAAATAGAGAACTCGGTTAAGTACGTCCAATTTTGAATTGACTATATGTCGAAGCGCACGGTCATAATATTCATAAGTCATGAGAGGGTGACAATCTTGTATATTTTTATAATCACCTAACCTAAAATGCATAGCAATATTATTATATCCACTATTGATTGCCCATGGATATTGTTGTAGAATATTATCTTGTTGTGTCGTAAGTCGAAAAAGCTTAAATAATAACTCCTTGTTATGGTCAAAATATTTATAACTTTGAAAATAACCGGTTAAACAAAGTCTTTCCGACTTGGAATATTTATGTATTTTTGAATAAGAAAACCGCGGTTCTTCGTAAATTGTGTAAGCGATTTCGTCCGTTGGCTTGGTAAATATTTTTAGTCCACTTAAAAAATTATTCCAATATGTTGGGCGCGTAGTTCCAATATGTAGATTGTCAGAATAAGGAAACACAATTTTTCTATTCATTTCTATACCATAAGCAATCGTTGTGCAGATTTGAAATAATTGATTCCCTAGTCCACCCATAAGAGAGCACGTAATGATGTTATTGTCCATTGGTCTAAATAAAATCATTTTTTTAATTTATTTACATTGATACATTAATTACATCACTGAGCTACTCCAAATCGGTCTTTTATGATGGATGATTTGCTAGGTCCCTGCTTCTTTTCGCTTTCTCGTTTGACCTTATATACTCCTCCATGGTTACTCTGCATGTTTTTTCCGCCATAAATATTAATAATAAAATCTTCATTGTCTTCGTGTAGTTCGGGAAGTATACGTGTCATCGGCTTATCTATAACCAATAACATATGCTCAGATTTCAATAGCTTCCTATATTCTTGTATTGTCAAGTTACCATAAAACTTATCCAATAAATAATACGGGTTAGGAGCGGGTTTAATGTTTTTCTTAAAATCATAGACCTTACTATATATTTGATTCAATAAATGATATCTCTCAAACTTTGTGGAATCATCAATATTTTCTTTCATTAAATATGCAACGGCACACTCTGGTCTACAAAACGAACCGTATCCATAAATTTCTTTGTCCATTTCGTATTTTGGAACGTAACACGGCGGATTATCAAATTCGTAAGTACACCAAAAACACGCCGATTTCTTGTCCTGGTTCGTGTTCTTATACATTTGAATCTTCAACTTCTTTAACTTTAAATTCACGTCCTTGATATTAATGTCGTCTTCTTCTGGTTTTTTGCTATCTTCGAGCCCCAGTTTGCATAAAGAGCAAACGGATGCCTCGACTTCTAAAGGCTTAACTGCAAAATCACTATACGCCAAATCTACTCTTTCTTGTGGTTGTTCGTTATTATACAATGAAAAATTTGATGTTTGGTCATTATAAGTTAAAATATTAGGCGGAGCCAACGGATTGTATATCATCGGGTCTTTTACTAAATGTGTAATTGATTTGTTATGGTCGAACAAATCTTGCATTGAACATTTCAAATGTAAAATAACATTTGAAACCGCAGCTTGTGTGGCTACGACGTCATTTTGTTTTGTGATCAACTTTCCCCCCTTTGGTTTTCGCCCTCTTTTTTTGGGCCCTGCTACCTCCTTATCCTCTTCAATTACTAACGTAATATTTTCACGTGAACCGATTTCTTCAGGCAATGAGACCTCCTTCTTCTTACGCCCGCGCTTTTTGGGACCTAGATCGGAATTCATTAAAATTTATGAGATAACTCGCCATTTTATTTTATATTGTTTTTAAATATGTTTTAATGGATTTGAGCCTTTTTATAACATCCCCTACAAAGAGGAACATAATTATGAGAACCTATACTAACTTGGTCCTGCTCTTCAGTAATTCTATGCGAAAATAACGCTTTTTTACCGTTTCGGCATATAGAGCAAAGCGATTTCAATTTAATAATGTTATCGCAATATGGCTCCAAGTCAAGCAATTCGCCGAATTTGTTACGGCGAAAATCGCCATCCAGACCACATATATAAACTATTTTATTCGATCGCTCAACCATGTCAATAACCGTACTCTTTAAATCCAGAAAGAATTGTCCCTCGTTGATTAATATAACGTCAGCGCCGTGTAATTCACTATAATTTTTATGATTCGGATTTGTCCACATGGTCTTAATGTCTACAGCTAAGGTACAAGGAATCATTTTATGGTCATGCGTGGAAAGCATTGTTTCATGATAACGTTTATCTTCTGCATAATTAATAACCATAATGCGCTTCTGAATAAACGAATAATGATTGTAGATTTCAAGAATACGCGTGGTTTTACCCGAGAACATAGGGCCCAAAATAAGCTCTAAGTAACCGTCTTCATTTGTGTAATGTTCAGAAATCATGGTATGTTCGTTGGTTTTCGTTTTTGTCTGTGTGTAAATTAAATCAATTTTTATGAAAATTCGTATAAATACAGTCGTTGTTATTAACAAAATGGCTAAAAACGAAAACATACCCTGGGTCGAAAAATACAGGCCTACTAATTTTGATGATATTGTTCTCTCTGAAATAAATCGTGATATATTCAAAAATATATTACAGCTACGTTATTTCCCAAATTTACTGTTTTATGGGCCACCTGGAACAGGAAAGACCACAACCATTACTAATTTAATCAATGAATATCAACGTCGTTATGGAGAAACAAATAAAGGATCAGTAATTCATCTAAATGCATCGGACGAACGCGGAATAGATATTATACGCAATCAAATCTATCAGTTTGTTAAGTCAAAGAATTTCTTTGAAAAGGGTATTAAATTTGTCATATTAGACGAAGTAGATTATATGACCAAAAACGCGCAACAAGCGTTGAAATATCTGCTTCAATCCTCGTGTTATAATGTTCGTTTTTGTCTCATATGTAATTACATTAGTAAAATTGATGAGTCACTAAAAAACGAATTTATATGTATTCGTTTTAATCAATTACCCAAGGCAGATATTTATAAGTTTATTAAAAATATTACATTATCTGAAAAATTGGTTCTCAATGATAAAGTAATCGATACGATTCAAAATAATTATCAATCAGACATTCGTAGTATGATAAATTTTATACAATTAAATCAAAATATAGTGTTATGGGAAGATAACATTATAACAGATGAAATATGGGAGAACATTTATGGATTACTACAACAAGGAGCAAGTACAAAAATTATAGACTATATTCACGAAATAAGCATTCAATATAATACTGATAAAAAGAATATATTAAAGTCCTATTTTCATTATATTATTCGTAACAAAAAACATTTGGTCACGCCGGAATACTTAAAAAAAATAGAAACCATTATGCATTTCAAAGGCACAAACATTGAGCATGTTCTTCTCTACTTTTCGTCTGTTGCTTGAATTAATCAGCACTACTGAATATGCTATTTTTTTCATTAAATTCGTCCTCGGACAAATTTATATATCTTATTTCTATTCCGTTTTCAAAGTAATAAATCTCGTAATACGACGGGAACGGGAAATGTTCCGGATAACCGCTCGCAAATTTTATGTTTGATATTTTGACCTTTTTTTGCCCTGGATATTCAATATACTTGCCTATATAATCATGTGGTGGCATGTTTATATGTCAAAATTGAAGTGATCTTTTTAAGCCATTAAAAATTGATTTATCAAACGAACTTAAAGAAATAATACACTTAATCATAGAATGGAGGAACTAGATGATGAATGGACCAATTTTCTTAATAATACAGATGATGTTTGTGGTGCAACCAGTGAGAAAAAAGAAATCGTTTCCGTTGGTGTAGCACCAAAATGTGAAGATTTATATATCTCCACTACGACAAAGGTTTTGTTCTTGAACCAAAAGATTGATATTCATAATGTGTTTTGGAAGATACCAATACTACAATATTGGGAAGCAAAAACAGGCGTAATAAAAAAACAGATGAAAGTCGTATCTAAAACTCCTGAGGAATATGAGGAATACAAAATTCGCCTTGAGTCTATTCCCTATTATACTGAGAATATTATAAAACAAATTGATAATCCTACAGCGCGACGTATGAAATTTAAAGACGAACGTAAAATAACCGTCGGATTGTCTAAAAAGGATATTATGAACTGTCGCGGTAAAGTAAAAAATGCGTTTTATAACTGCTTCGCCATTATCGTTCGTTTCCTATATGAGAAAACGTTTCGCGAAATTCACGTAAAGATTTTCAATACCGGAAAACTGGAAATTCCCGGTATTTTGAATGCTGAATTCTTAACTATTATTAAGGAAAAAATATTAGAATATTTACAACCATATATTGAAGAACCACTTGATTATATTGAAAACGTAAACAATGATAGTGTTTTAATTAATTCAAATTTCAACTGTGGGTATTATATTCAAAGAGAGCGTCTTCATGCAATTTTACGTAGTGAAAAATATAGGATTGAAAGCGCATTTGATCCTTGTTCTTATCCAGGCGTAAAGTGTAAGTTTTATTTCAATAACGAGCTTGGATTTGATAGCCCTTATCAGAACGGGCAAATTTTAGAGGAGGATAGACGAATGAAAATGAGCGAACTAGGAGATAATAAAAAGTATACTGAGGTTTCCTTTATGATTTTCCGCACCGGAAGTTGTTTAATTGTAGGTAATTGTAGCGAGCGCATTTTGAAGTTTATATTTGAATTTATTAAAAATATTCTGAAGAATGAATATACAAATATATCCGTAGACAATGATAAACAGTTGGTTAAAGTTAAGAAACCCAAGTTAAGAAAGAAGATTATTTATACAAGTGTTGTTAATAAATAATATGTTCTTATTATATAAAATGAATATATTAATAATAATAATATTAGGGATTTTGTTTACTCTTACTCTTTGTTTAAATCCAGTGGAACCATTTGAAAAAAGAAATATCGATTGCGTAATATCAATTAATGTGCACGAAAAGTTTCCCTTTTTATTGAAACAATTGCAAAATTTAAAGGATAACGTATCATTTAGCTACGCAGTAATATTAAATTGTAATGAGTATATGCTTAATGAGTGTAAAGCAAACGTTCTTCCAGAAAATGTGTTTTATTACGAAGAATCATTAGAAAAGAATAGGTATCATGGTTCTCTATCTGAAGGTATTTATCGAAATATGATCTATGCTATACAGAATTTCAATTTTGAATATTTCATTGTTGTTTCTTCGCGCAGTTTATTTGATAACAATTTGAGTCTAGCTGATTTAAAACGATTAGAACAAAACCCCTCTGCTCAAAAGGGTCATTATGAACAAGCTAATTATGAATCGTGGTATTGGCCTAATTTTTCAAATACTTTGTTATACAAACACTATAAAGAAAACAATTTGGCATTGCATTCTTCTGCGCACGAAGGACTTGTATTCACAAAAAGAGCTTGCGAAAAAATAATGCAATTTTTAGAATCAAAACCAGAAATAAAAATTGACACGTTTAATTTTGGAGGTTCGGTAGAGGAATTCGCACTTCAAACTATTGCGGTTAATGAGGGCGAAACATTCTATTATATTGGAACAGGGTGTTGTTCTTATGAAAGAATTAACCATTTAGGTCCCGAAAACAGTGCGTTCAAATTCACATATAAAGTTGATAGAGAGGGAAATTTGGCCAAAAATTCTTTTGTGTATTGTAGGGTATAAGCATATACTATATTGTGTTTAACAAAAGCCACAACTTTTGTTTTATTTCTATCGGTTTATCGATAAAATGAAACGTTCCGAATATCAAAGACTTGGTAACATATTTTAAATAATCTATGTTTAATCCGCGGTCTATACATTTTTCAATAAAATAGTTACGCATTTTTGAAATATATTTATCATTTGGACATAAGCCGCTCAAAACCAAATCATACCCTATAATACTTTGATACATTTTACCATAATCATAGTATATATCTCCACTGGTCGTTAATTGGCCGTCTACTTGACCTTTCATATCTATTAATTTATAAGAATCGACATACGTCATAAGAATGTTTGAAAACCAGAAATCTCCATGAATGGTCGGCACTATTTTTGCAGAATAATGATTATTTAATCCTTCAATGATTTTGTTGAAAATTGGCTCAGCATCTTCAAATGGATAATCCTCTTTTGTTTGAAATCGCTTTGTTATTTTATCAATATAATTATTACGCACACGAAGTTCTGGCAACTCGACGTGTTCTAACGGATTGTAATTATGTAATATATTCAATATTGCAAACAGGTCGTCAATAATTGTAGTTGTTATTCTTTCATGTTTATATAAAAAAAATAAGGGTATTGCTTTTACGTATTCTAATTCCATAGAAATATTTTCCCCGGATTTTTCGTGTTTCAATAATTTGGGGAATAAATATTCAAGGGCACTGGGTATATTGTTATAATAATATAGTTCTCCTCGCATAAATCGTTCTGGCCCGGTTTTTAGAATACGATTGTTATTATAAATAATCGAGTTGTATTTATTGGTTTCTATTTTGTTAGGTAAGAATTCTTCGTCTTTAATAAAAAAACCAAAATAAGACATTGTGCTCGAATAAGGATTTAATGCCTTATCGTCAATATAAACATCTGCTATTGGTTTACCAAATATTAATTCGTCATATTGAATATTAAGTCCATCTAATGTGTTTATGGTTGTAAGAGCTATGTCCTTTATTACTCGTCCTATATTATTATTATGAGTAGTCATTCGCCTGGCTGTATAAATAATAATTTCGTGACCAGCTTCTTTCAAATTTTTCAATAAATTTATGTTTTTATCAATAGGTTTTACCGTACTATAATCATCAGGAATTACAGGATACGTAACAAGCGTGTTATCCAAATCAAAACAAATTCTCAATTTCTTTTGCGGTAAATTAAGTTTATCTGCGGTTAGTTCATTGTAAGAACCAATATGTTTTGTATTATTAACTAATACAGGAACAATAACTTCATGTGAAAGCATACTTTTATACAACTGTGAAAAGTAAAATTCATTGTTTGTTTTATTGTTATTGTCTAATACTTTTTCTGAATATAGTAAAAACGTTTGTTGGTTTTTAAATCCATAAAGCCCACAGCAAAAATTATTAGAAATCTTTTTTTTTTCTTCAATGTTTGTTACGTGGTCATCTTTCACTTCAATAAACGAATAGTTTGTTTTATCTGATTCGTCGATTCCGTAACCAATAAAATTATTATCGAATTTTCTATTAATTGTATCTAAACAATGTAAATTATCATTATCTATAAACACTATGTTATCGTCACACAAATGCTCAGATAATTGTTTTATTCCAACATAAGCCGTTTCTACGGCGCCTCTAGTTAAATAATCAATACACGCAAAGTGAAAAGTTTTATGTTTGAATTTGTTTTTTACTATTTCTTTAAAGTTGTATTCATTTAAAAAAACGTTGTAAATGATAAAAATTTCGGAAGCAGGTATGTTCTCAATTATAAATTCAATCATATGCTTCCCGTAAATATAATTTAATGGTTTTGGTAAGGAATAATTATTATATCTGCTTCCTATTCCTCCACATAACAAAATATATTTCATTTAATATATATTTTATAGAGAACATTATACGGTAAGCCATTTTACTAAATCTTTTGTAGTTGAATCTTTAAATTTAGACAAAAACGTTTCGGTATCTCTGTGAACTTTTAATAAAATAAGTTCATTTTTATTAATCTCAATACAATTCTTTTTTTTGGAGACGATTTTAGATAATTCTAGTATTATGTCCTCATATTTTTCAAAACTTATTTCTGGTTTATTTTGAATAACTTCTAAATACGACGACATCATTACGCTTTTGTCATATAAAAATTCCTGTTTATATATCATTTGTGCCAATTTTAGGCGGTTTTCGAAAGTAAAAGACTCGTTGTTCCAGAAAAACAGTGTATTTACAAATAAAAACATTTTAGCCATTATATTTCTTAGTTCGTTATCATCTATCATAATTGAATCATTATCAAAATCGCTATATGTCCTTCTAGAATTGGTCTTGTCACATACTTCGCATATTGTTTTTTTATAAACAAACACTATTGCGTCTGCATGGTTTAAAGAACTTAATAAATCGGCTTCTTTTATTTGTTGCATGTATTCTAAGTAATAACTAAATGATTTTTGAGCATAATAATTGGCGGTTTCAATGTTTTTTGTTTTTATTAAAACCGCGTCAAATACCCGATGAAGTGCATTCAGACCAATCAATAATGTAAATTTAAAGTCTGTTGCGGTTTTGCTCGTTTCTGATTTTTGAATTAACTCAAAATATTCTTTTATACACGATACGTATTTAGAAAAAATCATTTTGGAAAATAGTTTAATGTTTGTCATTTATAGTTAGTTTATATTTTTTTAGCGAATGATTTATATTTTTATAATAAATGTATTTAAAGTATAACAATAGTTATATTCATATCTGAATAAAATGAGCACTCCCGCAAATCCGCCAAGCCCCCCTGTCGCTGGGGGAGGTTATCGTTTACCTGAGAATAACACCCTTCAGCATGCAGCCAAATTAGCTATTGTCGAGGATAAGCCCGTTATGATGGACTATTGGACCAATTCTATTGATAAGACTGTTTTAATTGGTGTTAAAGAGAACCAAGAGAAACTCCTTGTGAAAAGCGAGGAGGAGTATACAAGCCCCGTGTCTAAGATTTACAAGGTAGGAAAAGAGTATATTATTATTACGGAGAACTCTATTTATATTGTGGATGTAGAGATTCCTACCAAGAGAATTTCTTCTTAGAAGCTATCAAAAAAATTGATTTTCTTTTTTGATTGAAGACAATCAATAAATTTTCCCAGAATGGCAGCTCTTGTTCAAGCTCTTGATAATTTTACTCCAATTCGCACCGGCGAAAACGGACACACTGAACTAGCATGGTCCAATGGCCTACAAGAACGGGTTGTTCAGTTTGATTTCCAGTGCGTGCGTACTGATGCAGTAGGATTGTCTGCTCTTTCGCAGACTCTTGACGGTATTCTTTCTGAGCTAGCGCTAAAATCAACAGACCCAGAAAAGGAGCTTAGTCGTAAGAATCTACTTGTTGTCCTTTTCAAGATCATTGGGAAGACACGTGACATCAACGGCGGAAAAGGAGAATGCACACTCTCATACATGATGATTTTCACGTGGCACAAATATTTTCCGAATCTCGCACTGACTGCCCTTCAGTTCTTCGTCATGGACCCCAAAGAAGTTTTTACAACAATGGATTCGCAGGAACCATACGGCTCTTGGAAGGACATGAAGTATTTCTGTAAATATGTTGTTGACAACGGCGGAACAATGGCGCACCCTTTGATTCAGTCATGTATTGAGGGTATCAATAGTACTCTTCGTATAGATGAGTCCGCCTACGACAGCACGTCTGATAAGAAGTGTCTTACGTTAGTTTCGAAATGGACCCCAAGAGAGGGTTCAAATAAGTTTGGCTTCCTTTACGACGCTCTTGCTACAAACTACTTCTCTCAGTACATGGCTTCTGCTAACTATGTTCCCATCGCCCATCGCGAGTTAACAAAGAAGAGGGCTCTAGATAAGTGCCGCACGCAGTATCGCATGCTTTGTAGCAAGCTGAACCGCCATCTGGATACGGTTCAAATCAAACAGACAGCAAAGTGTTGGGCAACGATTGAGCACGCCAAGACCACGTCTATCACAATGGCAAAGCAGCGCAAGGCATTTCTCAATAAAAAGTCTGGAAGTAACGACCAGCGCTCAGAGGACCCTGACCGCATTCAATGCGCAGAGAATCTTCGAGCACATTTGGAGTCTCTGAAAAAGCAAGGAAAGGAGGTCAAGGGTAAGCACGTGGCGCTTCCCGATTTCACAAAACAGGCACAGGCTCTTATGACATGGAATACTGCTATTCCTGGCTATAGTATTCCAAAGAACGAAGAGGCAGATATCCTTAATTCACAGTGGCGTGATAATAGCAACAAGAAAAACGCGAGCGGACTGGGACCAATGATCGCTATGGCTGATCTTTCGGGTTCAATGTCCGGCGACCCCCTGGCTGCTGCTGTTGCTCTTTCGTGTCGTATTGCTGAGAAGTCAATTCTGGGGCGTCGTGTAATGACCTTCTCTTCGGAGCCTACATGGATTAACTTGGACGGGAAGACGGACTTTACTGATATGGCTACAGAGATTTTGAGTAACGGTCGAACTGCTGGTTTGAACACCGACTTCTACAAGGCACTCGATTTGATTCTTAGCGCAATTGAGCAGCGTCGTGTTGAGCCAATTGATGTGGAAAACATGGTTCTTGCCATCTTCTCTGACATGCAGATTGACGATTGCCTTTGTATTCAGCATGGTTCCCAAAGTTATAGTTATGTCCACACTGCTGACCAGGCAGTTTCTGCACGTCGTAAGTGGTCCACTATGCACGATCTGATTAAGCAGAAGTATGCTGAGGTAGGTATGCGCATGTATGGTCGGCCATTGAAGGCACCACATATTCTCTTTTGGAACTTGCGAAGCACAAGTGGCTTTCCTACGCTTTCATCAGAGGCTGGGTGCTCTATGATGAGTGGATTCGACCCAACCATCTTGAATATGTTCTGTGAACTTGGATTAGATGCGCTCAGGGACATGACGCCTTACAAAAATTTGCTCAAGCAACTGGATAGCCCGCGTTATCTACCGTTAGAAATTGCGGCTTATACTTATTTGTAAAGTATGATATGTAAAACAGATAAAAATCTTGTAAATAAACGTTTTTTTATTTATAAGATTGATTTTATAGTATTAATTTGTTCTTCCGTTAATTTATCGGGAAAATCAATGTCTAATTCGATGATTAAATTACCTGTCGCGTTTTCTTTTTTCATCCCCAATTCGGGTATAACCTTTTTAAATCCTGGATAAATCACAGATGGATTTGTAGCGTTATTTAGCGTAAACGTTTTACCATTGACATGAGATATATCAAAAGCAAACCCACAAAGTGCATCCTTGAGTGGAATGTTTTTACGTAATATTAAATCTAGACCCTGTCGCTTAAATGAAGTGCGATTTATTATCTTAATCGTGACATGAACGTCACCCTTTAACTGTTCATTTACTGAATGACCATGCCCCTTCATTAAAAGTGCGTCGTTTTCATCCATACCTTGCGGAAAGGTAATTGTTACATTTTCGATTTCATTCACTTTTTGTCCATTAATAATAGACCAACGCTCAATATCAACGGGCACAGAACAACCACGATAACATTGTTCTAATGTTAATTCTACCGTTTTCTCTATGGTAGGAGGTGGAGATTGATGAAAATTATGCGAAAATTCGGCGCGGAAATTTCCAGGTCCGCCATGGCTTTGAAATATACGAATTCCTGGTCCACCACTATGAAAAGTATGAACTCCTCCCCCAAACGGCTGCCCGTGCATTCCACCAGGCATGCCACCAAACATCATACTAAATAATTGGTTAATATCCGTAAATTCATCCATGCTATTCATATGTTGAAATGGTATTGACCCATTTCCCATTTCCAATTCCATATTATATTGACTACGCTTATCATGATCGCTTAGAATCTCATAAGCCGAATTTATGGCGTGCATTTTTACTATAGCCTCTTCAGACGAATTGCGGTCTGGATGATACTGTAGAGACAATTTGCGATATGCTTTTTTTATATCGGTTGCGTTAGCGTCCTTTGATAGTCCAAGAGCTTCATAATGATTGGTCATTTAATAATTTTATCTGTGCAAACTTTTATATAGTTTATTGCAAGAAACTACATAAAATCTTTATTTGATTCTATAAAAAATGCAATCTGAACTTATTCGAACAAAACAAACATTTGTAGATAATACATTTATTATAAAATATCGACCCTATTTTGTTGACGATTTTTGTATTGATGATAAATTAAAGTCTGTTCTTAAAACGTTACTTGAAATTGATAATTTAAATCTGCTATTTATTGGTAGCCCCAGTTCTGGTAAGACATCACTATTATATGCTCTTATTCGTGAATATTATAAATTGGGTAAACACGATTCATTACCAGAAAACAATATTTTATTTATTAATAATTTAAAGGAGCAGGGTATTCAATATTTCCGAAATGAGATGAAAACGTTTTGTCAATCTCATAGTGTCATATACGGTAAAAAAAAACTAGTAATTATTGATGATATTGACAGTATTAATGAACAAAGCCAGCAAGTGTTTCGTAACTATATTGATAAATACAAACATAATATTCATTTTATCTCGGTATGTACGAACATTCAAAAAGTTATTGAAAGTATTCAATCACGAATTCATATTATTAAATTAAATCAACCTACACAAGAGCAAATTAATTTGGTAATGAACACAATTATTGAAAAAGAGGGACTTTCTATTGACGCCGATTCAAAAACCTATTTATTAACTATATCAAACGGCTCAATACGACTATTGATTAATTATTTGGAAAAAATTTTTATATTGAATTGCCCAATAAATATTGAGTTATGTAAAAAAATATGTTCTATTATTTCGTTTCAATATTTTGAAACGTACGTAGAACATTTGAAAAACGGTCGTTTGACCGACGCCATTGATGTTCTCTATGCTATTCATGATTATGGATATTCCGTAATTGATATTCTCGATTATTTTTTTACATTTATCAAGAACACTGCTATTTTAAAAGAAGATGTAAAGTACCGTATTATTCCTTTGCTTTGTAAGTACATAACAGTTTTTCATAATATTCATGAAGATTGCATAGAACTAGCGCTTTTTACAAACGACGTTTTTGAGGTTATCTGTGGGCTTTGATATTATGATTTGTTAGTTTAATATCAAATGTTTATTTACCTAAACTGTAAGAATTGCCAAGAGGGAAGTGAGGCGTATTGAAGTGGGAATCACTAAACTCCCATCCGTTCTTATTTGCAGACTCAAAACCCTCTAAATTACCAAAACGCACAGACTTTGTTACATTCCATACTAATTTATGTGTAAAGTGGAAAATTAACGCAAATACAAGTGCGTGTACTGCGGCTACAGTAATTTTAGAGCCTCCGCTAGGTAAGCTGATTAAGATACCGGGCGTCAAAACAAAAAAGAGTACGGCGATGTACAAAAGTGTCCAAACGTTCATCATGGCTGTTTATATATTATATGAATAATTTATTTTTTGTAAATATTAAATATAAACTTATTTATAATGACCAAACAAATATTTAAATCTGACGTTCCAACCCATGTATTGTTTACATTCTTAGATAAATTCTGTTTGAAAACTGATAAATACTATTTAATTGATATGAACGCATATCGTAAAATGTTGTTTTATTCTTACTACGATGAATTTTGTCAACAGCTTAAGGAATATTATCACCTTTCTAAACAATTTTATTTAGAACGCAAAATGACTTACAATTCGTTTACTACCATATTAAGACAAATATGTAAGCATAACAACGTAATGTTTACCTCTCAAATTAAATACAATGAATCCAAGTATAATATTGACTATCTGGTATATTTTCAATGAGTTGACTTGCGAATAAATTTATATATTTATACTATATTGCATTCATTATGTTTGATTCAAATCGAATTACTACTTCTTTGTTATTTTTCGGCGCTGCCGTAGTAATTGGCTATATCGCGAACAAATTTAAACCTGATTATAAAGATAGTAACGATTATGATATTATTAAAAAATACGTTCTTAATGACTCTCCTCTTTACGGCTACAATCGTCCCAAATTATGGATACATACAAAATACGATGTTAACGCAAGAAAATGGAAGGATTTTTACAGTCGTAATAGTACCGATTTAAATCAGCCGTATATTCATTTGACCATTAAATCAATTATTAACCACTGTAGTAATGATTTTAATATTTGTCTTATTGACGATGAGACATTTAGTAAAATCATTCCTGGTTGGGACATTGACGTATTGCGCGCGCCAGAACCCTTCAAATCGCATTATCGCGAACTTGGTCTAATGCATTTACTATACGAATATGGAGGAATGATTGTTCCCAATTCTTTTATTTGCTCCAAAAATTTGATTGATTTCTATAATGAGTCGACTGAAGGAAAGAGCGCCTTCGTTTGCGAAAACATATGCCGCAATTCAAACCAATTTCGCCAAAAACGTAAGTTATTGTTTTGTCCAGATACATTTTTTATGGGTGCAACTAAACATAATGAGACCATCGGAGAATTAGTGGAATATTTACAACAGCATAACAAATATCCCCATTTCCAAGAGGAAGCAGATTTCTTAGGATATTCTTCGCATTGGTGTATGGGCGCGGTTGAGCGGGGGCAAATGAATTTAATTTCTGGTCAAAAAATCGGCGTAAAGACGAAAAAAAAGAAGACCATTATGCTTGAAGAATTAATGGAAGAAAATTATTTGGACCTCACTCCTGATTGTGTTGGTGTTTATATACCAGCGGATGAAATATTAACACGGCCAAAATATCAATGGTTTGCGGTAATGCCAAGTGCAGAATTGTTAGAGACTCGTATTATTGCAGTCAAATATTTAAAAGCATCTATGGTAGACGCTAATGATGAATATCACAAAGATACTAAAATCAGGTCTATTGTAGCTATTTAAATTTTGATTTCATTATTATTATATATGAAATCAAAGGGTTTAAAACACTATTATCGTCAATATTAATTAGATGAACAAAACGCAAACCATTCAAGAGACTCACAATAAAATCACTGAGCTATTCCAGAAATACGACGCGAATTCTTATATATTTTCAAAAATACACAATTATGTGGTAAATTTGCTACCAAATATATTAGAAAAAAAACTATCGTCTCATGAAGAAAGCCAACAGCGCATTGAGACACTTTCACAAGAACAGAGCATGTTTATTGAAACTTTTCTGAATACGAATAAATATTTTTATTTATCATCCACTGAAAAGTTCTTTTATTATGATGGTCAGCACTACCAAATATTTAATGAAGATGATATTTTATATAATGTCCTATCAGCAATCACAAAAGACCGAAATCTTATGTCATGGAAACAGATGACCAAAGTCTATATTATGAAGCGCATCAAACAACATAATTTATTAAAATCTATACCCGAATCCGACACAATTCAATTTGTGCTTGATAGTTTGTGCCCAGCGTTTTTCTCTAGCAAAATAGAGGCCAAGTATTTTCTAACTATTCTAGGTGACAATATATTTAAAAAGAACGGGCATTTAATTCATTTTGTAGATGGTAAAGCAAAACGGTTTATTAGCGAATTAAACATACTTGCACAGTCCACTATAGGTCTTAATCTATCACTAACGTTCAAATATAAATACCACGAACAACATGAGTATAAGGATTGCCGATTAGTGAAAATCAACGATTGTATTAAATCCGAGTCTGTTTGGGCGCCAGTTTTAAACCAGTGTTTTCTTGATTTGCTATGTGTTGCTTGTCATTATTCAATTCGTTTTTCTTGCTCAGATGACGTTGTTTTGAAACAGTATCGTGAACAAAATCTTATTGATAGTATTTTTTATCTGAAAGACACTGAACCAGAAGGTCTTGTAGGAAAATTTATTGATGAGTATTTACAGTTTTCTAGTTCAACTATAGAAATTCAAACCATTTCGGAGAGAACTACTCAAATAACTTGGAAAAATATGCAATATTTATGGAAGCATTTTTTAGAATCGAAACATTTACCCACTGTTATGTTCCAGCAAAGATTAAAAGGTCTTCTGATTATAAAAATAAAAGATAATTATAATAGCGACGCTGACGTTTTTATAAATGTCTGTAGTAAATTTTTACCTGCTATTCAACAGTTCCTTCAGTTTTGGAATGAAAACATAGAACAAGACCTTAGTGAAACCGATTTCGAAATCGAAGATATTGTGCATCTATTTTATAAATGGTCCGATGAGACACATGGACATTTGAATGATAAACAAATCATTGATTTGATTTCGTATTATTATCCAGATTGCGAAATTGAAAAAGATAAATATATTACAGGAATACGCTGTAAACTATGGGATAAACAGTTAGATATTCAGGTAGCTTTGGAGAGCTTACGTGAAAATATAAGAGGAAAATTTCATCGTGAACATGGGGAACTTTCGCGCATTAAACACATTTCTATTTATGATGCCTATACCTATTATTGTAAGTATTTTTCTTGTATAGCAAATAAACGATTTGTGAATAAATCTTATTTTGAGAAATACGTATTTGATAACTTGACTGAATACATATTGGACGATAAATTCATTAAATCAGATTGGTTTTTGCTATAGGATTTTTTTTATATTATTAATAAAAATTTTATAATATTGATTTATGTATTGTTTATTTTTTTTTATTATAATAAAGATAACAATAAAACAAGACAAAAAAATTAAATAAAATATTATTTCAAAATTAAATGTTATTTTTTCTCTATAAAAGTTCGTATAATTTTCTTTTTTTTTGTACGAGTCAATTTTATCTTTCCAATATTGTAATTTTAGTTTATCATAATTGAAAGTCCGATTGTTAAAATCTACTATCGTTTTATCTAATAATTCTTGTGTTACATCCCTCCAGTTTTTTATTATTAAAACAGGTAAATCCTCAAAAACTTTATCAATACCAGAAGAGCGAACTATAGGAATACATCCTAATATTAAAGCCTCCCATGTGCGTAAACAATCCAAACCTACACCAAATGGGCTTACTACAAAGGCGTATTCTGTTTGATTTTTCCAACATTCATATCTATTCTGTTCATCTTTTTCTTTAAAACAAATTTCGTCGGGTATAAATTCCAATGCTTCTTCTCTATCGTATTTATAAGGAGATGACTTGGCTACTTTAAAATTAATATAACATTTATTTTTTCGTTCTTGAAATGGTTTGCTTTCATTTTTAATTTGAATTAATATTTCTTCTTGTTTTATGGGTTGGTCTAATAAATTATCTTTATAATAATTGCCCATCCAATCCTGATTGTAAGCAACCCCTATAGGTAAATTTGTTATTTTAGAGTGTGCCACGGTAGAATTTTGGCAAAACCAATGGATAATTTTATCATTGGACACAAATTTTTCAAATTGTTCATAATTATCAAAATTTTTAATATAATTTTCATTATCTGAATTACCTGAAACTAAAACAAATGAACTTTTTATATCATCTATTTTTTTAGAGAATTCCGATAATTTATCTGCTTGTAAATAAACTGAACAATTGTCATAAATTTTGTTCACATCATCGTTTTCTTTAAAATGAACATCGCACAGTTTTATGAATCCGTCTACCTCTACGTATAAAAAGTTTTGTTCCATCTACATATATATATTAAATGTTTTTTTTTAATTATTATTATGTTTTCCGTGTTTTACATTGCGCATTTTCAATGCGAAATGGTGTAAGACATATAAGCTAAAAGCATAAAGACAATTTTTCGCTTATATATAAAATAAATCATATATATGCATATTATTTTTTAATGTTTGTTCTTTCTCGAGCTGCGCTTCTTGGCAGTCTTCTTAACATAACCAAATTTACCCTTCTCGGCAAAATATCCAGCCTTCTCTAAACGTTTCTCCTTCTTGGCTGTTGCGTGCTTCTTGCGGGAAACAATACGGCCCCATTTGTTCATCATCAAGTCCTTCTTCGTTAAATTGCCTGATGTTTTATAAGCGGTTCCGTGCATAACTTTTTCGCGGGAACCAAAAAGTTCTTTGTATCCGTGTCCGTGAATATGGTATTTACCGTCTTCGGCTTTGGTCGGGCGCTTCATAATATATATTATAGCGCAGATATTTTTTGTCTAAATGATATGTTATTAAAAATTTCTCCGAAACATAAACTCTTGGCCTGGCGCTATTTTTTGAGTATTCGTTATTAAGACCTGTGGCTTAAACGCAGGAGTATTATAACATGATTTATCAATTGTCTGGTTAGGTAATGGTCCAAAACTTTCTTCATATTGCTTTTTAGTATAAGTTTGAGTGTTTTTTCCGTCTCTATTTGGAGATTTTAAATATTGCGAATATCGCATTGCTTTACTTATTCCAGTAGAATTTCCGGAAGTTGTTGCGATTTTATTTGTAGTAACCCCAGTATAAGGATTCGCTATTTTAAAATCTACTATTCCTTGCCCATCTCTTGACATAAGTCTGGCCTGACTTATTGAACCGTAAGAAGACCGAAACATAGAGGAATGACAAAAATTACAGTTATTATTATTTTGCATATAGTCTATGTCGCGAAAAATTGATTCTTCATTTAAATTATTCAAAATCGCAATCTTTTATTCGTCATGTCTGCCGAAGCTCTCTCTAAACAATACCAACGCAAAACCGATAAGCAACATATTCTCGATAATCCCGATACCTATATCGGTTCTGTCGAGCATGTGGATTCTGATATGTGGATTTATGATGAGGCAACCAGCCGCGTTGTACTAAAGACCATCAACTATATTCCTGGCCTGTATAAGCTCTTTGATGAAGGTATCGTAAATGCGCGTGACCATGTTAAACGCATGGAGCAATCGAGCATCGCAGGAAAGCAATCTGTTACGCATATTGACACCACCATTAGTGAAGACGGTACTATTACTATCTTAAACGATGGTAATGGTATCGATGTTGCTAAACATCCCGAATATGATATTTGGATTCCTGAGCTTATTTTCGGTCATCTTCGTACTTCTACCAACTACGACAAAGATGAGAAGAAAATTGTCGGTGGTAAGAACGGCTTTGGTTTTAAGCTGGTGCTCATATGGTCGGAACATGGCCGTATTGAAACTATTGACCACGTACGTGGACTCAAATACGTACAAGAATTCAGTAAGAATCTCGACGTCATCGGACCACCAACCATTACAAAGTACCCAGGTAAACCTTATACCAAAGTAATGTTCAAGCCCGATTATAAGCGCCTCGGTACAAATGGTCTAAGTGCCGACATGCTAGCCCTCCTAAAGAAGCGCGTTTACGATATCGGTGCTGTTACGGATAAGAAAATCAAGGTCAATTATAATGCTGCCACTATTCCTGTCAAGAATTTCCAACAGTATATCGACTTGTACATTGGAGAAAAAACAGCAGCAAAACGCATGCACGAAGAGGCAAACGACCGCTGGGAATATGCTGTTGCCCTTTCCCCGACGCACGAATTTATTCAAGTCTCGTTTGTTAACGGTATTTGTACGTTCAAGGGCGGAAAACACGTAGACTATATTCTGGGTCAAATTTGCCGTAAACTTTGCGACTTTATTGAGAAGAAGAAGAAGGTTAAAGTCAATGCGTCTGCGATCAAGGAGCAAATCATGCTATTTGTGCGCTGTGATATTGAGAATCCAGCGTTTGATAGTCAAACCAAGGATTTCATGAATACTCCTTCGTCAAAATTCGGTTCATCGTGTACGGTTTCCGATGCATTCATTGAGAAGATCGCTAAGATGGGTATTATGGACGTCGCCTGTTCCCTGACAGAAGCCAAGGAAAACAAGTTGGCCAAGAAGACGGATGGTTCCAAGACCAAGTCCGTACGCGGCATTAATAACTTTATTGATGCAAATAATAGTGGCACAGCTCAGTCCAAAGACTGTATTCTTATTTTGTGCGAGGGACTTAGTGCTCTCAGTGGTATTGTTTCTGGGCTTTCAAGTTCAGACCGCAACACTATTGGTATTTATCCACTCAAGGGTAAGTTGCTCAACGTGCGTGGAGAAGCCGCAAAGAAAATCTCGGAAAACAAAGAGATTTCGGATATTAAGAAAATCCTTGGCCTAGAAACAGGCCGTTCATATAATAGTATTGAGGATGTTCATAAGTGTCTCCGATATGGTAAGATCATGTTTATGACGGACCAGGATTTGGATGGCTCGCATATCAAGGGTCTTTGTATCAACCTGTTTCATAGCGAATGGTCAAGTTTGGTGCGTATTCCTGGGTTCTTGTCCTTTATGAACACACCCATTTTGCGTGCAAAGAAGGGAACACAGACTCTACTGTTTTATAACGATGGGGAATACAACACTTGGAAGTTGAGTTTTGGTACCGACGGACCAAAGGGTTGGACCATCAAGTATTTTAAGGGTTTGGGTACATCGACTTCGGCGGAATTTAAGGAATATTTCGCAAATAAGAAAATTGTGGATTTCGTCTACGATGGACCAGAAAGCGACAACGTGATTGATAAAATTTTCAATAAGAAGCGCGCTGATGACCGTAAGATGTGGCTTGGTGCTTATAATAAAAATGCTTATTTGGATACATCAAAATCGGAAGTTAAGTACAAGGAGTTTATTGATAATGAGATGATTCATTTCAGTATTTATGATAATGAACGTTCGATTCCCAACATGGTGGACGGTCTCAAGATTTCACTCCGGAAAATTCTATTTAGTGCGTTTAAACGCAAGCTCACGAGCGAAATTAAGGTCGCTCAATTTTCAGGTTACGTTTCTGAGCATTCGGCCTACCATCATGGCGAGGCGTCTCTTAATGGTGCCATCGTCAACATGGCTCAAAACTTCGTCGGTTCAAACAATATCAATTTGCTTGAACCCAATGGTCAGTTTGGTACGAGGTTACAGGGAGGAGACGATAGTGCATCAGAGAGATATATCTTTACTATGTTAAATCATCTGACGCGTTATATCTTCCCCGAAGCGGATGATGCAGTATTGTCTTATCTGAATGACGACGGAACTATTGTAGAACCAGAATTCTATGTGCCGATTATTCCGTTTGCTCTTATCAACGGAATTTCTGGCATTGGCACAGGATTCTCGTGTAGTATCGAGCCTTATAATCCTAAGCAATTGATTCAATATTTGAAGAACAAGTTGCGTGACCAGTCGAACGAGACTATTGATTTTGTGCCTTATTACGAGGGATTCAAGGGTTCTGTGCGAAAGATTGCCGACAACAAGTTCCTAGTAAAAGGTCTTTATGAGAAGGTTGCTGATGATAAGATTCGTATTGTTGAGCTTCCTGTGGGAACATGGACGATGCCGTATACAACTTTCTTGGAGACTCTAATGGATGGATCATCTCTTGATAAGGAAGGTAAGAAGATTCCAGCGACTATCAAGGATTTTACGTCTATTTGCACTGAGGTCTCCGTGGATATTACAGTACAGTTTCCGAAGGGTCGTATTCAAGAGCTAGAGGCATCTGTTGACGCAAATGGCTGTAATGCCCTTGAAAAAATGATGAAGTTGTTTACAACCGTCAGTACAACCAACATGCATATGTTTAACAGCGAGTTCAAATTGCAAAAGTATACTACGATAGGAGAAATTATTGATGACTTTTATAATGTCCGTATGGAAACATATAAATACAGAAAGGCTGCGCAGGTCGACGCACTCGAGAAACGCTTGGTACGACTGTCAAATAAAGTACGATTTATTATTGAGAATCTGAGTGGCTCGATTGATTTACGTAAAAAGACCGCGGATCAGGTTACTGCGCTTTTGACGGGTATGAAGTTCGACCAAATTGACGGAGACTTCAAGTATTTGATTAAAATGCCCATGGATTCCGTGACGCAAGAAAACGTCGATGCAATTACGAAGGAAAAGGCTCAGATTACACACGAACTTACCGAGCTGAGGGCAACAAGACTTGCCACAATCTGGCTAAAAGAACTCGATGTTCTGGAGAGCCAATATGATATGTATAAGGCAAAGCGTGAAGTTATCCAGAGCGCGTCGAAAGCTGTGCCTAAAAAGTTGAAGATTGCAAAGAAGTAAATATCTATATAATATATAATAATGTGTTGGAATGAAAATGTTTCTTTGAATACCTTTTTGTTTGCGCTAGCGTCTTGTGTTTTTATTTGGTATAACAATAATTATACTCAATATAAAATAAAAGAGTTTAATAATCCATTTGTGTATTTGGCGCTTTTTTCATTTAGTGTAATGCAATTATTGGATTACTTTTTTTGGAGAAGCCTAAAAAATAAAGACGACAAAAGTAATAAATTTTTTTCCATTATTGGTTGGATATTTATTCGTATTGTACAGCCTTTAGCGTTAATATTAAGTATTCCTGAAAAATACTCACATTTTAAAAATCCAAGTTTACTGGTATATTTTTTTACCCTGGTTTTGACAACAGTATATAAAGAATTTTTTAATCCTATTCAATTCAAAACAGTATTAGAAAAAGACGGGCATCTAGATTGGAAATTTATAAATTTAGATGGGTTTGAAAAAAGTATTGTTGGTTTATATTTTTTATGTTTTATTTCTGCTTTTTTGAATTTTCCAGAAGTAACCATTTTTATTTTTTTAATATTGTTGTTTTGCTATTTAAATTATGATTTAACATGGGGTTCTATGTGGTGCTGGTTTACAAATATAGTATTTTTGTATTTTGTTACTAAAATTTTATTTTGGTTACCTTTTGTGGAATACAATAAATTATGTTAGTTCGTTTGTTTTTTTTACGAGTTCCTCCAAGCAATTTTTTATTTGTCCAGAACCATATTTTAAACATGTCATTTGAATATCAGCAGGACTGATAACACCCCCTTTTAATTTACTAAAAAGTTTATCGTATCTTTTTAGTTGAGCCAATTCATCACGGTATTTATGTAATAACATCTGTTTTATTGTCTCAGTTGACGCGAGACCTAGATTTAGTACATAATCAATACGCCCAGGTCTTGTAAAAGCGCTATCTATTTTCTCCAGATGATTTGTTGTAAAAATTAACATTAAATCATGTAGCTCTACAATACCATCAATCGTATTCAAAACGCATTCTAATGTCAGTGCATCATCCTTCTTTTGATTATGTAAATTCATCATATGTTCTAATAGTTTTTTTGTTTTCTTTAACTCCGAATTACTGTCATCTTCCGACGCATCGCTTTGATTATCACAACTACCAAGTGAATAATGGTCTGCTGGCAAATCAACAGCGCGACTTTTGAGAACATCGTCGCGATTCGCATCAAAATCCTCAAAGATAAAACATAATTCGCCTGGTTCATATTGAACGTCATTTATTTTAGTAGTACGTAAAAGAGAACAAAATTCGGTACACGTGCTAATGGCAGACCATCGCACCAAAACACCATGTCGTTTTGTGCGATTTAAAATACCGCGAATCGTTGACGATTTACCACATCCGGGTGGACCCATCATCATAATACTAGCTTTAAAAGTTACACCAGCATCTTCGTATTGTTTTTCAGCTACGTTTTTAGTGGAAGGATTGGCTTTTTTAATAAATCGGTCAACATATTGAATAAAATCGTCTTTATACTCAAAAAATATGTTTTTATCCAAAAATTTATTACTATGAAACGGATATTTACGAAATACCAACTCGCAGCGGTCTTCTTCGTCGCTTTTATATTTTATATATTCGAAAATGGCTTGTTCCTTCTTATTTAAAATCTCGTTTTTATATTCATCCACGATGTTCTCCATAAATTTATTTAAAATCGAGAACCCATTTGGCCCGGCCTTTGACAATTTATAAGTATAATTCTTATAACATGTTACGTCCCTTAATTTTTTTTCATCGGGCTCCTTATGTTCTTCCTTTATAGTAATTTCAAAATAAACTTCTAGTTCTCGATTTAACAACATTTTTTCATTATTAATCGGCAACATTATATAATCTACCGTTTCTGGGTCCCATATGGACTTTGTTTCACGTCGAGATATTTCAATCATTTTATTTATATTTTCAGGATGATGCTTTTCCAAATAATGATTAATCGCTCGAAACCGTTCACTATATAATTGTTGGACCGTTTCACGACTTTGAGAACCAGCGTACGTAGTAAAAATACGTTTGTGTTGTGGTATAATGATAACGTTTTCTTCTGGAGAGTTTTTCCAAGATTGTACCCATTTTTCATAATGTTCCTGTACATATTCAATATTGATGATTTTATATAACATAAATAAAAATAGGACGACATAAATATATTTGTTTTCCGCCGAAACTCTAGTCATTATTTCATTTACTATTTTTGAATACAAGGTTACTTGGACAATTTGAAAGGGGTCTATATTCATGTATTGTATTGATAGGTCAAAACGTTTTATATGTTTTAAAAATAGAAATAAATATAGGCTATTAATAATAAGAACACAATGAAATTATTATTAATGTTTTGCCAGGTTCTCAAAATCACATCATTTTTTTTTAACAAAAGGCCGATGGTAAATGACAACAAATCTATTCTTAAACGGGTCAATGGTTTTTATGGTCTCGTAGGTCCCCGCATAAATGTTCATAACAAAACTAATCTTTATGATTTATTTACTGGCGACGGATTAATCCAGGGTGCGTTTTTTGAGAACGGCCAAGTAAACTATGTAAATCATTTGGTAAATACGGATAAATTTAAATACGAGGAAAAACATGGGCCTGTTTCTGAGAACATGTTTGTACGAATGTTATTTATGATGTTTCATAAAATGCGGCTATTACCAAACATATTAGGCTTAGCTAATACTGCTCTATTAAATGTAAATAATAAAATCTATGCCCTCTACGAAAGAGACGTTCCCTATTTAATTGACGTGGATTTCGAGAACAATCAATTGGCTACCGTAAACAAAGTTCAAATGCCAAATTTAAACTCCTTTTCTGCTCATTCAAAGTTCTCAAAACCGTTTATAGAAACATTAGACTACAATGTTCTCGGAAAATACGTAAATTATTTTATATTAAACGAGAACTTTGAAACAATTCAAGAGACCAAAATAGCAACAAAATATATACCTGTTATCCACGATTTTTTATCGTTGAATGAATCGATTTTAATATGCGATGGGCCAATTATATTAGATATAAAGAGTATTTTTGACAACCGCTTACCTGTTCGATTTGACCAATCAAAAAATACGTTTTTTTATTTAGTAAGGCGTGATAATTCAATTGAAACTTACGAAGCAAATAGTGCGTTTTATATATTTCATTACGCACAAGGATATGAAAATAAAGATACAATCGAACTATTTGCTGCCGTTTATGAGAACTTGGATTTTAGCAAATTAGATATCCATGGAAAATATCGTAAAATTTTGATAAATAAAACGACTAAGGCTGTATCTTTTGAAACAAACCCTATACTTGAAAACATGAATCTAGATTTTCCAGTCCGTTATGGGCAAAAAATAGTTCTCAGAAACGTTGAAAATAATTCTATAAAAGAGTTTATTATTTGTGATGGTCTAACTATAATTGGACGAATTAAATTAGAAAATAAAACTATTTGTGGAGAACCAGCACTGATTCAAGGAACGCCATTGCTAGTATGTTTTGCGAATTGTGTCAAAGAAGATAAAAGTTATCTAATAATAATTAATCTGGATACATATGAAATTAGCGAATTAGATACAAAACAAAAGAGGCTTTATATTGGATTTCATTCTATATTTTTACCTCAGAGTATATAAATGAAATATTTTGATTTTAAAAATGATAGTTTACATGTACCCCAACGCATAACACGTTATGGATTATATACAGGTCAAATATTTATTATTGCTGCATTAATAGCATGTTATTTAAAACATTTTTATCTCTCTTTATCATTATTATGCTTATATGTGACAACCATGTTATATTGGTCTAAAATGGAAGTAGAATATTTATCGTATACGAAAACAATAGACATATGTGTTGCCTCATTAACATTACTTATAGCCAGTTACTATGTTAATTATTATTTTAAACCAGAATATAAAATTATATGTGCAGTTGTTGTCATTATAGGTATTGTAATATGGTTTATAAACAATACTGCCTACTATTATATGGTTACTCGATATGGAGAATTCGGTAAACTTGTAAACATAGCGGAACGAGACATAATAAATAACGTCACTATATTTTTACATATATTGTTTTTGCATATTATGCCGGTTTGTACATACATCTACTGTGGTTTATTATCCATATAAAATATGCAGTCAATTCATATTTTATATCATCTTACCATTCATGCTAACAAATTTTGTATATAAAAGACCATTAATTTTATGCAGCGAATTCCCAAAAAAGAAATAGGCCAACTTTTTGAAAATGGACATTTATAAAATGTCCAAAATGAAAAAGTACGGAATAAATATTTTGGAAAAACGCGAAAAACCAAAAAGAGACCATAATGGTAAGGACGGCAAAATATTAATTTTGTGTTGTTACCAACAGCTTTTTGGGGATTTTGGGGATTTTTAGTGACGATGAATCGAAATTTTCGAACCAAAAAATCCCCAAAATCCCCAAAAATATTTTACGCCGACCGTTATAACCAATATAAGTTTGATTTACTGAAAAACGCATAAAAAAATTGTTATGCAAAACCAATTTTCGAACCATTTTCGAACCAAAAAATCCCCAAAGTTCGAAATATTCGAACCAGAAAATCCCTAAAATCCATTGAACATTAATCAATATCATATATGGTAATAAATCAATAAAAATCTCTAAAAATACGTGATGATAAAATCAACGGTTCGAAAAAATTCGAACCCAAAAATCCCCACGGTCTATTTAGGGGATTTTTATGGTTCTATAGTATAGAATGGAAAAATCCCCTAAAATCCCCAGAATATATACTTGTGTAGATTGCAGCTATTTTACACGTAATAAAAAGGATTTGGCAAAACATTATGAGACGATAAAACATAAAAACAATACAGATCGAACCGATTCGAATGAAAAAATCCCCGAATCATCTGGCTTCTGTTGTGGGCAATGCGGAAAGGCATATAAAGCAAAAAGCAGTTTATGGTATCATACAAAAAAATGTAAGGCAGAACCCGAGGATTCCAGGCACGAAACGTCTAAAACGGAGGATTATGTAGTAATTACCGAGCTATTAAAACAAAACCAAGACCTACAAAAACAAATCATAGAAATATCCAGGGAACGAAAACAGTTTATTACAAACACTACGAATAACACAAAAACTTTTAATTTAAATGTATTTTTAAATGAAACATGTAAAGACGCTGTCAATTTAATGGATTTTATCAATTCACTACAATTAAAACTTAGTGATTTTGAGGCAACGGGTCGCCTTGGATACGTAGAAGGTATTTCTAAGATCATAGTAAATGGCTTGAAACAGATGGATGTACATAAACGCCCAATTCATTGTACGGATAGTAAAAGAGAAACTATGTACGTAAAAGAGCAGGATGTATGGGAAAAAGAAAATGGAGACAAATCTCGACTTACAAAAGCAGTAAAGATGATCGCAGACAAAAATCTACAACAAACCCAGGAGTGGATAAAAGCTCATCCGGAATGCGCAGTAAATAATACACCAGAAAATGACAATTTCGTAAATATTATGTTGGCTGTACTAGGTGGCCAAACGGAAGAAGAAGATAACAAAAATCGCGAGAAAATATTGCGAAATATTGCCAGAGAAGTTAGTATTGATAAAACGAATGCTGCTGAAACAATAATGTAATTTATTACTTACGACTGCACTAGTGCAATCAAATATATAAAATCTTTAGTGATTTTATATGTCAGAGCAAATAGTTGTGCCAGAAAAAAGACAATATATTCGCGATATGGGACCTATAACAGATGGAGAATATATTTCATTTCAAAATGACGTGAACTATGCAATCAATGTTCTAGGACGTGTAAATCTCGATATTTATTTGGATGCATCAGGAACAGTGTTTGCGCAAGATGCATCCGGAAATCCTTATCAAAATGTTCTCATAAAAAGAATGTCTTATACATATCCATCGCTCGATGCCTCAGGAAACATTGTCGAAGGACTTTTTGAATTATGGTTTTATAACGATACATATTGGTCAAATACTGATGAAAAAAATACATTATATTGGTATTACGTGAACGGAATCTTACCTAAGGTTATTTACCAATTTACCTGACAATATAAATATATTATTTATATTTTCATTAACATCCATTAAAATTACTTATACCATCCCATTGAATACTATTTTTATTTGCCCAGTCTCGTTGGTTACAAGTAGCAGTAGCACCATTGCTAGACCATTTAGGGTCGCTAAAATTAACAACATTATTGTTGAACCCATATGTGTTGTCTTTACCTAACGTGCTTGATGTATTAGTTTGTCCCATGGGAGGAATAATACAACCTGGTTTAGTGGGGTCCAAAGATTGGAGCCAATAATCTGGGCAAGGTTGTGCAGACGGAGGATATACTGAAACATTGGATGACCGATTGGTCATTTGTATTCCAATATAAGTTAATATAACGATTAGTAAGAATAGTGCCACCGATAAAACTATAACATAAAATGAGTCCATTATATACTATTTTCATATATTATTTTTTCCAATTTCCTAAATTTGCGTATACGAACATTTAGTCGTAATATTTTCTGAAGTAAATTTATACCATGTCGTATAAAGATATTAATCCGGTTTCAGTAAATGACAATTCTCATATTATTGGGCCTATTCATAATGGACGCGTAAATTTAATTGAACAACCACCAACGGATGTTCTTTTTGCTATGCAAGAAAAAATTGCGATCCGTAATAAAGCGACTGAATTTCGCGAGGCATTAACCGGCGTTTGGGAATCAACTACACTTTCTAATCTGTTTTTTTCCGCTGAAAACGTTCAAATTATTCAAAACGGATTACGCGCTGGTGTTTACCAGATGTCGAATCAAAAATATATCATTGCTCCTCAAAATGTAGATACTCTCAAAATCATTATGCGTAGTATATATTTACAATACGCCGAGCATCGCGTAGATGATATTACCGGACAAATCGAACGCTTGAATAAACTGGTTTTGGATTATGCTGTGCCATCAGTATTTGGAGAAGCAACCGGTTATGAAAAATATTGTCAAGATCAAAGTACATTAGTGGTACCTCTTCAATTACCTCAGCACGTGGATAGAGAGTATAAACAACTTATGATAAAACCTTTTATGTAACCAAATCATTCAATGAAATATAAACATTAACTGTCTGTTTATATTGAAACGAAGCAAAATTTATCTTATCGTATGAATCGTAAGGAAACGAAAACGTATATTCTTCCTCATCTGGATTTACTATACCATCAATAATATGCGACTTAATCCTCATGTCACACGCGCGAATTCCTTTGCCAGTACAGACAACATTAACGATTTCATTCGTCTCTGGAAACTCAAACACGTACTTGGTACCATTCCTAACAAACACTTCAACGTTTCTACTAAAATTACATTTTACTGCATTTACGATATGCATAAAGTTATTGGTAATCGATTCAAACTCGGGATTAATAAGAGTGGCCATTTTTGTTTTGTTATTACCAAACAAAACAAAAAAATAAAATCAATTTTTGACATCTATTCGATCCAGAATGTTCCACCCGAAAACCCAAAATTTTTCTATGTTTTTCCAAAAAATTATTATTATTAAAACACAGGAGGGTATGCACAGCAAGTCATTGGTTCCCTGCTACTTGGCAAATTTAATAACGCGCGGTGGTTCGTCTGTGTTATAATCCATTTTACTAAGAGAAATTGGATTTTGGAATAAAAAGTTCTCGATTCGGCCATTTGTATGTTTAAACGTATTAATCTCAGAAAGCTCGTATTTTAATAGAGTTAAATTTTGTGTTTCAGGCAATAAATGATTTACTTGTAATGCCATGGCTGTCTTTAAAAGTTCTCGATTCTGAGTTTTTTCATATTCCTTCAATAAAGAACCAATTTGTTCCACATACATAAAGATCGTATTACGTTTTCTGTCCATCAAATCTTTTTTATGGTCATTTGAATAATTTTCATCATATTTATCCATTAATTCTTTCATAATACGACTATCGATATTATAGTTCTCCAATTCCTCTTTAAAAAGCGACGTTGATTTCTCTTGACTAGTATAATCAAAAAGGGTATCCAATTTCAAACAAATAATCTTTTCCTTAATAGATTCGATTTCCTCTTTAAATGTATATATCAAATCTGTCATTTGCGTATATTCGCCTTTATAAAGTTCTAGAGATAGGGAACAGGGCGCACTAGCGTCTCCACAAATAGCCTTGTAGCGATTATCAGCAATAGAAAAAATAGTTCCTACGGCACGCGCACAATGAATACATTTTGGCTTTACTTCTTGTGCTAATTTACGCCCTGCTTTTTTGCTATTAGCGCTTTTAAATGCACGTTTCCTAAGTTCATGTACTTTATTGTCATATTCGCTTTTAATACGAAAATATTCATGTAACGATTCCACGTAACGTATTTCTTGTTCAAGTAAATTCTCTTGTTTTTTTATAGGTACAACAGGTGAATTGACAAATTGAATAGAGGGATTGTTCTCCATCTGAAAATCGGTAATGTTTTCAGGTAAATCCTCTATAATAGTTATTTTGTTATTGGATATATTCAATGTTTTAAGACGCAACATTGACCTAAGTTTCAAAAACGTAAGCTCGTTATGGTCAATATAAAGTTCCAATAAATCATATGGTAAATCCTCAAGCTTTTTAATACGATTATGCGATAAATTAGCAGTAGATAAAACCTCACAAGGTGATAAGTCAATCGATTCAATATAGTTATTTGGTACATCAAGAACGGTAAGCGAACTAGGTAATTTTTCTAGGGTCACCAAAAAATTCTTAGGACATGAAAAATGCGTAATTCCTTCGGGCAAATTGATAGCCGAAGTTACTTCTCCTTCCGCAATATTAATAGTATGAACAAACATAAAACCATTATTGCGAATGACGGAAAAATCGAGGTCTCCATGAAGAGGCTCTTTTAAATCAAGTACTGCCGTTCTGCGTGTAAGGTTCTCTAAAAAAGATAGAAGAATTCCTTGAGCAGTGTTATTTTCACTAATAATAGTTTCGCGTTGTTTCTCTATAATACTCATTTATTATAGACAAATATTTTATTAGTGAAACCCTGCCTCAACTATAGGCAAATTTGTAATATTAGACATACGCCGGTCCTGTAAATCTTCTTGATAAAGACGGATTTTGGATAATATAATATTTTGTTCACGTAACATCTTCTGTTCTTTTTCGTAGGGACTCAATTTATTCGTATAACAATAATAAAGTACGTACATTGCTATGCTCGAAAATAATAAAAACACACCAATATTTAAAACATAATAATAAATAGTAATACGATTTTCATGGCACGACTGTAGTGAAGAAAACAAATAATATTTTACAGTTGGCTCTATTAAATGGCTAACATTCATACTTATATTCATTACACTATATTACATAAAATTTAAATAGATTGAAACCAATAGATAGCAAAATATGGCTAAAATAATAGAAACTATCCAAATTGGAATCACTGTTTTATGTCTATATCCTACTCCAAATGGTCTGAAACCTCCATCATGATTATATAAAAACCCAGGCTTTGCAAAATGAATACAGCTAAATAATATTAGAAATATAAATATGGCGACGTTTAGTTTATGGTGTCTTACAAACCCTTTTAAATTCATTGTTATAAATAGTGTATATTTTTATTAGATATATTTTTACCTCAGTCGTCCTGAAAATCATCTTCTTGGTCTTCTTCATAATATTGCCCATCTAAATACCCATCTCCAAATGCACCAATATCTTCTCCTTCGTTATCATAATTTCCTTGCTCATCGCCTTCTTCAACCTCAATTTCATGAGCTTCAATACCTTGTTGGTTATCCTGTAGCTCGGCCAAATCATAAACGTCCATCATAAGTTCATCGCCTGGATTCATATTTTCGTCCACATCCATTAATAATTGTCCAATCATGTCCTTGGTTTCGCGTTCGTTTGTAGCCGCATCGTATGCAACCAGGCCTTTTTGCTGACCAACATTCCAGCGACCAATTTTAAAATTCTTGAGCATATCTTCGACTTTACGTTCTTCTTTAGATAAACGCCCCAATTCTTCTACAATAGACTTCTTTTCCTTTTCTCTAGAGCGGCGGACTTGTACTATAATTTGGTCATATGAAAAATTAACTGCCTTTTTATTATTTTCCTCTATATTTAAGTATCCCAATAGTAATTCAGCAAGGCGCGTTTTTAATTCTTCCGTATCCCCAACATGGACTACGTATTCTTGTAAATCTGCTTCTGTTTCTTCGAGGCCTATATCAAGTTCAGACAATTGAGCGCTTAATTGGGCGGAAGCATCGTTTTTTAATTTGTTTTGGCCACGGCGGTCCTGTTTTACTTCTTCCAAGTCAGCTTGTAATAGTTCAATATCCCCTGACATCTCAATATAAGTATTTATTACGGAGTAAAAACAATACGAAAAAAGAAGAAATGTGGTCTTCTTATCAAACAACGACGAGAAAACATGCCCTGCCTTTTGAATAGGCGTTATTATAGGTATATTTTGTGTAAACAGATTCAGATTAACAAGACTGTTCATGGCCTCTTGTAATAATCGATTCATGATTTTGTCATTTTTAAATTTGCTTATATCCGCATAGTGTTTTTCAATAAAGGTCTGAATTTTTTTATAAGTCGGGTCTTTTTTACTGAAGCCCCAATGTGTAGGAACTACATTAAAATCAGCGCCATTCAGTAAAATGGTAGGGTATACCTTTGACATAAATTGCACAGCATTTTGCATATATTGCGTAATGGTATAAAGTTCGTCATCATAATATAAATCGCTCTGTTCGTTCTGGCGTAATGTCCAATTCGTAATATTAAACATGAATTTATTTAATTTATCATAGTTAAGAGCAGATAGATTACCATAGGTTTCAAAAAACCCCATAACTTTATTATAAAGACTTTCATTTACGGTGTAAAGATAATCAGCAAAAGCCTCTAATGCAGGGCTTTCATCTTCTGCCATTTTCTTTGGATTCCATTCTTCTAATACACGGCTTAAATATTGACGCATGTTTTCATCAATAATATTGGAATTTTCAATATTCAAGGCCTCGACAATATCAATAATTGGTTTCAAACGATCAAATTGCTCTTTATTCGAAATAGTAACAATGTTATGTTCCGCCACTATACGCATTAGCTGATGTAAACTTTCAGCAGTATAGTGTTTACCGTTTTTCTTTAAATACTCTATTTTTTCTTCCATAGACCAATTTGAACTATATCCAACTGGACGCTCAGTAACAATTGTTTTGAGGCGTTCCGGGACAGGTAAATTACGATCAAAATTACAGTATTTGATAATAGCTCCGTAAACGTGATGGTCTGTGATTCCGCTGCGACTATCCGGGTATTTTATGCCCGTCTTCTCATTATGGAAAAAAATAGAGGCCGTAGAAAGTTCTCGAAGATTGGTTAATAAAATGGACATATTTGCTGCTGCTTTAATATTATCGCGAATGTTCTCGTCTTCATTAATAAAATATAAAAGTGGGTTTGTAACATCTACGTTTTCATTACAACAAGCATTTTCAATAAAGGGTATTTGAGTTGACGTTTTTAAAAGCGTATCTTTTGCTGTAACAACTTTATTAATTTTTTCTATAATACCAAAACCGAAATAGGCAGCGCGACTTTTCAAAATAGCAATTTGGCTATGCTGGTCGCGATGCCCTTTTCGCATAGTTTCTAATAATTCTTTATTAAAATCTTCGCCTAAGTTTCTTAGCGTATTAGATACGGAAAAATCAACTACAGGAGGAAGAAAATGGCGCCATTTAGTTACACTATGCTCTTCTACGCTTATTAATTGAGGATTTAATAAAATATATTCGCGTTTTTGGACATATAGTTCATTAATATCCGCGCGCTTCAATATATAGGCATCCATAATGTTTTTCATGCGTTTTGCTATTTCTTCTGGATTCAATTTATAGATAGCATCCCAAGGCGTGATTTTACTCTTTGTTTTATCAATTACGCAAGACATATATTTGAGACCCGTACTATCTTCTATGCCTCCATCGAGAGGATAACCACTAAAAGACCTTACACATCCAGGAAACGTTTTATTTGTTTTAAACGAGGGAATCGCGGTTTGAATACGTACAAAAAGAACAGATGTAGTAATTAGGATAAGCATTTCTTTAAAATAATTTTGGTAGGGCTGTAGACCCTTTCCTTTTTCTTTCAACTGTTTTTCTGAGCGTTCATTATATTTGTGTTCCTTTGTAATGACTTTATCCATGAGTTCAGCAGTAACCGATAAAACAAAGTCTTCTATGCCTTCAAATTGTATATCAATATTTGAACAAATGGACTTGAATACATTATACACCGTTTCACTATTTGCGCTATCAAAAACACGAACCTCCTTTTTACCCGCGGCCTCCATCATAATAGTACCCAAGTCTTTCTCCATTAGTGCGTTTGTAACAATTTTAAAGCCCTGTTGGTCGTGCCCTTCTTCGTTACTGAAATCGTTTTTGCGTATTATAAAACCACTATGCTCATCCACATAGGCGTCTCCATCTTGGCTCATTTTACCGATTGCTCGGCAAATTTCGTCAAGTCGGCGCATATAATCCCCACCACTAATAAACTCTTTGGCTAGATCAAACAAAAATCCCGGCAATAATTTTGTATTTGTTTCCAAGCAGTATTTCCAGTGTTGGTTTTCCTCCAATTCTCCAATCATGGGCTCTCTACAAAACTTTTCAGTAAATCTTACAATATCATATTGTTTTTTAGAGAAATCGGCCTGGTCTAATATCATATCACGTAATCTTAAATGCGGCGATTGAATCAAATCTTCATTTGTCGTAGCCAATTTACCGAGTTCATAGGCCAAATGATTTGCCTTTTGTGCCTGTACGTCCATCAAAAAATATAGGTTTTTAATAAATCGTTTATCTTTATTGAGTGCCTCTTCCAAAGTACGTTCTAGCTCCTCTACATTGACTGCATACCGACTATCAAATTCATCGAGCATTTTACGTTTATTTATTTCGTTCATTTGCTTCGAAATATCTGTTTTATTCTCGCAGATAGCATTGGACCGATTTTTAAAACAGTCTTTTGAAATATTACAAAATAAGGTATTTGTATCCAAAAACGCGTTTTCGTTAATTTCTTTATCATTAAGCCAGTTATTTTTTAGACGTTTGAAATATTGAACTTTAGCGCGAGCATCAGCTTCCATTTTTAATATTGCGGTGTCTTGTTCAGTAAGGGCATTTGGATCAATACTATCGTCCATTTGCGGTTTTATTTCAACCATGGCATATTCTCCATCACGTACCTGTTTTTTACCTTGGATAAGGGTTGCGGCTAATTCTTGCGCCATGGCTTCCGGACAGTCGTGTTTCTGCACCAAAACTTCTTGCAAAAAAGAAAAGAATTTATCTGGCATCATTTTTTTCTGTTCATCTTTATATTTTTTTAAAATATCATAGGGTGTTTCGTCAAATTCGCTATCATAAAATACCTCTTCTTTATTATTATCTGCTTTTAGTTTTGCGAGAGAGTCATAACGTTTGGTCATGAAGCGACGGTAACAATCTTCTGGTCGTATTTTTTCGATATCCGTCATTTCAGTAATGGACGCCGGTTTTAATACATCCATCAAATCATTGGGTGTCATTAAACATAATAGAAGGGACGTAATAAGATTGGACTGTAAATTACCCTGGTCGAGCGTTAAAATACGATGTAAAGTTTCTTGAGAAGACATTTGACCTCTAGTCGTCTCAATATTTAAAAAGGGATAACTCAAATAAAGTGCATCAAGAAGTTCCTTTTTCTCGGTTAATAAATTAAACACTGCATTTAATTTTGAATTAACCATATATTTTGTGCTAGTCAAAATAGACATTTTATCGCGTTTCGATATGTAGTCAACCTTAGTCTTTTGTATTTTTTCTTTCACAAAATAACGGATTTCATTATATTGCTGATAACTAATATCTTTGGGATAAACACAAAAAGGTTCCAAATATTGTACTACAGCACGAAACGATAATTTGTCACGAATATATTTACGAACCAACCGAATAAAAGTTCTCGTTTTTGGCACAATAACGTCCAAAAATTTCGAATACTTATCGTCGTCTGTATGCAAATCATCATGAAGAACAAACTCTTGAATATTTGATAAAAATTCGCGTTTACTATCTGCCTCAACTTTCTCATAATCGAATTCCTGTTTCAAATCATGTATTACTTGTGGAACTACGTCAGTATTTTTGCGCAATAATCGATACGCCGAAAAAATTTCTTGATGAATCTTCGTGCGCTCGTAAATATTCGTAGAAGGTAAGTCGATTCTAGAATATTGTACCACGGAAATAGGCAACATCAAAAAAGAGGTAATAGATACTGAATCATTTTGAGTAAGAGGCATGCGTTTGTATATTTTCTTACCGTTTTTGAGAACTTGTTCCGTCAATTTATGTGTACCCAATTGATAGCGCTGAATAACAAATCGACGTCTAGATATTTCGTTTTCGCTAATCGTCGTACTAAAAAAATTATTCAAGTTATCTACGACACACTCCATCGACACAGCAATTTTTTGACGAATTAAAATATTGTCATCAGACAGAGTATCCTCAAACGGAGTCATAAAATTATTTATTCTTTGTTGGGCTGTCGTATATGTTGTTGTACGAGTTTGCGATTCGTTTTTATAATAATCCAATTGGCTATTCTCTATGGCCAATAATATGTCTTCTGCTCTTTCTTGGATTAAATCACTATTATCTAGCTCAACGTCCACATTATATATTTTTTTGCGGTTATTTACAACGGGCATAAACCAACGTAAATATGTGTCTAATTTCTCTAATTTTTCAATCATGGGTTTATGAAACGGACCGTTTACTTTGGCTTCGTGAATAATGTTATTGTTATCAAAATTCGAGAACTCTTCACGTAATTGTTTAAAACGCTCAATTAACAAATGAAGATTATCTAATACTCCGACCGTTCTCTGGTTATTCGGAATCGTAGATAAAAGTTCATCCATTAAATTATTTACTTGCGTATCAATGTCATAACGCTGTTTATGTTCTGGTAGTTCTACATATTGTTTAATTGCGCCTAATTTATCACCAAAAATAACTGCATCTGCGTCGGCAAATAAATCGTCTTGAATTGCTTCGGCAGGTTTAGAATCGGGAACTGCGCCTTCGGGTATTTTAATAATCGATTCTCCGCTTTCAGTATAGGTGACGCTCGGTTCTAATATTTCTCCTTCTTCCAAGTTAACTTTGACATTAGTTAACGACCCTAAGTTTCTAATAGATTCGGGCTTCTCTCTGATAACTATTTTTTCGAGTGGTATATTTTGTGGTATACCCTTATAAGCAAAATCGATATATATAACATTTAAATCAGGATAAGTCGTTATTTCAATCATGTCTTCTTCTAAATTAGTTATTTCGCCTGTTAATGTTGCTGGGATTTCCCCACCAAAATGCACATCTACCCAAGTTTTAATCAATAAACCATTTTGTTTAGCATAACCCTTTTCGTCACTACGACTAAGCAGATTAATCTCACTAATTGTCTCGTCAGTAAACATATTGTTCTCGTCAACATTTAATTGATACCGATTCAAGTTTTCTGTATCGATAAGATATAATTTGGTTTCGTCAATATAATCTATGATTGCTACCATTTGATGAATATTGGGATTCGACGGAGCAACAATTTCAATAATATCTCCGAGTTCTAATGAAATATCATTTGTTTCTTTTTCCATTTACTATAGTCGTATATACTTATCTGTCTAAATAATATTTGCGATTTTGATTATTTAGCAGGGAACCAAAGGTTCCCTTGCAACCCCTCCTATCTTTTATGGAATTAAAATACCTTACCATTTTCAATCATAAGAGTCATAATTGGGTTTTTCATAAAAAATCAACATGGTTTTATGCGTTATTAGTTACTATGCAAAACAAATAACGCATAAAACCATGTTGGTCTTTGAATAATTATGTATTTCCCTTTTGGCTGCCGGCTCCTTTGACGTCATAGTTGGAGCCAACATAAGAATTAATTTATTTTTTCATAAAGATAAGATAAATTCATTTTTTTCAAAGGAGATAAAGGATCCAGTCATTTTATTGTACAACATGACGGAAGAAGATATATTGTATAACACATATCATTTATCGAGCATATTGTCTAATACTGAAATAAATAATAAAACATATAGTCACAATGCACAAAAATATCAAATATTTAATTCTCTGAAAACGAATAAAAACCTGGACGAATATCGTTCTGTTGTATTTACTGAACCACAACATAAGGTTGTGTGTTTTTCGCCGGTCAGGTCAGTTAGATATAAAAAATTCCGCGACGATTATTATGATGTGATGGAGCAAATATTAGTTAATGAAATTATTGAGGGAGTAATGATAAATTTGTTTTATGATAGTAGGTCGGGTTTCTGGGAAATTGCAACTAAATCAGCAGTTGGTGGTAATTATAGTAATCTTACTGACAGAAAGAAGACATTTCGGCGTATGTTTTTAGATGCGTTTCGTTGTTCCAAAGGAGAAGATATAAAAAACATAGTTTATTTCCAAAATTTACCTAAGAATTATAGTTATTCTTTTGTGATGCAGCATCCTGATAATAAAATAGTGAATCCTATAAAACACGCTGCGCTATTTCTAGTAGGTGTTTATGATATTCATTCAGATAACAGAGTTACGTATATCCCACCAAATATTTACGAAGATTGGTCAATATTTAAAAATATAGAAGGTATAATCCAATTCCCTCGACGATATAACCTTTATAATTTTGCTGACCTAGAAAAGAGTGCACTGTCTATACAAAACGGGCCGTTTTTCTTGGGTTGGATGTTACATAATACAAATACGGGAGAACGGTCTTATTTGAAAAACGGACTACGCAAAACCATAACCCGAAAAATAAATCAAAAATATACATATTATTTTTTATGTGCACATAGAATGAACAAAATAGACGAGTTTTTGGCATGTTATCCTATGTTTACGTATTTACATCGTGAATTTGTATGCGAATATAATTTATTTATTAAAAACGTTTATTCTTCCTACGTAGATTATTATATTCGTAAGTCCGAGAATGTTATTAATGGAAAATATTTTCCGCATATCGAAAACATTCATAAAACTGTATATATACCTTCATTAAAGGATAAAAAACTTAAGGTTAACATAAGTACTGTTATGGATTATTTTAATAATATGGAACCACGTGAGATGCTGTATCATATGAATTATGATAGACGACTTCAACAATAAAATGAATTCATTAATATTATGAATTCATTTTAAGCATCATTATAAGCTCTTGAAAGTTCAGTTAAATTCTGAATATATTTCATAGAATGCGCTTTATTAACCTCTCCCATTTCGCGAATAGGCTTTCTTATTGTATCAACGATTTGCATAATACTATCTGCGTTAGATAAATGCGAAATATCCTCTGAATAATCTTTCTCAAAGAAAAACGTGATATCTCCGCCTGCAATAACTTGACTATAAGGAGTATAAATATGCAAATACCAAACTTTTATAATAGCAGTGGGATTTGCTTTTTTGATCATCATAAATGAGTCGCGGGAAACCGGCAAATCTCTGTTATTGGGAACAATAGTAATAATATCATCCAAAAAATCAAAAAAATGGTTGTTAAATGCTCGCATTAGAGTGGATTTATTATTGGTTGGACTTGAAGTGACGTTCATTTAATAAATTTACGTCTCACTATTTTTATATGCGTTTTCAGAAAATATTTATATTCCTTTAGATTAAAGTAAAAATTGAATGTTTTGGTCAAAATCGTATTTCACAATAATTAATATGATTCTACTATCACGGTACTATTCGCTTCGATCAATATCCACATTTTCTCTACGCGACATCCATAGAAACGAAAAAGTCCTCCAACGGTATGTGCGCTCTCTAAATAAATTATGTCCCGCTACATTTGGTTCCATTGCTGATTATGCGCATGTCTCTTGTCCGGATTTGGAAAAAATTTATAATGAAAATTCAACTCGATTTATTGAGACAAATGGTAAAAACACTGACAAGGGCGCAAACGGAAAGTATGTAGAATTTTCTCTATTTGGTAATGCGCCAAATTCGTATTCAAAACCCGATTTGCTTTGTAATTATAATATAAAGACCACGCATTTTAAAAGAATTAGTAATATGTATAACGCCAAAGAACGTCTTACGATTACAAACTGCGGTACAAAAAGCAATTATAATTCCTTTAAAAACATTAATGATAATGAATTGGTCACTGACTGTAAACACTATAATAAAATGCAAAAAGGTGTTGTTTTTGTGTTTCTACATGAAGATCAAAGTGAATGGACCGAGCCAATTGACCGTCTAAGAAACAAAACGCTTCTTATGGCATTTCTTTATGATTTGGCGAAGTTACCTGAGTACGAAAAATCCGTTTTGAATTCCGATTATGCACTTATTCGGAAGTGTATTGCTGACCAAGCCGTAAGCCAGCAAAAACAACAGTATTTACATATTCATAAACATGGTACAAAGAAGAATCCTGATGCATGTGCGCTTGGATTTACGCATCGTTTCTTGACCAAACTTGCTGGCATTTTCGCGGACAAAAACTTTATTATAAAAGGCCGGTCTTATTGTTTACGTCTATGATTTATCATAAAGGACATAAAAATAATCCGCCATTAAAAAATATAATGAAATTGTTATATTTTTTGTTTGCAGTAGTGGGTGCATTTGGTCCGGCGACGGTTCCTGAATTAGATGTTGAAAAATATACAGGTCGTTGGTATCAAGTTTTGGGTGCTCCCACAAATGAGCTATTCCAAGGTTATGGAACATGTTTAACTGCTGATTATGGAAGATTATCGAACGGATCAGTAAGTGTATTAAATAGCCAAATAGATAAGAGTGGATATTTAGAACAGATTACCGGGTATGCATATTACAAAAATGTAAGCGATCCCGGAAAACTTACTGTATATTTGGAAGGAACGCCGTTCGATGGTCCATATTGGGTAGTAAAACTTGGCGAAGTAAAGAGAGACCAATATCAATATAGCATAATTACTGTTCCCTCGCAGATTTCTTTATGGGTAATTGTAAGAAATGTTCAAGAATTTTATAATGAATATGCGCAAATAGTTACTGACTATTTGAATGCTCAAAAATATCATTACGAAACGATAGTTCAAGACGATACGTGCACATACGCGCTTTAATTATTTTTTAACGGTTTACGAAACGACCGAATAAAGGCCGTCGTATCTTCGTCACGGCAGAGTTCGCTACAATAATGATACAAATGTCCCCCCAGGTATTGTTGGCAACAACCGTATTGTTCCCGAGCGCAATCCCTAACTGATATTTCCGCTGAGTCAATGCACGACGAACAAGTAGTAAAATCCGAGTCGGCGCATGTCTTGCTGCAATACTGATAAATATAGCCAGCAATATTTTTTTCGTGGACTTGATGTACGTCGGTCGAGCAGGCATGGCACGACATGGTCTCTGTTGATTCAGACATAATATTGATTGATGATTGTTATCAATCAATGTTGAAAAAAGGATTCAATTTTTTCCACACAATAATAATATTATTTGCGACGTTTTGTGTTGCTATATTTACGTGACTTTCTTTTGACGGTTTTCTTTTTGGAACTACCCCCTTTTTCGGATGCTTTTTCGGATGCTTTTTCGGATGCTTTTTCGGATGCTTTTTCGGATGCTTTTTCGGATGCTTTTTCGGATGCTTTTTCGGATTTTTTTTCGGATGCTTCTTTTCTTTCAAGCCTTGATGCTGCAGCGGGGGCAATTCTTGCTTTTTGTCTTTCAGCTTCCATCTCCGCTTCCCGTCTTTTTGCCCCTTCTATCGCGTTTTTTGCAAGTTTTTCTAATTTTTTTTGTGTCTCAGGAGAGTCGTCCCACTCGTCGTACCTATATGGTTTAAAAACATAATTAGGATCTTTCGCAGCTGCTTTCTGACTTTCATTCCAATATCTATTATAACGATACGCTTGTTCAAATAAGTCCGCGTCAATTCTGGCATCACGTTGCCACTGTCTTCTCTTCTCTGATTCAGGAGATAATTCCCAATGATATCTTTTTGGGGCATTATCACGTTGCCACTGTCTTTCCTCCTTTGATTCAGGAGATAATTCCCTATCATTTTTTAGTTGATGATGTTCCAAACCATGAACGACATGCTCAGGCTGAAGCTTTCGGGATGGCATTTATATAATAACGTAACAAAAAAGGGTTTGACTAAATATATATATATTTAATCATCGATTTTGTTTAAATTCCAAACTTGGTGTACTACTTATTGTCAATGAAAAAAGCGTTACCGCTATTTTCATTTTTTTTGTTTTATACTACTACTACTACACTACATTGCACAAATCTACACTAGACTTCATTGCACAAATCTACATTACACCATAAGCTCCTCCATCGTCATCGGACCCTTACCGTCGTCCTCCTGCTCCTCAGCCATGACATTCCAGAGGCACGCTGCCTCCACCTGAGATTCTCCGAGCTTCTCCTTGAGCATGTCGTTCATGGTTTCGAGCATGATCAACTTGGCGTTAAGCTCCTCGACGAGCGCCTCGAGCTGTGCGTTGCGAGCAGCAAGCTGGTGGATATTGGCATCAGGACTGGCCTCAGGAATAGGGCTTCGGTTCATCTTGAGTACCATGAATCGGCGGTTGGCAAAGCGCTTGAACTGGTCGCCATCGGAGTAGCCCACGCACTTGAACTCTCCGCGGCCATTAATTTGCTCGCGTACGTGCATAGCAGTCCGATTGTTGCTCCAGCTGTTAAAGTGTACGTATGCGCTACGGACGGATGACGCCGAGTCAGCAATTGAACGGCTCACGAAATCGACGCGATTGACTGATCCGAGCTGCATGTCTTGCTCGAAGAACTGCTTTAGCTCCTCCTCTGTCTGGAGATGCTCAATGTCATTAGGAATAACAGGGATGTAGAGGCTTGTCCAGTTGGACGAGGGCTCGGTGCGCTCCTCGACGGGAGCGTCAAGAAGCACGTGCTTGATGTGGAGCATAGGCTTGCCGTTGTCGAAACAAAACTGAGTGACCTCGCCAGTGGCAGCGTTGGTATAGTAGCTCTTGGCAATGATACCAGACTTTCCGGCATCGAGGAAACGCTGTATCTGGTTTTGCCAGGAGGAACCAGCGGCCATGTGGACGATTGCGCTACTGAAGCGCGCGCCATTGGCGGCGACGTTGCTGATGATGTCTACTGACTCAACAAGACCATAACGAGCAATCTCCTCGACATACCAGGCTACCTCGTTGGAGGTCTGGAGCTCACGGGGAAGAGAGACGATACGGAACGAAACGGAGGACATATTGACTGTTGATTGCTTTCGCAGGGAATTTTAACCTGATTGTTTAGACAAAAAAGAAATCAATTTTTTGAGAACTTGAGAAGTTCTCGAATTCTTGGAATTTTAGGCACTATTATCTACATATAAATATATAGATGAAAAATACTCTTCGTAAAAGAGGCGGCAAAAAAACTTTGAAACGGGTAAAAGCACGTAAAACCGCAAAACGCAATTTAGGAAAACGTAAGACGGTTCGTAAGATGAAGAAGCGCGGGGGTGCTGGATTTGGCCGTTTAGGTACATATGAACTTAATGAAGATTCTCAAGGTAGCAATGGTAGTTCTCAAGGTAGCAATGGTAGCGATGATAGCGATTCATCATATCAACTTTCTAGTCAAGGTAGCGATGATTCTATTATGGAAGTTGATGATATAAATCCAAATACTCTAGAAAGTCTAATTCAAGCCGCAAAAACAGCAATTTTAGTCGCTGTAAGAGATCCAACACTTGAAAAAATTGAGGCAGCAAATGATGCAGTTGGTCAAGCTCATGGTGCTGTAGAAAATCGCGGTCCGCAGGGAAGAATTCGCAGTAACTGGATGCAAGAGCAGTTGTTTTTAAGCCTGGCTGGTTCTTTAGTTCCTGATAATTGGCACTTACAAACTAATGAAGTACAATGGGCAGTGCCAATACTAAATAGTAACCCGGGAAAAATTCCAGATTGGGCGGAAAATAATGCCTGGTTGCCTACTGCAAACACTCGACAACCAGAGCAAGGAAGGATGTTAACGGCATATCGCAGTATAGACCAAAACGGAAACGGTGTTGGTCAAATCGAGGTGGCATATGTGCCGGTTCAACACCAGGGCCGCTAAAAAAATACAAATATACAAAAACCCCCCTATTCAATTCACATCGAACAGCACTTCCCATCATGCAAATGCCTCTTACTCCGAACACATCCATAAGTCCGCATCCTTGCTTCCACTTTACGTACATGTCTTTCGTCCCCCCATAAAGACACGTACTTTACACCACAAAACCAACCCAGCAGCCTCCCAAAACCGAAAACCACATCGCTCCATTCGTCCAAAAACTCATCCCAGCTCTTGACTTCAGCTAACTCCACGACTTCATCCCAAATGTCGATCAGCCTTTGACCCAGCTCGTCCTCCTTATTACTGACACACCTACAAAATTCTGTCATTGTTTGTTGTTAATAAATTAAACAAAAAGTTATCAATTTTTTGTTAGTGAAGTTCTCAATTTTTTAGATAAAGTAAAGAATTATTAGGCAAATGAGTACAATCAGTTTAATGAAATTTGGTATCTTAAACGCTGGTTCCAAGATGGGCTCACAATGCGCTTTCCAATGTTCGACTAAATTGTTGTTTCCGTAATGAAGAGCCATGGGACAGGTGTTTGGTGGTCGAATAAAGTGTTGGTCGATGCGAATACATTCGGCTTTGATCAACAGTTTATTGAGTTCCCGAATAGCCTCTAGTTCCCTCCTTTTAGCGCGACGTTTACGTGCAGCGATTGTCATTCTTTGTCTGCTCTCGACCAAAGTCAAGAGCAGACACAAAACAAAGAATAGAAAGAGCGAAGCCATTGGTTGATTTTAATGAAAACAAAATCCGAAAAAGGATTTCAATTTTTTTGTAAACGGTATAAAGAATTGGCGCCACTAAAATACTAGTGCCTCTTTAGCTTAGTGGTAGAGCATCAGTCTTGTAAACTGAAGGTCGCGAGTTCAATTCTCGCAGGAGGCTACATGATGTAAATAAATTAATTAAAAAATTGTAATAAACATAATACCTAATAAATAAATAGGCATTATGTCGCTTTTGAGCAAACTACTCCATTTTGTTCTTATTTCTTCAAAGAAGCACAGTATAGATGAGACGCACGGACTTTCACATAGTATGAATGTCCTTCATTTCGCACATCGAATTCTTGAGGAAGAAAAAAAAGAGCATCCTTTACTAGAAACTCAAGAAAAAATTATTTACGTATCAGCTGCTATACATGATATGTGCGACAAAAAATATATGGATCAGGACGACGGCATACAAGAAATTAATGATTTCTTGGAAGACAAAATGTCGACAAAAGAAATAGATGTTGTACGGACGATTATAAGTACAATGTCTTATTCTACTGTGAAAAGGCAAGGGTTTCCTGAGTTAAATGAATACCTACATGCTTATCACATAGTTAGGGAGGCAGATTTACTATCCGCCTACGATTTTGATAGATGTATGCTTTATAATATTCACACGCAGATTGATGTGGATAAAAACTCAGAACTAAAGATGGTAGATGCCTTTACAAATGCATACAACCTCTTTCAAAACCGAGTACTTAAGCAAGAATCTGACGGACTATTTATAACTAATTATTCTCGGCATAATTATCTTCCACTCCATATAGATGCAGTTAAAAGGATTAATACGTGGAAGAGCATTATAAAAAAGCCTTTAGTATAGGCGTTAGTGTTTCAACAGTTACGCTGTTGGTCAAAAATGAATTGAAAAATTTTATGGATAAAATGAAAAGGGATAAAATGTTAGAGGTGAATTAATGGTATATAGGATGAAAAAAAAAGAAATAAAACTTTATATGTCGTTTTATTTCTTAAATAACAGGGGGTCCGCTCTTAGGCAACTCTTCATTTCGTTGAGTTTGTAGTGCTTCAACAGTTACGCTGTTGGATAATTTATCAGGGCGATAAGTATCTGGAGGGGTCGATATAGTTAATATGTCTTGACTTGTCGAAACGTAATTATGCATTTGACGACGTCCACCTGAACCTTTACTACTAAGCTCATCCGGAGTCAAACTATATAATGTATACTGTTCAGAGGAAACAGTGGCTCCAACATTATGAATAGAAAACGCCATAGGTTCTCCATTTTGTTGAGTAGCTACGCCGTTTTGTTCTGCGACATAAGGTTCATAATATTTTATAATATCGTCGCCTAGCAAGACCTTATAATTTTCGCGAACAAGTAACAGTGCAGGAACACTATGTACGTTAGGTGGCATAATAACACGTGTACCATTTTCTAAATGAACATAAAGCTGATTGTTTTTGGGGTCGCGACTACGTTTGTCTATACAAACAAAACTAATTTTGTTGCGTAAATTGTTTTTTGCTAAATATCGGATTATATTTTGGGAATGAGTGCAATAATTGCTATAATATAAAATGTCCATGTTTATATTATAATATTCAAGTAAAAACCTTGAGCCAATTGTCCGCAGAGTAATCCCTTATTTCATCGAGCCACTGCACATAGAATATAAAAGGCGATTTTGGAAATATATAAGACCGTATGTGAACGTAACAGCCAAAACGCCTAAAAAGTACCAAATATCCTTTTTAGTGGAAATGCCGCGCCAAAGAGCGGGAATGAAGAAGAGAAGTAACGAAACAAAAGCAAGAACAGATAAGAAATAGAACCAAATGCAATATTCGCGACCAAGAGGACCAAACAAATTATCCATGACTCCAGCCATTTTATATAATATTAAAAGAAATTATCACAAACGCTAAATGTTTTTTAAGGGTTATGAATATAAAAATATTCTGGTTCTATATACAATGGATAATTCAGTCATTTGGAAGATAATTGATTCCTATTTTCGCGATAATCCGCAAAATTTGGTACAACACCATATTGAATCTTATGACGATTTTTTTAAAACAGGTATCTTCCAGATATTCCGCGAAAAAAACCCTGTACAAATTAATACGCGATTTGATAAAAAGCTGAATGATTATCGTTCTAAATGTATTATGTATTTTGGCGGAAAGGATGGGACAAAAATTTATTTTGGCAAGCCGGTTATTTATGACGATACAAATTCGCATTATATGTTCCCAAATGAAGCGCGATTAAGAAACATGACTTACGGAATGACAATTCATTATGATATTGATATTGATTTCATAGATATTTTAGAAGAAGGGGAGCAACCTACAATCATTGGCGCACAAAGCGATGATGATGATGATGAGCCCGCACTAAAACAAGGAGGGGCATTGGATAGTGAAACAGTCAGTGGACAAGCCAGTGGTGGCGCAAAAGTGAAACCACGCGAAACTGCACCTAAATTAAAGGTCCGCAAACAAAAGAAGCAGAATCTGTTAGATTTGACTCCAAATGAAACCGCACAATTAAGAGAACTTACTGAAAAATCTATGATTGAGACAAATAAACAGAAGCGCACAATAACGTTAGACAAAATTTATCTAGGAAAGTTCCCAATTATGGTCCAATCTAGTTTCTGTATATTACGTGGTCTTTCGCCTGAAGTACGTCACACCATGGGGGAGTGCAAAAATGATATTGGTGGATATTTTATTATTGACGGAAAGGAAAAAACCGTAATTTCACAGGAAAAATTTGCAGATAACATGCTTTATGTTCATAAAATGGACGACGGTGTGCATTTATGTTCAGCCGAAATCAGATCTGTAAGCGAAAATGTATCTAAGCCTATACGCACATTAAGTGTAAAAATTGTCGCGCCAACGCCGTCCTATACATTTAATAATATAGTAGTGAATGTACCTAACGTACGTAAGCCGGTGCCGCTTTTTATTATGTTTCGGGCGCTAGGCGTGCTTTCGGATAAACAAATCATTACAATGTGCTTACTTGACTTGGAAAAATACGACAATATGGTTGACCTCTTTGTGCCTAGCGTACACGATGCAGGAGCAATTATGAGCCAGCGCGACGCTCTCAATTATATAGCAATTTTAACAAAAGGAAAAACCATAAACCATGCACTAGAAATTTTGGCCGATTATTTTTTACCGCACGTCGGAGAAGTAAATTTTTTAAACAAGGCTTATTATTTGGGACATATGGTAAAACGACTATTGTTAGTACATAGTGGTATGGAATTATCTGTAGACCGCGACAATTTTAAATATAAACGTTTAGAACTGGTAGGTTCTCTTATGTATGATTTGTTTCGCGAATATTTTAATTTACTTCAAAAACATGTTCTCCTTTTCTTTGATAAAAAGATCAATCTGAATAAATCTATGTATTCGAATCGATTATTTGGTCTTATCCAAGAATATTATCGTGAAGTATTCAGAGAGCGTATTGTCGAAGCGGGTTTTAAAAAGGCATTTAAAGGTAACTGGGGTGCTCAAACACATACAAAACGTATTGGTATTGTGCAAGATTTAAATCGCCTTTCGTTCAATAGTGCACTCAGTCATTTACGTAAGACTAATTTGCCCTTAGATGCTAGTGTAAAATTGGTTGGACCACGCGTCTTACATAGTTCTCAATGGGGATTCTTGGATCCGATTGATACGCCCGATGGCGGTAATATTGGTCTCCATAAACATTTATCTATATCAGCTTATATTAGTAAAGGTGTTTCTAGAGAACCTTTTATTAAATGGTTACGTGAGAAAGTGGATATGAAATTGCTCGAGGATTGTTCTCCTTTTATGCTTTCTTCGATGACTAAAGTTGTTCTCAATGGTCTTTGGGCTGGTTCTGTAACGGAACCACTAGAGACGGTGGCCAAAGTCAAATTATTCCGCAGAAACGCGCTTTTGCCTATTTATACTAGTGTGACGTTTGATATTCGTCAAAATACTGTTTTTATATATAGTGATGCGGGGCGTTTATGTCGTCCTATTTTTTATTTGGAGCATTCGCACCGCGACCGATTTATTCGAGAACACGAAACAGTTACTGGAGAAAAGCAAAAATGTGATTCGCTAACATGGTCTGATGTGATTAATAAAAAAATTAGCGACTGTGATTTTAAATGGACAGATTTAGTATGCGGCTTCAATAAAAAGACGAAGGACGGATTTAGGTCAAATGATTACGGAATCTATGAACTCGACGAATTATATGAGAACATTAGTGAGGATAAAAATCCAGCACAATATAAGAAATTTTTAGAGAACAAGGCCATTATTGATTATATTGACTCTAACGAAAGCGAGAATGCACTTATAGCCATGAACGACAATGAACTCAAAACCAAACCTCTACATTATACCCATTTGGAAATACATGAATCTTTTATTTTTGGTGTAATGTGTAATATGATTATATTTCCTGAGAACAATCCGGCGACGCGCAATTCATTCTCTTGTGGGCAAAGTAAACAGGCAGTATCCATGTATCACACAAATCATCAGGTGCGTATGGACAAAACCGCGGTTGTTTTAAATTCAGGGCAAATGCCTTTGGTAAAATCCCGTTATATGGAATACGTAAATCATGAGGAAAACCCTTATGGCGAAAACGCAATTGTAGCGGTTATGGTTTATACGGGTTATAATGTTGAAGATGCTATGTTAATTAATGAAGGAGCTCTAAAACGCGGTCTTTTCCGTACAACTTATTATAGTACATATGAAAGTCACGAAGAAAAATCTATCCAGGGAGACGAAAAAGTGGAGACTTTATTTACAAACATTGAGAACGACGGAGCAGTTTTGAGAACCAAACCAGGATATGATTATAGCCAATTGGACAAATATGGAATTATTCGCGAGGAAACGCCTATTGATGAAAAAACGGTATTGATTGGCTTAAGTTCATCCGCATCATCGATGAAGGGAACAAAAATAGACGCATCAAAAACTCCCAAAAAAGGGCAGCTAGGTATTGTTGATAAAACATTTATTACGGAAAGCGAAGAAGGGAAGCGTATAGCTAAGGTGCGAATTCGCGAAGAACGTATTCCAAATATTGGAGACAAGATGGCTTCGAGAGCTGGTCAGAAGGGGACCATTGGCTTAGTTGTTCCTGAGCAGGATATGCCGTTTACGCGCGATGGTCTAAGGCCAGATATAATTATTAATCCACATGCATTACCCTCTCGTATGACAATTGGACAATTAGTAGAATGTATAACAGGAAAAGCCTGTGCACAATACGGCGCATTCGGGGATTGTACGGCATTTAATAATGACGGATCAAAAATAGGTGTGTTTGGCGAAATGCTTACAAACGCAGGTTTCCATTCAAGTGGAAACGATGTTTTATATAATGGTATGACGGGAGAACAAATAAGTACAGAGATTTTCATGGGCCCTACATATTATATGCGTTTAAAACATATGGTCAAGGATAAAATCAATTCCCGTCCATTAGGACCTCGCACAGCATTAACCAGACAACCAGTAAGTGGGCGTGCAAATGATGGTGGGTTACGCATTGGGGAAATGGAACGTGATGTTCTCATTTCACACGGAATAACTGATTTTTTGAGAGAATCCATGATGGAGCGTTGTGATAAATATAAAATAGCAATTTGTAATGTTAGTGGTATGGTATCAATTTATAACCCGGCAAAGAAATTATTTATTAGCCCGATGGCGGATGGTCCAATTAAATTTACGGGTTCTTTGGACGGAAAATCTATGAATATCGAGAACATTACAAAGTATGGTCGTGATTTTAGTATTGTCGAAGTGCCGTATTCATTAAAATTATTATTACAAGAATTACAAACAATGAATATTCAAATGCGCATAATTACTGAGGATAATATTGAACAGTTGTCAAACATGACGTTCTCAAAAAACATAGAAAATTTGTTGTTCTCTAAAACAGAGTCTCCTCAAACTATTATTAATGATATAAAGAAAACCCTCATGAAAAAAGATGTTAGAGTAGAGTTACCGGGGTCATGTGAACAAGCATCTGCGCCTGGGCCTTCGCCAGAGTATCCCGACACGTCTCCTGCATATCAACCCAGTGAAACATCGATGTTGGAAGAGGAAGATACTGGTTCTCCAAAATATAATCCAATTAGTCCAGTTTACGAGCCAAATAGTCCAGCTTACGACCCGAATAGTCCGGCTTACGACCCGAATAGTCCAGCTTATAATCCAAATAGTCCAGCTTACGACCCGAATAGTCCGGCGTTTGAACCAACAAGTCCAGAAGAACCACCGCCACAGCAAATTTATGAACCAACTAGTCCAACTGAGCCTCCTCCGGTCGAACTAATGACAGGAGGAAGAGTACATTATCGCGGGGATAAAAAACCGGAACGTGTATGGAATGTTCTCAAAAAGGGTGTAGATTTTGTAACAATAAATACGGAAGATGGAGAAGGATTAAGTCAAGAGGACAAAATAAAGGTAGTGGAACCCAGCGATTTATATAGAGAAGGAGATTATAGAATAAATTTTATGAGGCCATCAACGCAACCTAACCCAGTTTATATGGGCCAAACAATGCCTTCTGTTCCTGGTGGGATTAATTTTGCGCCTGTAATTAAAATAAACAACGGAGGCTACGAACATTCATCCGAACACGCTACTGAAAATCAACCAAAAATTTCATTTGAATCCAATGAACCCGGAATACCCAATATTCCAACGGAGCGTGGAATAGTATTTAAGAAAGATATAGTAGATTCAAAACCAGAGCCAAAACAGAGCGGCGGAGATGATGGCGGCGGTGGTGGTATATTTAAGGGAATAAAGGATTTTATCATAAAGAAACTAGGTTAAAAAATTGATTCGAAATAATATAAAAGTGTGTTTTTATATTATACAATGTCTACCACAAGTAATCGAATTCTTTCTGTATATAAGTCGAGGAAAAATGTTCTCGAATTATTAGAAAAACAGGGTTTCAATATAAAACAATATTCTAATTTTAGCATTAATGAGATTGACGCCATGTATTCAAACAATCAACTTGATATGCTTATTACTAATGACAATAGCCAACAGAAGGCATATGTAAAATACTATTTGACAACGAAACAAATCAAACCGGACGGACTAGATGATATTATTGAAGACCTATTTGATATTGAAAATGTACTAACAAAAACGGATGTTCTCATTATTATTATTGAAGACGAACCGAATGATACGATTATCACAAAAGTAAAGTATTTGTACGATCGCAACGGTATATTCGTGGTTATTCATAACATTAAACGACTTCAATTTAATATACTAAATCATAAGTTGGTGCCTACTTGTAAAATTTTAGACAACAATGAGGTAAATGAATTAAAGAAGAAATACAAGATGGAAAGTGTTAGCCAATTACCCGAAATCAGTAGATTCGACCCACAAGCACTAGCTATCTGTATGAGACCGGGACAAGTGGTCAAATTCGAAAGGGAAAGCCTTACGGCTTTGAAGTATGATTATTATCGAGTTTGCATCTAGTAATTTCTTTACAATATATAAATAAATGTCTTCTGAATTAATCGCAGCATTTAGTCCAAATGACTTTTTTTTTGTAAAGGCAGAGCAAGGTTTATTAGAGCAGTCTATGCCAACAAATTGTGCCACAATATTAAAGTCGACACCCTCCAATTGTGAAACAAATCCGGAACAATGTATTGACGTCGAATTATGTAAAAATCAAAATAATGCGAATACTCTATATAAAGTTCAGAATCAATACGGAGGTTCAGACCAACGTTACTCAGACGTAAAAACTGTATATAATGACACGTTATTTAATAGTTTTAATTTAGGAGTAGGCATAATTATAGCCACGGGATTTATTTATGCAAAATATATATATAATATAAAAACAGAATGAATTCATTACCGACAATAGAAGGTTTAACTTATAGTTCAGTTGATGTTAAAAACCTATACGATCATGTAGTTTCTGATTTGAAAAACTTTTTTTCTTCTTATCAGTCCTATGTTCAATGTAATTCATCAAATCCAACAACACCTTGTAGCAATAGTGATGTTCAAAGTAAATTAGATAAAGTAACCTCCTCATTGGCTCAATTTAACGAAGCAGTTGAGCAACGAAAAGAATATAGTAATCAGGACACTGTTGAACTAGAAAAAAAACTTAAAAAGATACGGGCAGAGGTAGACGAAAAAACAAAAAAGCTAATCGACGTTAAGAATTCGGTAAATGAAGACTACATAATAAAACAACAATCATATTATTACCAAAATATGGTCATTTCAATAATGTTAGCATGTTTAATATATTTTGTGTTTTATTGGATGGACAACAGAAAGTCTAGATAACAATTTCTCATTAAAATATAAATTTAGAAATGATTGAAAACTATTCTAAGGATACGAACTATGTAGATTTTAAAATAACTCAGGTCGAAGGAATGCTATCTTCTGACTACATAAACAACATGAAACAAATAAACTCTAATTATAGTTTGTTGGATAAAAAAGTAGATGATTTAAACATAAACTATCGATTAAACAGTGATGAATTAAACAACTATGAAAACAATTTAGTAAGCGGAAACCAAATGCCCTCTTTAGAAGATGCTAGAAAACAAGACGCCGAAACTTATTTACAAGAACAAAACTATATTTATATTTTAGGAACAATTACATTCGCAATAGTATTTGTTGGTGCTATAGTTATTATTAAAAACTAGAAGGTTATAAATATATTATGATATAGTATATTTATAAATAATTAATATGGCAACTCCGACTATGACTATGACTATGACTCCAACTCAAACTTTAACACCAGGACCGACTCCTAGCAAAACTCCAACTTTGTATCCTATAGCTACATCTACACCAACAATAACCCCATCAATGGCTAACCCTAACACACCAGCCAATATTCAGCCCGTTGCTAACACAGGGGGTGTATTTGATGGTATGTTATTCATTTTGAATTCTTTAAATAGTTCAACAGGAACAACACCATCAATAAACACGGCAAATGTTTCAAATTCATTGGCCAGTGTAAATAGTTCAGCTACACAAGTTTTGAATAATCAAGGCGTTTTAAACAACATAATTGATGACGAAACAGATGTTCTCAATAACAGATTACAAGATATGAATAATTCAGTAAATGCGGCACAACGTAATTTAATGTTGAACGAAAGTAGTAGATTAAAAACTCAAGATTACAATGTTATTCTTTATTATTTTATTGGAATGATAGTATTTTTAAACACAATAACCGTTTTAAATAGATGGTATCCTTATTTATCCAGAGAGATGTTTGATTTGATCATCATATTTACTGTATTTTTTGTATTATATAAAGTATTTTGGAAATATACGGATATTGCAAATAGAGACACAATTAATTATAACGAACTTTCGTTACCAAAACCAAGTAACGTTTCTATGTCTCAACAACAGATTATATCTCAAAATAATATGAATAATAGGCAGTTAGCAAATCAAGGTATGATTTTTAATTTTCCAAAAAACAACGACCAATGTTCTCAACAAGCTACTGCAACACCAACTGCAAATTCCGGAGTTAATGGATTTACTATAATGGATGAATTACAACCTAATTCTTTTAATGAATTTGAAAACTATTCCAAAATTTAAACCTCTTTATAGAATAGATAGAATTTAGAAAAATGTCCACGTCAACGTATAATTTGATACAATCCCAAAATACTTTATTATCAAATATGATTACTGAATCAACAAATAAAAACGTGACGTATAATCAAAAGTCACTTTATCAGGGTGGGGATATTGCTATGTTAACAAAAATAAATAACTATTTGTTGCTTTTTTATTATATCGTAGTTGCTGTTTTATGTTATTATCTTTATTACGATGATAAATTAACTCGTTTCAGAAAAATCTTGATAGTCCTTTTATTTATTGGATATCCATATTTGGTAAATCTATTAAAAGATTATGTTGTGAATTTCTTCGTATACTTATATTCTATTATCAACATAAATGTCTATCAAAACAATTATTAGAATAAAAAAATATTATGGATATATTTTTTTATAAATCATTTACGCTAATGTTATCGCTAATCGAACTAGTGTCACTATAAACGAGTGGGCCATTATGATCGTATTTGATACGAACGCCGTCCCACACCTGATTTCTCTGACGACCAAACTGTTTATCCATATATTCATGAATATCTTTTGGGTTCGGACAACCACGGCCGTTTCCGTAAGTGTCTTTGTACCAGTTATTAAATTCCATAGTAACCTCCTTCTTACGAATTTTGAAGACACTAGTAGTATCCCCACGTTTCTCAGCTTCCCTTTTTGTCTCCACCTTATCGCGGATAAATTCAGCCAAGAAGTCCTGGTTCTGGCGGTACTCGTTGCTTGCTCCCATAACACGATCGCAAATCGTTACCATACCATCCGTCTTAAATGCGTGTTCAACCAACATAGCAGCGAAAATCTCCTTCCAGTTCTCAAATTTCTCCTGAATATTCTTGTCAATCATAAATTGATGGGGCTTTCCGGGGTCATCCGCTACAGGATTTTCTGTAAACAATGATTCAAACGGCACTACACAAATACGACGCCATGTACCATGGTCATTCGAGCCAATTTCCATCATTGTGTTTGAACAAACTGCCAACTTGAATTGTGGGACAAAGGTAACTGCTTGCAACATATAGGGCGCGCGTGCCTGAATACTATCTCCGCCAGTAAGCTCTTTCATCTTACCTTCATTTAGCTTGACACCCTTCTCAGGCTCTTGCATCACAGCAAATCTTACACCTTTTAACTGAACAATCTCCGGAGAAAGACCACCAATACGGGTACGCTCTCCGGTAACAAGAGATAGGGGTACCTCGCCCTTATAATCTCCGAGCACTAGCTTCATCAAATCAATCAGCTTGGACTTACCGTTAGACCCACCACCAATAAACATATTGAATGTTTGATTTGAAGTGGTACCAATGAGTGCAGATGCCAAATAATCACGAATATAATCAAATAATTGTTTGTCTGGAAACAATTGCGAAAAGAATCCATTGATTTCACTAATGATCGATCCGTCGCGCGTTTTATCAATACGAACATAATCAATGCCTGTGCACTTACTAATATAATCGTCCGGTCTGCCTTTACGGAAAACCTTCTCCTTGAAATCTACTACACCATTATTGAAACAAAGCAAATAGGGATTTGTGTCGAGCTTATTCAAGAAATTACTGTCATAAAACAGGTCACGAGCTTCCGTCATAATATTCTTCTTCTCACTGGTGCGGTTCAGGCGCTGGCAAATATTGAGGATGCGTTGACTACGAATCTTACGAATGTTTGCTTGCTCGTCTTCGTTTCCATCGTCTGTTGTCGGAGCAATAGCTGTCATCATGCCGTTCAACTGACCAATCGTTTTCTTATTATAAAGCTCACGCATTTCAGTAGAAATCATCTTACGAAGAGTAGAACCGGTTTCGTCCTCAGTCCATCGATTGTTAGTATAACAATACCAATTGTTAGATTTGATACTTGAACAAACAAATAGATCCTTATAAAGCACATGTAGAACTTTTGCTAGGTCCCAATCCCCGCATTCCCCCTTGTTCGATTTGTCCTTACACGAAACGCCGTTTCCGCTAATGGTCTTCTCTAAATAAAATTCGATGCTTTCTCCACGAATTTGCAAATACTTATCATGAGCGTCTTGTTTGACCCAGTGCATCAAAGAGCGCTTGGTTACGCCACCGCTAAGCTTACGCATATCCATTTTTGACCACGTGTCACACAAACTTGGAATATCGCAATACTTGAAATTTTTGGCCTGAGAACTCATTTTAATCCAACTAATCAAAAGACGACCTTCGTCGTCAGTGTTTTTAAGAGCCCATCCTGTCCGAATCCATTTGCTATAGCTTCCATCTTCATAATAAGAGGGAGGAAGTGCAAGTGCATATTCGTGTCCCTCTTTAACGTCGTAATCTACATTTTTAATATTTTCAAGAAACGCCGCCACTAATATATCAAGTTCCTCTTGCGACTTAATATTTCGAATATATGAAGCCATATTTGAAGAGAGGAAAGCGCTATCAAACATTGTGGGCACTGGACGAGAAATAGCGCCGGCACTAGGCTTTTTCGCAGTGCTAGTGGAACCACGCAGACCTTTGTATTCATTGTAGACAATTGCAAAATCATTCTTCATGAAGAAGCTAGGAATGTTGGTGTTTCGCACTGAGAGTTCTGCAATATGATTTGAAACCGGAAAATCCGACAATTTGATAGGGCTAACAGAGAATTCATGGATTTCGATATTATATTTAATATCGTAAGCGTAGGTTAATTCATACGATTCATGGTTTGGCTTACGGCTACCAAAAAGCTGGACGTTGGTGTAACCCACCGTAATCCCCTCGTCAAAGACGTCATTCCATTGATTTATAAGCGGCAAAGAGTCCCATTTTTCGCTAATTTCCTTCATGACTCGGTCTCGCAAAATAATCTGCACCGTTCTATCTGCCTGGAGACTAATCATCAAGTGAATTCCGTCCTTCGTTTTACTTTTATCGGCTAGGCGATTCACTGACTGCTTTTGCATCAGGAACATACGAAAAGATTGCTCGTCGTCAAACTGATAAATCTTCTTTAGTTCGTCTAAATAAGTATCCATGAGGTCGTCGAGATATTCTTTGTCAATAATTCTTTCCGCGACATCATAAGCGAAGTGCAAATCTAGGTCGACATAAATAGGCCCGTTTTTGTCGAGCTGCTTTTCTGTCAAGTATTCTGGCTCGAATCTGCCAAAAACTTTTTCAGCATATATGGGGAGAAACGTTGAAATATATTCTGTGTCTTCAATGTGATAAGAACCGCCATAAATTTTGTTTTCCTTGTTTTTGTCACCAATCCGGGTATTTGTAACCGACAATGGTGCGTCTTTATTTATAGAATGCGCTTTTAAGTAATTTTCATATTCATTTGACTGTGTCCAAGTTGTTGCTGGTTTTACAACCAGGCTCTTTTTAACGGTCTTCATTGGATATATTAATGAGATATTTTTATTAGGGTTTTCAAATTCAATTTTTACGCTTGTAAAAAGCAGTGTTTTAGTGAAAAAAATAAGAAGGAGAACCTCGTATTTTTTATTTGTGATATTATTGTGTTGTCTTAAGCGTCACCCGACTTCCACGTCGTGTCGCATTCCACACAGATATACAGGTATTTTAGATTATCGTCATCATAACGCATATAAATAACCTCAGCTGGTTTTGTATTTTCTTCGTGATTCGTCTTACATTCCGCGTTAGGGCACTTAACATTATAGATACGAGGAAGAGTGGGGTCTACCTTGGTATAAGCGTTAATAATATGATTAAATTTCTGTTCTGTCTTTTTAAATTGTGTATTAATTACACATACTCCCTCCTCGCTAATAGTATTATCCTTATTGCCGCAAAATCGGCAATAATAAGTAAGCTGGTTTGGGTCATCGGCACTAATACCAATATAATACATATTGTCGCATTTGTCGCAGAATTTCATTTATGTATTTCTATGAGATAATGTTTATTTCATTTTAGAATGTAAAATCAATTTTTGAGACAAGTATCCTCAAAAATTGATTTTGCCCGAGATAGATTTAGAAATATAACACTATTCTATATTTATAATGGAAGACCCCGAAGATTTTAGCGAACCCGAGGACATTGAGAGCGATACAGAAATCGACCCAACCAATCCTAAAATTTCGTCCAAAATAAAAGCAATAGATGAAGTCGAGGTTAGCGAAGATGAATTTGATAGCGAATTAGAAGACGAGCTTGACGCGGAAGAACCGGAATTAGACGAAGACGATAATGTTAGTGTTTCTGAAATTAATGAGGAAGAGCGGGCTAAATTGAATATACCGCATTTTGATGAAATAGAGGATGACGAAGACGAAGACGAAGACGAGGATGAGAACTATTTACAGAAGTTTGATGAAAATATGCGCAAAAACATTATCGCAGATTATCATCCTGAGATGATTTCACATAATTATAGCGAAATTGAGGTTATGTCACGCGTTGTTCGAGACGAGAATGGCGTTGTAATTGACCCTCTTCATAAGACCTTACCTTTTGTTACGCGATATGAAAAAGCGCGGATTTTGGGGGAAAGGGCTAAGCAAATTAATGCTGGCGCAAAGCCTTTTGTTGAAATTGCTGATAATATTATTGATGGATATTTGATTGCGCTGAAGGAATTTGATGAGAAAAAAATTCCGTTTATTGTGAAGAGGCCACTGCCTGGAGGTGGTATTGAATATTGGAAATTTAGGGATTTAGAGGTGCTAGTATAAATTACGATTTCCAATGCTTACCACAATCCAAACAAGTTACGAAAATAGTTGCTGGCTCATCGGCACTACGTGTCTGTAGTTCATAATAAGTACACTTTTTTGACCGACACTTCTTACAAGTAAACATGTCAGTAGATGCCTGAATATTTGTAGTAAATTTATTTGAATCACGTTTTATTTTTTGTTCAATCAACTTTGACCAACGCCCGGGGTTTAGCTCTTGGTGTGTCATAAAAGCAACAGCCTGTGCTGTAATTTCGCCTGACTTTATTTGATCGAGCAACTCCTTATTTTTAAGATTAAAATAAATAGAGCGTAAATGGTCTACATAAAGCTGTACAAAATAGGGATTATCCCACTTCTTAATAATCTTACGCGAATTGGCCTCTTTGATAGCGTAATTATAAATGGCTATTTCTAGATTAGCTGAGATCTTTTCATCGCCCAAAATGGGCTGCATCTTTTCGCGAATATTGGCGCGAAATGAATCAGGATTAGAAATAGTCTGCATGCTAATGAATATAACAACTATTTATATTCATTTTTAAAATCAATTTTACTGAGATTCGGTAATCTATAATTGCTGAGGTTCTTGAACCCCTAATTGTTGAGGTTGTGAATCTCCAAAAACTCTAGCAAGTGCTCCGGCAGCTATCATGTTAAAAGCCAATCCTGCTCCTGAACCTACCATAGCTCCGGCACTATTCTTCACATTTCCAAAGAATCCAGTGCCATCTTTATAAACAATTTCGGTTTTTCCACCTAGCTTTTCGTCTTCTGCCTTTAATTTCTGTAATTTAGTCAACAATTCCTCTTCTTTTTTTGTTAGCTTTCCACCCTTTTGAATGTTTTTTAGTTTATCTGCTTGTTTAGCTATAATAATTTTACTTTTTCCGTAAGTAATAAATTTTTGCTGTACTAATTTTCCGTTTACGTGTTTCTTAACTATATCGCCTTTCATTTTTGGGTCGTTACTTAAAACGTCTACCGGTTCAACAGTATATTGAACCCCCTTCTGTTTTATTTTTATATTATCAAGCTTATTTACTTTACGCAGTTTTGCTGTTTTTCTTAAATACCTGTTTTGTTTTCTGGTCGACATGTATTATGTATTATTATGCTAAATTAATCTTTTCAATAATTTCCAGACAATATCATATAACTTAAAAACACACCAAAAAAATTCTTTGCGAATAAATCTAATATATTGTAAAACGAATTTTTAATATAATAAGGTAAAACCGCTACAAAACAATACATCGACCAAAAAAAGAAGAAGTACCAAAACAATAAATATCCGTTTTCGTTTTGGGTTACATAATTTATATAAATCATATAATAATAAAGCAAAAACGGTATAAACCCTAAAAACACTCCAAGAAAAACAGGTATGATTCGCATTTCTCCCAAATAACCAAACAGTAACATTAACCAATTCAAAAGGACAACGGGTATAAAAACACTCGAATTGTCATTTAAAACTGTAAAAAACTCCATTTCGCTCGTTTTGTTTTCAACTGTTTTGTTTAAATAAATTAAATATATCATTAATGTTATTAGCATAGTTGGGGTTGTAATAGCCCAATCGATATATCTTTTTGGTGTAACATTTATTACCTTATTAAAATTATAGGCTAACCAAAAATAAAATATTCCTTCAAAAACCTGAACCACAAGTTCTAATATTAGCAATTCCCTTATAATTAAATAAGTGGTAGGTACTTTTACAAAAAATGCTGCTATATCTATTATTCCTGTTACTAGTTGAACTGCAATTGAAATTACTAATGTAATATAAAATAAATGTTTTCCATCCATGTTTTATATTAGGTTTATATTTTAGTTTTTATAAATATTCCTCTTCACTAAGTTCATCTGCACAATTCAAATAATTATCCTCCTGTGCTATCTGAAAGACATTTTCCAATTTTTTTGTCTTTTTTGTCTTTTCTGCAGCAAGTTTTTTAGCGGCAGGCTTCTTCTTTTTCTTGATAACAATTTCCTCTTCCGATGTCTGCTCTTCAGATTCTTCTGATTCATAATCCTCCTCATCATCATCCACAATAAAATCGTCCTTTACGTATCCCTCCTTCGTACGCGACACGTCATCATCTACATCATCCTCCGACAATTCACTATCCTCGGCCCCAATATCATCAAATCCACCAAACAAATGTTCATATACTTTTGTCCATTGTGCCTTAGAAATACTTGCCGCCTGATTATTTTCTTTATTTACGAGAACACATGAACCAAAGAAAAGAACACTATCTATCGGCGGAGGAAATTCGTACTTGTTTTCTTGGCCAGCACGACCATTATCTTTACCAAAAACGGAGACAGAATAAGTTTTGCCGTCAATTTCGGCACCCCATTCAGCGTGAACTTCAAAACCAGTTGCTGACTTTAAACCTGCTTTTTTGTAGAGTTCCGCTTCATTATAAGTTTTTAGCTCGCATTCTTGAATAGTTCCGCCCTTTTCAATAATTAAAATTGTAACCGCCATTTCATCTATACGGAGGAATACATTTAAGTTATTTTTTAATTTATTATAACATTAGCGTAATAAAGATATAATAATTATGTTTGTTTTTCATATAAGTTAAATGTTCTCGTTTTCATTAAATAATTTTATATTTACCATCCTGTTTTCACTTTTGATAATTTTAGCAGGTCACTTTTTATAGAACTATTTGCGAGACACATATACTACAAAAAAGACTAAGAACTTGATACATGGTCAAATAGAAAAATATCAGAAAATTATTGAAGAGATACAACACCAGGTTCCGTCAACGACTAATGAAGAATTTTTAAATGAAAAGGATGCGCAAGAACTTAACAACGACTTAGCTGCTTTTGCAAACGGATTATAATAAATAAAATTGATTTAAACAACTGGCCGTTATAATTAGCAAACCATGACAAACGTAGAAGTTTTAACACACGCTCAGTATGAACAGATTATGAAGCGTTTTCCTGCTTTTGAACTTTCCTATGAAACAATATCGCATAAGAAAGTTTCTTCTTCATATAATACCTGTTTTGCTATTCCTCAGGGTAAAAAATGTTTTGCTTGGTTTACATTTTTAGGGGAAGAGGACGTTTGTTTCATATTTGATTTGAATCGTGAAAAGAAAATTGTAAAGACGTGTCGATATTCTGTGAATTTTACGCAACCTCTAGCTTTAGGTACCGTTTTCTATGGGACGTTTTTAGAGGAAGAGCAACCGTTCTTTGTTATTGAAGACATATTTTATTATAAAGGCATCAATTTAAAAAACGCCAACATCTATCAAAAGTTGGATTTCACGAAGGATGCACTATGTCAAATCAAGTCAGAATCATCAAGCCTGTATTTTACGCTACCCGTTTTCTGGGACTCCGTTCAGTCTGGCGAATTTGTTCCTGACTCCATGATTCCAGCAAATCAAATTAATAATATTGGATATACGGTTCATCATTTACAATATAGGGCGCTTTATGAAACGGTGCCGTTTATCAATGTTCAATTATTACGACCAGGATTAGTTAGTGCTGCTGCACCAGTAAAAAAACTAACAGATGTGCAGATTAGCACGGTTATACCAGATTATTCAAAACCACAATTTAATTACCCAACTGCATTTCAGGTTCGTGCTGATCTACAATTTGATGTTTATCATTTGTATGCTTACGGACAGTCTGGCGAGACAGTTTACTATGGATTAGCCGGAATACCAAATTATAAAACTAGCGTTTTTATGAATAGCCTCTTTCGTAAGATACGCGAGAACTTGAATCTAGATTTTATAGAGGAAAGCGACGACGAAGAGGATTTTCAAAATGGTGCCGAGGATAAATACGTTGATTTAGAGAAAAAATTGGTTATGGAGTGTACATTTCATAAACGGTTTAAAAAATGGATTCCGCTGCGTGTTGTAGACGCGCGTACCCGTTTGATACATGTTGGTAAATTAGCTAGAGATGCTAATTCTAGACCACAACTTCAATACAAACAACAACAATATAAGCGACCACAGTACCAACAAAATTCTGGTTACCAGAATAAAAAATATAGACCTAATGTATAATGAGTTTGAATCAAATTAATAAGGTATTGCCTTCTATATTAACTTCAAACACAGGAGGAGAAACGCGTTTGTTTACATCGACTGGTGGAAAAAGACGTACCAATAAAAAGAAGGGCGGAAAAAAGCGCCGTACTAATAAAAAGAAGGGAGGTAAATCGAGACGCGCACGTAGAACCTGCTTTTAGCGAATAGGAACCATAATTTTTTTTTGATTATAATACATTTCCCAATAATAATTTTCTGTATAAGGCAAGCCATGATATCTATCGTATTTTACAGTAATTACCATGTGTTTTTTTCCATCCACTTTAAACCACGTACATCCTCGCAGCGTATGTTCGGTTAAGCTAAAACGGTTAGTCACCTGACGAATCTTGGGTAGTCGTCTTAACATAGCATAACGTAAATCATCTCTAGCAATACGATGTATATTAATATACTTATTATTACGCCAAAGACCCTCTCCAGTATATAATTTAATATAATCAACAATATATGCAGGAAGCTTAGAGCGTAGCACATAACTCATTCGAATGTTTTGTTTCAATAAAAACAAAACATATCAACAATCAATTTTTGCCAGGAACCCTGGGTTTTGCTAGTGCCAATTAATGTTGAAACTCGATGATATATGGCTCATCGCCTTCAACGGTTTCAGGTTCATCTTCCATATGTTCCAGCGTAATCTTAGTAAAATTCTCGTGACACTTTATGGTTTTGATTTCGTACCAAAAACGATTTGCCAACTTTTCAAGCGTATATGCAAACTCGCTTATTTTTACGAATTTTTTTTCAAAAACGTTAGCGTTTTCTATTTTGTACCCAACAATACATTGTCCCTTATCCGTATAAAATACTCTCATTTCCACGTTTTTACTTTTTAACACGTGGTTTGCATAATCTACAAAATAACAGTCCATGTACATATTTTCAGTCAACATATGTTTTTGCATTATGTCCGTTTTTGTTTGTTCAAAATATAAACTTAATAGACGAAATGCCTCCTGGCAGGTAACGGGGAAGCCAAAATAGAGCGGCATATTTGGTTTTTAATTAATTCAAACGCGACAAAAAAATCAATTTTTATTAGCAATTAATTTACTCATCAAAATTCACATCTATTAAACAGTTACCACCAAAAGGGAGAACAGTTTCCTCAGGTTCCATCACAGCGCACGCATCTTTTGGTTCATAAACGCGTTTCCATGTATTATCTGTGGTCCAGTCAATTGACATCCCCGCGTATCTAGAGCTATCAATATAACGAATTCGATAATTGGATTTTTTATAGAAGCGCCGGCGTTGAGCCCATTGGTTTTGAAACACATCATGTTTATCGACAATATCCACAATAATAGGGTTCTCATGTTTGACACGTAAAATTCGCCCCACGGATTGTACTATATCGGTTTTGGGCGTTACCATGACCAGGGTTGAAAGAGTTTTAATATCTAATGCCTCCGCGGCCATAGCGTAGGTAGCGAGAACAATATTTTTAGTCTCAGTCTCTTGTAGCGCAGCCTGCTTCATTCCACCAACGTAGAATCCCACTGTTGCGAACTTACGATGCTCAATAGCACTATATAAATAAGCCAAGAGTGAACGATTGTGACAGAGAACCATGATTTGGCTGTCGCTATCTTCAACGACCAGATCGCGTAAAACTCGAACAATAAAATCGCTCCGTGGTCCATATTCACATAATTTGACAATCATAGAACTATACTTTGTATTCCCACGAAAGTCCATTTCGACTTCATTAAATTCTACGTCTCCTGTCTGGTATTCAATAGCTCGAACACATACTGCATCATCATTTTTTCTTTGGGATTCATATATTTTTTCACCAATGAACATATATAGAACACGTGTTAATTTATCTTTACGGTCTACGGTTGCCGAAATCCCCAACATATAAGGCGTAATAGTTTTAAATAAAGTTTTTGAAAACTGCTCGCTGCCTATGCGATGAACTTCATCAATAATGGTTAAGCCAAATGAATCAAAAGTGCCCGCACAAAACTCTTTATCATAAAGGGTTTGAACCATACCAATAACGATGTCTTTGTTTTCAACATCGCAAACTTGTGCCTGGATTTTACCAATTCGAGAACCTGGTAGAAACTCCCTGATGCGTTCAATCCATTGATTCATCAAGAATTCTTTGTGCACAATAATCAGTGTCTTCTTTTTCAAATCTGAAATAATCTTAAGAGCCATCACGGTCTTTCCTGCTCCACAAGGAACTTCCAATATCCCCCCTGAGCCTTTATGCAGAGACTCCGAAGAAATCGGCCGATTCACATAGTTACCATAAATTCCCACAATTTCATTTTGATAATCACGAAGTGGTTTTGTAAACGTTACACTAATATCGTCACCGACTTGAATTTCTGATTTGGGCGGAAGTCCGTAGCGTTGAATACCATAAAATCGAGGAACATATATTTTTTTTTCATTTTCGCGATATACGGGGAATTCGCTAGAAGCATCTGCTGGGCCGTATCCAAAGATCTCTGGTTTTACAAATAGGTCTTTCTTTAGAAATTCATAATCGGCAGGACTCAGCGTGGTTTTTGGAATAGTATAACCTTTTTTTCCTAGGTAAGATTGAGAACAAATTATTGACCGATATTCATCAGTAAGAACAAAAGCAGGGGGTTTAATTGGCTTACGTTTCATCATTTTGCTGGTACTGGTTAAATAGAGAACAAATCAATTTTTTATGCCTCAAAAATAAATGTTTATCTATAATATAATGAAATTAACGAGTCCATTCAAAGATTTTACAGTACCTGAATATTGGTTATTTGGATTATTTATAGTATATTTAGTAGTTCCTTTTCAAACACCGACCTTTATTCATACCATTTTAACGAATCCCATTGGGCTTATTTTTCTATTAGGTATTTCTGCCGCTATGTTTTTTATGACGCCTCCTATTTTAGCCATTTTGTTCGTGCTTGTTATTTACGAGCTCATTCGTCGCGATGGTAGAGATGCCAATTCTTATAGAGCAGATAAACACGTTAGTGATAGCCACACACAAGAATACAAATACGTTTCTGATAACGTAAAAAATAATAGCGTTCATTCTAAAGGCGTCATTTTAGATGAGCCTACTGAGTCACATGAACAGCCGGCACCAACAAAAAGCGAGTCTGTATATTTATCGGTGGGAGATTCATTAGAGGAACTTATGATTGGTCAAATGGCCCCGACGGAATACAGTGCGACGGTTTCGTCGTCTGAATTCAAACCCGTTAGCGAGAACACAATTGGTGGGTCTGTTTTTTAAACCAATAAATATTGTTTTTTTAAAATAATATTTATTATTATGTTGGTACTGCTGCCCTCGTTTCTTGTAGTTTGATATAAATTTTATAAACAACGCGAATAGCAATTAGAGCAAAAATACTACCAAATATGCAATCTAATAATTCTATAACATTCATTACGTTCGGGTCAGTTGATATATTTGTGGTGTCACTATTTATAGAAGTTGGTATTTTGCCCTTATGTTGAATAACTATGATAATTAAATTTACAGCAATTGTTAATACGAAAAAAAGCCAAGCCCATAATCCGGGTCTTTTCCAGAACTTGAGAGTGTCAATCCATGGATTGACGTTAGGGTCATCAGATACTGGTGCCAAAGATGAAAAATAGTTGTTTATTTCTGGAAAACCCTCTTTAAATGTTTCTTTAAATAAAAAATGTTTAGGGTCTTTTGCTGTTCTATTAAATAATATCATGGTCGAAGTCAATGCTAAAGTAAAAATAATTAAAAACGCAATAGAAATATGTGTGCTATCAAAGTTAAATGCTAATCCTAACGAAAATGTTACTGCAAAAATACAAAATAAAAAAACATAATACCAAAATTCAACAGCATCTAATTCAAGTCGCATTTCTGGTGTTTCGTCGTCCGCCTTTTCACTAGGATTTATAATTTTATAAATAGTACTCCAAAACGTAGGAAAAAGCGCATATAAAATCAAAACAAAAAATACGAGAAATGTAAATCGAATCGTGGAGCTCATAAATTCGATTTTACTCGCATCTTCGGTATATTGACTATTAATTGGGACTGTATACGCTTTTATATCTTCTTTGCTTATTCCGGTTGGAATACATTCCATATATACATTGTCTGTATCACCAATAGTAATATTAGAAGCGCCTAATTTAAATGCATTTGTCGGATTCTGTACAAGCCAGCTGGGTAAAGAAGTAGTGGGAAGCTGATTTACTATAGAAGCGTTAAATGACGCAAGTATTTTTTGGGAAGCAGTGTTTATTTTTATGGGGTCCGACAAAATAATAACTACATTTCCTTTTGGGTCGGTAAATTGCATACCCAGAGTTTGTGTAGGAATACAATTACTAAGTCCACTGGTCATAACGGCCGCGCTGGATTGTTGAGTAGTGGCAAATTCAAGGATTTTATCAACATCGTTTGGCTGTGCGCTTATTGAAGTATTCGCAGAAGCGACTAAAAAAAAACATATATAAAGGGTTGGGTCTGTTAATACATTCGGTTTATGCTTTATGACTATCTCTCCCAATGCACCCGGAACTTGCTTTACTTTATGAACAAGCTGCGTTTTGTTATCACTTTTATAATTATAAATATATAAATCGGAGCATCTATAGGAATTTTTTGCAGCCGGATAAAGCGTGTTATTGGGGGTAGGCGGTAAATAATTGGCTATGTGTAAACCTATAAATGTATTAGGACCAGGATTATTTTGTATTCCGGTCATACTATTTGTACTAATAATCGGCATATCATTTGCGTCTAAGGGCGCAAGTCCAGAAATATATTTACATGATGCGGCGTTAATATCGATATTTAAAAACGAATATGATAATTGGATAGTATCAGGTGCTTTTGTATAAGAATCAATATCCATAAAAATATATATTCTATGGATAGTTTATTATTGCAACTAAACCTCAAAAATAAGGAATATAGTTAAACGTACTGTTTTCATATAATGTTACTCTAAAAGTGTCACTGTATCCTTCGACATATACAACATCGCCATTGCTTAATGAATCACAACCATATTCTCCCGTGCAACTTTTTCCGTTCATGCTAATAGGTAATTTCGTATTCATATTTCCTGTTGTGGTCATAGTATAATATTGCCAATGATAGTTACCAGCGGTTAATTGTCGCCCCATTAAAGGTAAAATTAATTCATCATTTTTGCGTGTTAAAATACCCATCTGTTGGTAGGTATTGTTAATAGAGCGTGTTTGCACATTAACGGGCAATCCTCTGGGGTCTCCGGAATCGCGTCTAAAATAAGTTCCATCTTTTACTGGGGGGACGTATGGATTATTTATGGTATCGGGTTGTGCGTTACGACTATCGATTATATTTAAACCCGTGGTTTGGTTTAAACCTGTGGATAGATTTAAACCTGTGGACTGATTTGGTAAAACAATATAGGTATTGTTCGACAGATTTTCGACGGAATATTGTTTGTAATATAGATAAATGACAACGATAAAAATCATGGTTAATAAAAATAGCGTCATGTTTTCAACGCAAATAAATCCAGGTATGCATTTTTTTCCCATTTATATTATCTAAATATTAATTTCTGGAATAACGTTTCCGACAGAAAATTTGACGGTTGGTATTTCCGGAGCCTTAAGAGCCTTGGGGTCAATGGGTGGTTTATTGTCTTTGGGTATTTTGAAGTTTGGACTAAACGCACCTGCGAATTGATTGCTTCCATCTTGCATCTGATCGACGCCGGCTTGTAGTAATTGGGGCATTTTATGACTAAAATCGTGGTTAATTTGTTTTACTTTATCTTTTAATGCGTCTACTTTCATGCGTTTACAATTATAGCACAAATCGCGGATGTTTTTAGGATAATGGGATATGTGTACGCCCGTGTATTGAAATATATATTGGTCTGCTTTTTCCAATAAATCCCATACCATATTTTCAAGGGGATACATATCTCGAAATAAAAAGGTTTTCATAAACCATAGTAAAACTCTAATGGGAATATACATAATTTGTCCTAATGAATCGACCATATAAAAAAATATACATCTCTGTAAGTTTTGAATATAATGTACTCCGCAGTTGATATAAGAAAAAATAAATTCGCCACTCCATTTTAATAATTCTCCAATATTTGAGAACCCAAGTTTTAATCCTTCACCAAGACCATTCATTTCAGTTACAAACAAACCCGTAAATATATCATTCATTCCTTTACCCATTTTAATAAATCGCGCAGCTGTTTCATTAATAAAACCTACTACGGTTCCTAATACATCAAAAAACCCATTAACGCCCTTTTGGATTCCATTAATCATGTTGTTTATTAAACCAGTAAACGTACCTACGGAATCTTTGATTAATTTGTTTACAGGTCTAATAATATCTCTATTTATTCCGTTTGTCATGGGCCCAATGATACCGTTTTTAATATCATTCTTGATTTGTTCTATGTCAGGAATAGGAATATCAAATTTAATATCAGGAATACCGGGAGGCATACCAATGTTTACTCGGAAATCTTCAATAAAATCGTTTTGCATATAATCATTGATATGTTGTTCTAATTTGGCTCGAATTTTATCTATTTTTTTTTCAATTTCCTCTTTATTCTGGTCCATTTATAGTATTATAATATATTTTATAATGACCACCACTTTATTGGCCCATTAAATTTGCACCACTTATCATTTCTTGTATTCCAGCCTGTAAAAGTTCCGGCATTCTTTTTTCAAAATCGTAATTAATCTGGCTGGATTTGCTTTTTAATGCTAAAACCTTTAATCTTTTACAACTATAACACGTGTCCGCTACATTTTTAGGATAATGAGCAAAATGAAAGCCCATCATATTATAAAATTCGTCATCTATCCAGTAAATAGTGTCCCATATTTTTTGTTGCCCGGTATATAAATCCTGTCCGGCATATTCCCATGCTATCCAATTAATAAAATCAATTGGAAAATATAAAATTTTTGCGAATACGTCAAGAGTGTAATAAAATATACATTTATGCATGTTTTGCAAATATTGTAAACCACAAATCATATATGTAAAAACAAATTCACTCGTCCAAAACATAAACTCCCCTATGTTATGAAATCCAATACTGAGACCTTTGCCTAAGCCTATCATTTCGTCTACAAAAAGGCCTTTAAATATTTTTTCCAGACCCTTTCCTATATTTGTCATTTTTTTTACTAATTTATTAATGCCGTCTGAAACATCGAATCCTTCCAGTTGCGGAACAAGGTCATTTTTATTATTAACTATAGAATTTGTTGATTCTAGAATTTTGTTCATATTATTTTCTATCCCGTTTCTTAAATCATTTAATTTGCTGTTAACGTCCTTTAACTTATCCATAATATATTAAATGATAATATATTATGTTATTGCATATTTAATTTGCCTTTTTTACCTTGTCATTAAATCTTTCTTTTATAGCCATGGCCTCTTGTTGTAAAGGTTCTGCTCTTTCCAAAACATCAAGCAATTTTTCTTGAACGGCAAAATAATCCTTCATGTCTTTCTTAAGTTTTGCTGCTTTTGTAACAGTAGGGTTACTTTTATTATCAGTTTCCATTTGAGCATTTGTTAAATCAACTTCATCTTCAACGTCTTCAACGTCAGGGGCATCAACCAGAGATTCTTGCTCCTCTCCTTCTACGTATGGTTCATTCGTTGTTTGTTGATTATCTCCAGCTTCCGAATCGTCTAGTCCTTCCTGGTTTTCAAAGGATTCTCTACCGTTAATAGAATATTGAGCACTTTGAAAAAACAAAGAAACAAAAGTAGCGAATAGTAAAATAATAATCATATTTTTAACAAAGAACGACGTGATAAATCCGACCAAAAAGAATATAACTAAAGAATACGTATGGTTTAAGTTAATGATGTAAAATAGATTTACGAGAGAAATCATAAGAACAATATATAAGAGACAGCGACTATATAAAATAGAATTAACAGATGCATTCGGACTAAAACAGTCCATAAACCGAAAAGATTGGCCTCTGGATAAACTTTTCATGGATAAAGATTTCATATTCGATATAAATTATAAGGCGATATTTTTTTACGAATCCTCATTATAATCCGATGGAATATCGCCACTATATATTTCTAAAACCTCTTTTACTACATCTTCGCGTTGAATATCTGTGCGTTGAAACTCAAAACTACTTATGCTAGACGACCTCTTTCCTCTGAATTTACTTAGGAAATCATCTAAGCCGTTTAATTCATTGGCTCTATCATATTGTTCTAAATCGCCCGTAATTACTAGACGGCTATTTTCTCCTAAACGGGTTAATAACATTTTCATTTGTGCTACGGTCGAATTCTGCATTTCGTCAGCAACTATCCAGCAGTTTTTAAAAGTACGGCCTCGCATATATCCAAGAGGCGATATTTCAATAACTTTATCTTCAATAAGCGCGGTTACATCTTTGGGGCTCATAAAATTATATAAAATATCGTAAATGGGCCGAATCCATGGTGCCATTTTTTCCTCGAGAGTACCAGGTAAATAACCGAGGTCTTCGTCTACAGATACGGAAGGGCGCGTAAAAATAAGTTTTTCATAAGTGCCGTTTAAAAAATTACGCACTCCAGTTTCGGTAGCAAAAAGGGTTTTTCCAGTGCCTGCCGGTCCGGTAGCGACAACGATTTTTTTAGACTTGGTTTTAAGTAGATGTGCGTACTGTTCTTGGCGTTCGTTTTTGGGTTTGGTAAACTTGTTATCAAAATTAATCTTTTCATTTGGGGATAAATACTGCATGTTCTCATAAAATTTGCGCTGTTTTATTGCTCCGTTTTCGCGTTCTTGGATTATCTCAGAATGATATTCATGTAATATCTCTTTTTCTGACTGTTTTTTCGATTTACGATATCTGCGTCGGGGCTCAGGTTTTTCTTCCCCCAAATACTCTGCGCTACTATCAAAAATCGCCCCAGCATGTTTCATTTATATACTAAAGGATAATAATAGTTGCCTAAATTTACGCTCTGGGAAAAAGAATTTTATCTACTGTTGTTCTTACGCCAAACGCACGATGAACTAGAACTCCTAAAATTAAAATTACTGCTAAAGTTAGCCAATAGGAATAGCCAGTAAACCAAGCAACAAAAATACACAACACCATAACTACTGCCAAATCAAAAATTGATACGCCTAATATTCTATATTTACGAAAGCCGGTTTTGAATCCAGCAGGACCGAATGCATCCTTGTATTTTTCAAGACCAAACATGGTTTATATAAGTTAATATTTTTATTTTAAAAATTAAACACTCTGTTGGATTTACAAACTAGTCGAGTTTACGACCTCATCGAGTGCGTTTGTCCTAAATTATTATTTTTGAGAACATCTATTGTGGTCAAATTATTAAATCAAAATGGTATAAAATCTAAACAGTATATTATTTAGCGAATAATGTCCGAAACAACTTTTGTTGAGCCTTTACTGAAAGCTGACGATAGTCGCTTTGTGATGTTTCCAATCAAAGATAATGATATTTGGCAAATGTACAAAAAAAGTGTTGACTCATTTTGGGTGCCACAAGAAGTGGACTTATCCAAAGATTTAAATGATTGGGCATCACTTAATCCTGACGAAAAGCATTTTATTTCGATGGTACTAGCATTTTTTGCTGCATCTGATGGTATTGTTTTAGAAAACTTGGCGTCGCGTTTTATGAGCGATGTACAATTAGCGGAGGCGCGCGCATTCTATGGGTTTCAGATTGCTATTGAAAATATTCACTCGGAGATGTATAGTATTTTGATAGATACTTATGTATCCGATGATGCTGAGAAAAAAAAGTATTTTACTGCTCTTGAAAATTATCCTTGTATAAACAAAAAGGCAAATTGGGCCAAGAAGTGGATTAACGATAACCGTAGTTCGTTTGCTGCGCGTCTTGTGGCTTTTGCTGTAATTGAAGGGCTTTTCTTTTCGTCATCATTTGCTGCAATTTATTGGATTAAGAAGCGTGGACTTATGCCTGGTCTTACATTTTCTAATGAGCTCATTTCCCGCGACGAGGCTCTTCATACTGAATTCGCTGTTTTACTTTATAGTAAGCTACAGAGAAAACTTCAAAAAAAGCGTATTTACGAAATTATACAGGAGGCTGTGGAAATCGAAAAAGAGTTTATTTTGGACGCAATTCCTTGTCGTATGATAGGAATGAACTCAAAACTTATGTCGCAATATATTGAGTTTGTAGCTGACCGACTTTGTTTGCAGCTTGGATACGATAAGATTTATAATGCGAATAATCCATTTGATTTCATGGAGCTCATTAGCATGGAAACAAAAGTAAACTTTTTTGAACGCACCAATTCGGAGTATGCTCTTGCAAATAAAACGGTTGCAGACGACGTTTTTGATTTTAGTGCCGATTTTTAGACACTAGAATAAAAATGTAACCATAATTTATATGATTACATTTATAATACCAACAACAGGAAAAGATACATTAAAAAACTCAATTGAATCCCTTGAAAATCAAACAAATAATGATTGGAAAGCTATTATTATATTTGATGGGCTTAAACCAAATATTGAAATTAATAATCCAAAAATCACGGTTTTAGACATTGAAAAAAAGGGCGTAGGAGGAAACGGAGCAGGTAATGTTCGAAATCACGGAATGAGTCATGTTGACAGCGAATGGATTGCGTTTTTAGACGACGATGACACAGTAGCACCCGATTATGTGGAGACATTTTATAAAGAAATCAAAGAATATCCATATGTTGATGTAGTAATATTTAGACTATATCGTTATAACTGGGAACCTCATATAATACCTTTTTTGGAGACAACTGATACATTTCACGCAAATGAAGTTGGTATAAGTTTTGCTTTAAAAACAGAAATATTTAAATCTGGTCTTAAATTTGAACCTTCTTCTGGCGAAGATTTTATGTATTTATCAACCATGAAAGATAACGGGAAACGTATTATGATAAGTCCGTATACCAAATATTTTGTTCATGGAAAAAACGACAATGAAAAAACTAGCGTTTTAGGAACACGGGTATTTATTAATAAAAAAGAAGAGGGGTTCTCATTAATAAGTGTATCAAACATAGGATCAGATGATTATATACTCCTTTTGTTTTTGTTTTGTGTTATTATTTATGTAATATTTGGCAATAATAAAAAATTAGTGCACGTATTAATATTTGGTTTATTTATATTTTTAGCGGGACTAGCACTGACGCAGTCATAAACTGACGCAATCATAAATTGACGCAGTTATAAAAATTCGTCTATAATTGAGAGAACATCAGAACAAAGGACGGTTTTTCCTTGAAGAATATCATCAATAGATTCAACTTTACTAATCCATTCTATTGGAACAATTGACATAATTTTTTTGTTACCATGTAGTCTATCGTTTAATAAGTAAATATAATAATATTTTGGAAAAATATGACGAATCTCCAAAAACGTTGCACGATATGAACTTTCGCTATGTAGCGCGGGTTTTTTTTCGTAAAATGTATATCTACAGCCAGTTTTTAATTTATTCATGGATACCATTGATTTTTATGGTTATTAGACCAATGTTTTTTTATGTCAATTTTTACGGAAAAAAACAATATGTACACAACTTTTTATTTTTGATCAAACCTTATGCTTTGATCGAAATGCTGAGATATTCGTTTTCTTGTGCCTGTGAAATGGTTGCGCTCAAGGCCAGTGTGTCTCCGCTTAGTCCAATCTCCCTGAACATCTTGCTCAGGTCACGGACCTCCTCTGCTCGTCGATTGGCCGCGTTCATTTTTTCCTGGCTCATGTTGCCCATCATGGCCAAACTAGCGGCTTGCATTGGACAACACATTGCGATTTTTCCGTATAGTTCGGGATATAGCACGAAGGCTCGAATGACCTTAGCCGTGGCCTTTGCCAAAACTTCTTCGTCATTCGTAGGGAAGCGGTTTTTGGCGCCGAAGCGACCTATGTCGTAAATAATGTTAACGAGAACTTGGTCCTCCGGATTGTCCCACACGTCGTCTTCAATGCGACTCCCCAAAAACACCTCTGGATTTTTCTTGGTCATGGTGTATACGTTTGCAACCACGCGCCAAAACGCCGCCGCACGAAAGTGATATTGTTGATGAGCCATTGTGGCACTAGTTTTTGTCCTTTAGTTTTTTTGCATAAAAAAGGATTCAATTTTTTCGACAACTTTATTACCCGGTTATAATAAAAGTTTTATAAGAATCTATACCATTTTTTGCAATATATTGTAGATGTCTCATTGTAAAAGCGAATGACGAACCTGAATGTCCTGGTGAATCAGGTAAAGAATCCATCTTTTTTCCAATAAGACTAATATTTTGATGATTTGACCACATAAAGCCCTTACCTTCTTCCGGTTCATAAGTTTTTAGCCATGACCAAAGCTCGAGCTGATCAACGGCACTATAACCGTTTGAAACACAATTACGTGTAAGTTCGTTACTAATAAAACTAAAATCCATGATTTAATATAATTTAATACGTACTATAAAAATCAATTTTTAAGGTCGTGTATGAGAACTTCAAATACGTAAAAATTGAAAACTTTTTTCTTCAGATAGCATAGGATAAACTAAATAGACCATGTCTATGCTACCAACTACACTGTGGGGCGCCATCAACCGCGCCAAACTGGATCTTCGCAAGTATCACTTGGAAGATGATCATAACAAGAAGGAGGTTCTCAAAAAAAAGGCCATAGAGTCTATAAAAAATGCGGACGAGGTTGTTGGGCCGGGGCCTCATAGATTTATGTCTTCGCGCCATAACTGGCGTAACGAATGGCTTTATCTCAACTACTACGAAGAAGACCCTACCGTGGGTCGTTATTGGGAGGACGACAAAGTGCGATGGAGTTTGGAATCTATTCCAAAGTGGGCCATGAACCCAGACTTGAAAGTTCAGGAGCCTTCGTTTGGCTATAATCCCAAGGTCCGCGGGAAGAGATTTGTGTATGTAATTCGACCTGAACTCCAACAACGCTAGAAATAATAAAAAATAAAAAGTTGTATATATTGTTTTTTCATGATTCTTTATCGAATCATGAAAAAGATTGCGGACAGTGGGGTTCGAACCCACGCATCATAGATAACAGGTCTTGAATCTGTCGCCTTAAACCACTCGGCCATATCCGCTTTATATCAATGAAAAAAAGGTCTTTCATTGATTAACATTGTGCAAGCGGTAGGATTCGAACCTACGCATCATAGATGCTGCTTCGAATTTCAGCATCGTAGATACGGGCCGCGGACCGTCGCCTTAAACCACTCAACGTCACGCTTGCTTTGGTGTTTATTTTTAACGAGATAAACAACTCATTGCGGACAGTGGGGTTCGAACCCACGCATCATAGATAACGGGTCTTAAGTCCGTCGCCTTAAACCACTCGGCCATATCCGCTTTTTTGCTGCGTCCCTTTTCAAAATCATAATTTTTGAGGTTGGATTGCTGTCTGGACGCGCGATTGTTTTTGCAGAACAATCAAACTGTTTAATGCTGTCTTCATTTGGATTCGAATAAGTGAATTTTGTTGAATTGCTGTATGAAGACAATTGTTTTCCGATACGGGGACTCGAACCCCGGCCAGAGGGGTGAAAACCCTCGATCCTAACCAACTAGACTATATCGGATTTTGCTGTTTCCGCTTTTTAAAATAGTTTTTAAGTGATTGCTGTCTGGAAACGAGTCATTTAAGCTCTTACTGGGACTCGAACCCAGGATAGAAGATTCAAAGTCTTCGGTGCTAACCACTACACTATAAGAGCTTATTTGTTGAGACGGATCTCCGAGCAGGTTTTTGATAAGTGCCTGCAAACTTATTAGTCCTAACGGGAATCGAACCCATATCTAGTCCGTGTAAAGGACTTGTGCTAACCGCTACACCATAGAACCGTTTCGCTCCTGACAGGGCTCGAACCTGCGACCTAACGGTTAACAGCCGTTTGCTCTACCTACTGAGCTACAGAAGCATGGGGGCTAGTTTTTTAAAGAGAACCTACAAACTCTAAGCACCCGATGAGGGACTTGAACCCTCGACCACTAGCTTAAAAGGCTAGCGCTCTACCGACTGAGCTAACCGGGTTTTTTTGCTGTTTTCGTTTGTCTTCAAGACTAAAATGATTGAATGAATGGATTGCTGAACGAAAACGGGTGTTTGTGTTTGAAAACGAGCTCAAACAACTCGGTAAAAGAATGGTCCTTTTGATGCTCGATGTGAGACTTGAACTCACGACCCTCAGCTCATAAGACTGATGCTCTAACCAACTGAGCTAAACGAGCAATTTGACTGTTTTTATCTAGACACAGACAAACTACACAACCAATCTAACCTGTTGTTATGATTCAGTTTTTACTGACCACGAAGAAGTTCTCCTGGTGCTTTTGCTGGGATTCACGTCCCCTGACATATTAATATGTCGTCGAGTCTTTATACCGTTTTGAAATGTTATTTATTTTGACCAATACACTGCGTTTAAAATGTATAAATAAAAAATCATCTAAACATAGAATCGTGTTTATATAAAAATGAACGACATACCTATCAACGAAATATTCGACCGCGAAAAAACAGCCAATGAGATAAAGTCGTTATTGTTAAATTTTGATAAAAACGTAAATAATGTTGCTTATAAAAAGGGTATTTATATTTATGGTTCGCCTGGTTGTGGTAAAAGCCATTTTGTTATCAATATTTTAAAAGAATTGAACTATGATGTTATCAAATATGACGCCGGCGACGTTCGTAATAAAGCCCTTATAGATACAATAACAAGTAATAATGTATCGAATCGAAATGTTCTCCAAATGATGACAAAACAAGTGAAAAAAATAGCCATTGTGATGGATGAAATCGATGGAATGAACAATGGAGACAAAGGTGGAATTACGGCGCTTATCAAAATAATCCGTCAAAAGAAAACAAAGAAGCAGCGATTAGAGAACAAAACAATGAATCCGATTATTTGTATTGGAAACTATTATATTGATAAAAAAATTCGAGAACTCATGAAAGTATGTAATGTCTTTGAATTAAAAACGCCTACTAAACCACAAGTTCATCGTTTATTAAAAACTCTAATGCCAAATACATCATTGTATGAAAAACGCACAGACGAACTAGTAAATTATATCCAAGGCGACATGCGGAAAGTTCTCTTTATTCATGATGTTTATAAAAAAAAACCAGAATTTTTACAGGGTAATACCTTACAAGAAATATTTCAAATAAAAACATATAACGAAGATGCAAAAAAAATAACACAGTCATTAATAAATCGGCCCATTAAAATGGAACAACATAACCGTTGTATGAACGAAACAGAGAGAACTATAGTAGCTCTTCTTTGGCATGAAAACATTATTGATGTTTTAGCAAATCAACCTCCGGAAAAAACGTACCCTTTTTATTTGAGGATTTTAGACAATATGTGTTATGCTGATTATATTGACCGAATTACATTTCAAAGCCAAATATGGCAGTTTAATGAGATGTCTTCGCTTATGAAAACTTTTTATAATAATAAATTATATCATGATCATTTTCCTGAGAACCAAAATTGTTTTAAGCCACCCGAAGTAAGGTTTACCAAAGTTCTCACAAAATATTCTACAGAATATAATAATATGTTATTCGTTTACAGCCTTTGTCAAGAATTAGATATGGATAAAAAAGATTTAGTCGCGTTTTTTCAAGAATTACGTCTTTTTTATGGTGCCGATTTTTGTTCTCAAATTGATAGATTAAACGATGTCGAAAAAATATTTGAAACATATAATATTTCAAAACTTGATATTAAGCGAATGTATCGTTATTTAGATAAAAACGTAAAAAAAGATGCGTTGGTTGAAGAAGACGAAGAAGATGACGATGCCTAGAAATAAAATGTTTATCTATTTTATATAATAGATATATAATGAATAAAGCCGCCAATATTGTAAAAGATTTATTTCTAGGTAAGCCAGAACAACGATTTCAAAATGTAACTACTGATTTAGATAATATTCAGTCCGAAATAAATTTAGTGGATAAAAAGATTTCGAATTTAATTGCTAACGGGAAAGTCAATCTATCCGAAGAGGAAATTCAAAAACAGATAGCCGAATTAAAAACAGAAAAAGCTGGCCTCAAAAATAAACTTATTGCAAAACGCGACCAATTGAATGCTGTAAAGAATGAATATAAAGACAGAAAAGTTGAAGAATATAAAGATGATATTAAAAACAAACAGGACGCCTATGTAGAAGACACAGGAAAACAAGCAAAAAATACTGCAAAGGCTATTGCAGAGGCAAAAATAGCTGTTCGTAGGGCAAGACTGGCTATGCGCAACCGCACAAATAAAAGATTTGCGTTTCGTAACCGCGCTCAAGGTGGAAAACGTAAAAGTCAGAAAAAAAGGCGTACCTGTAAACGTAAATAGATTGTTATAAAATATTATTATATATTATAACAATGAATTCTGGAGAATTTGTTTCCTACATGAAAGCTTGGTTTTTTAATTTATTTAATTGCATAAAGGATTTTAATAATAATTCTTTAGAAGAAGTATTTGTTCCTTTATCTGACGATAAGGAGGACGAAATTGTTGCGCCTGAATTAGATAATATTGCCGCATCTACAATACTTGAAAACATTGACCTTGTTCTTAATAACGTTTCGCAGTTCGACGATGTCAGCGAAACAACCAATAGTGAAAATTGCGAAGATGTTAATGATAAAGAAGAATACGGGTTTGAACAAGAATTAGAAGACATCAATAACTTATCTGATGACGAATATGACCATTATTATCATACCTAATCGCCGTTTATCATAATAAGAGGACCGTGCTTAACTGGTATAGGAAAAACCTTTGTTTCAGAATTGATAACAGGCTTTATATTTTCTTCATGAACTGGTGCTTCAGTTCCTGTAGATTTTTCTTCTAATACAACTGTCTTAACTTCTCTGGCTTTAATTAATTCACTTTGTGCCTCAATCAACTGCATCTGCATTTCAACAACTATTTTTTCTAATTCTTGTATTTTATTTGATAAAACTCCTATATGGCCCTGTTGTTGTTGTATAATACCGACAACTTCTTGTTGAGACAATTCCTTGGGTTCTTCTCCGGGTCGCTGAAGAACAATAGGCCCTGTCGCATTTTTGGCAGCCGCTTCTTCCTGAGCTTTCTTTAACATTTCTGCACGCTCTGCCTCAATGGTTTTAATCTGTGCAAGTACATCCGGTTTCATTTTGGGTTCTCCAGGTTCGTAATTTTCTAACAGTTTATCAATTTTATTCATAAAAAAATCTTTGATAGGTGCCTCATCTTTCATACGAATAAACGTATCTACCGTTTTGGTAGAATCTTTCAAATAATCCGGATGAGGGTTATCCAACATCTTGCGTTTATCAAACGTATTATGCTCATGAGAAAATACCAATATGGTCTTAAGTGGATCAAGTTGAACGAAAGGAACCGTATATCCCTTTAAAAATGCACGCTCTTCAGCAATAGCGGCGTGGTCTTCGTATTGTGTTTGTTTTAATAGTTCTGCTTTGAAAGCAAATGTGCCAGCAGTGGCATGATTTGGATTGTAAGGGCCACACTGAACCATTCGACTCAAACCTTTGAAATAAATATAAATTTCACTCGAACCAGCACAAAGGGCATTTTTATCCCCCTGAAGACGTTCAACTGCATGAGAAATACGCTCAGGAGGATAATAATCATCATCGTCCATGTATACAATAATGGAACCCTTTGTCTGTTTGTGCATAAAATTGCGCTTTGTGCCCAAAGTCATTTTTTCATTGATAGGATAATATTTGATTTGGGGAATGTTTGATTTATCAATTAAATCCTTTATTTTGTCCGTGCCGTCATCGACAATAATCCATTCAATACGTTCCTTGGGGTAATTTTGATTTCGGAAGCAACGAAACATGTTTTCAATAAAAGGCCTGCGGTTAAACGTGGGTGTGCAAACACTTACAAAAGGTACTGGTTTTTTATTTTTGCCCATTTTCTTTAATAGGGCTAAATTTATTTATATGAATTTTACGAATTATATTATTCTTTGTCTTTATTTTTTATCATCCTCTTTATCTTCCTCTTTATCTTCCTCTTTATCATCCTCTTTATCATCCTCTTTATCATCCTCTTTGTCATCCTCTTTATCATCCTCTTTGTCATCCTCTTCATCCTCATCCTCATCCTCCTCATCCTCCTCATCCTCATCCTCTTCTTCATCAGAATCATGTTTGTCTTTTTGTATTTCTTTCTTTGTTGTACGTTCAATAGTATTTTTTAATGAATCATTATCAGAATCATCGTCATCATTGGAATCATCAGAATCATCGTCATCATCAGAATCATCAAAATCAGTTGAGTCATCCGACGAACTTAATAAATCTAAGCCTTCTTCTGCTGTACAATTTTCTTGAGAAGTTAGGCCATCTAATCCAAGTGTGGCGGAAGGATTTAACACAGTACCTAGTACACCTTTAGCTAATTTAGCAACCGGATTATTAAGTATAACATCCATGTTGTCTTTTAATTTATTCTTAACATTATTAAAATCTCCCTTTGCGTCTCCAAATTTTCCATTGATATCATTAAAATGAGAACCTAGTTCATTGTTTTCTGCAAAAGCTGTCATTTTTCCTTTCATTTCCGCTATACCTGATGTTAGATTTCCTTTCAATTGAGACATACCCTGGTTCGCGGTAGATTTTAATTTCCCCATTAGCTTGTTACCCATTGTACTTTGGCTTTGTTTCTGTTGTCCCGGTTCTTCACTTAAAAACTTCTTTAATTTTTCAAATTGTTCTGGATCGACATATCTATCCTTCTTTATTTTGTCTTTAACATCTAATCCAATAGGAATAAGTACAATGCCTATAAGCAAACCAAAAATAATAGAAAGATTTTGTTTTAATATGGCGCTGTATATGTTTTTGTTAAAATCAACAATACCAAGTATTAGTATTACTAATAAAGTAATTGAGAACATTGATGAACTAAGTAAATCAAATAAAATAGATAATACCTTTTTAATCATTTGTATTTTAGTAAGATTTTCTGCTTTTGAATCAAAATCTAATAAGAATGCCTTTGCCATATATTCCCGAATTTCAAACGGAATAGCCCACATATTTATAATTTTTGAAAAAGACAATGTAGTAAATGGTTGCCATAAAATACTTGTTGACATTAATAAAAGAACAATAAGACAAAATATAAATCCAAGAGGCACACTTATAGATATTACAATAATAAATTGAATAAGAACCATCAATGGACCAAGAATAAGACCCCCACTGGCCGTATCAAAAACGCGTTTTATATTATAAACTAACATATCCAAATTACCAAAATTTGGGCTTCCTAAAAATCCGTTCATCCAATCAAACAAATGGTCGAAACTGCCAAATAAGCCATTAAACCATCCTATATTGCTTTTGGGTTTACAAGAATGAGTGTTTTTGCACATACCACAAATACTTACTCCACATCCTCCGCATAAATTTAAAGAAACCATACCACAACTATTACAAGAACTTTTGGGTTTTGCCTTTGGTTCCTTTGGAGTATTAATTTCAGACTGTTTAAATTTAACACCAAACGAGAACAATGACGAAAACACATTGAATACGTTTTTCAGAATAGGAGAGAAAATATCAAAATCCGCAAAGAAAAACAATATTGTTATAGCGTACATAAGATTTACTGTCTGATTGTCTGTATTTAACATAATAACATCACGAATAAATTTGAATAAAAATGTACGGCAATTTTCTAAGAAATATATCATCATCGAGAACACAAACATCATATAAATCGGAGCATTCAAATACTTTTTAAACATATATGGTAGTTTGTCATAGAGTAAATTTTGTAACATGTCTGAAAAATATAGTGCATAAGTAAACAAAAAGACGAGAGGTTTTGCTAAAAACCCATAATTTGAATTTAACGTCATTATTTTTAAGTTGTCGCTAGTAAATCTGGGCATAGACGTAGGTTCGTTTGTTTCATTATCAATAAAAACCGTCGCATACATTAAATTATAAGTAAAAATAAATGCAAAAATAATACTTTCTAATAAAGACAAATAAGGTTTTATAACATCTACATCGGCTTGCGCTGCCGCGTTTTGATAATAATTTAAATATGTGCTTCCTGAAATTGTTGCGTTATTATTTATAGTAACATATTGTCCTTTTATTGCGGTTATATTAGTTTTAACTGGTATCCCGTCTCCATTAACTAAAAACCCGACTTTTAATTTACTTACATCAGTAACTAATAATGTATTTGTATTTTCAGTTAAAACTGTAATAACCGTTATAGGAATAGACTGTTGTAAGCCGTTTGCTATAACTTGTGCCTGGTAATGATTAAAATCATCTATTCTTTTTTCTATCATCTGAATGTATGCTAAAAATATTTTTCTTGGATCGTCACTGCTCATGCCTTTATCACCAGAATCTAATCCATCCCAAAAATCGGGCGTTAGTGGTATTCCGCTACCTCGGTCCACCGGACCCTTATACAGATATTTATTCCCCTTTACGTCTATAATATAATATTTTCCATCCTTTTCGTCGAAATAACCTTTTACTTTATTACCGCTAGCATCTATCCACGTTCCTTTTGAGTCTATTATTTTAGAATTTCTTCCATCTGCTTTTCCTGGGTCATAGTTGGGGTTTGAGACAGGCGCTGAATTGGCTGCTGCTGCTTTTGCTTTTTCTGCTGCTTTTGCTTTTGCTTTTTCTGCTTCCGCTTTTGCAAGTGCGTCAGCCGAACCAGTACCCTTAGCCGAATTACTTTCGGTTTTTTTTGTATTTAAAGCGTATTGGTCATTCCCAAAACTCATTGTATTTTTTATATCACCAATCCAATTTAAATAACTTCCGTAGGATTGAGGAGTAGGAGTAGGGGTAGGAGTTGGTGTAGGAGTACGAGTAGGAGTACGAGTAGGAGTAAGCGTAGGCTTAGGAGGAGGAGTAGGAGTAAGCGTAGGCTTAGGAGGAGGAGGGGGAGGCGCTTTACCAACAGAGTTAGCAGCTACAACTCCCCCAGCACCAGCAACAACTGCTCCTCCTGCTACTGCAGCCGCTTTAGGTGCGGGTACAGGCGCGGGTACAGCTACTTTAGGCGCGGGTGCAGCCGCTTTAGGCGCGGGAACAGGCGCGGGCGCAGCTACTTTAGGCGCGGGTGCTTTAGGCGCGGGTGCTTTTTTGTTAGCAGCCCCTTCATAAATGTTCTCAAATGTTTCAATATTTTTATAATTAAACATACGCGATTTCTTTTTTTTATTTGCTCGACTAATTTTATGTATCATGTTTAAAGTATTGAAATCCTCAATTGTATTATCGTCTCTATTACTAAATAATTTTTTATTCCATATTGTTTTTGATACATCAGGTTCCATAATATAATAAAAACTATATTATATTATCGTAAAAAAAATGCATTAACGTGAATATAACATACCACAATTACCTCCTATTATAGATAATACATTATATCGTTCTTCGAACAATGTCATATTATAATTGTATTCAAAAAGACGCCAATTTTGCTTTCGAACACCAATAGGGTTACCAGAAATATCACAAATAACATCAAACGACGAATTTATTGCATCGACTTGTGGAACATAGGTATTAATTTCAAGTTCTACCGTTTTGAATTTACTCATATTTACTGCCCCGGTGGGTTGGTATTCAAAAGGACTGGTATTCAAACAAAAATTATAACAATAGAGCCCTGATGTAGCATTTCCCTGAGTTCTCGTATATTTTTCAACAAAGTTATAAATACCGCTCTCTAAAGTGTTCTCGCGATATTCTCCATTAAATAAAATGCCCATATTATTCAATATTTCTTTCCTATTAATTGCTTTATAATCACCAGTTAAATAAATACCTGTGTTACGACCATCAAATGGGTCAATACCAGGACCATAAGGTATTGTGGGCGCATAAGTATTGTCAGCAGTTCCTATTTCTAAATCACCCGGTATCGCAGCATAGGGCCAATTAGTATAATTTGACCACTCATTACGCAAATTGACATCATTACGTTGTAAATAAAACATCCAGTTTGAAACTAAACCATTTGAATAAACCTGTAGTTTTCGAGTTCCCGTAACGTTCTCAAAATTATATTGAAAAACATCTTTCACTAAATAAACTTGGTCTTGACTAGCAAAAATTTCCGTCTCTTCTTTTGATAAAAACCCGTAGGTTGCTAGAAGATGTATATCGGCATTCCATACGGAAACTTTATTTTGATAAGCATCGGGTGTCAATAGAACCGCCGGAGGGGTCTGCAAAAAACGATACATTTGAAATTGCGGAAGATTAAAATCGGGCTGCACGTAGGGATACAAATTCTGGAAATCGAATACATCACGTATTTGAAAAAGTTCTTGAATTGGTCGCATAGTAACCGTAATTATCAATTCATTGTATTGTAGAGCCACTAATGGAAAAGCGCATTGACTATTTAATGTAAACCAGGTATTAATTGGAACATAAAGATTACGGCCGCGAATTGACGGCTCCGCCCCTACGTTATTAGTGCTATACCATGCTGTAGGATACGTATTAGCGCGCCCATTCGAGTTTGCTGGGTCATTAAATTCGGCACTATTACCTGACATATTATTAAATAAATCCTTTTTTTCTGCGGAAAAATCTCTATCTACTTGTGCAGTTAAATACTCTCCGCTATATTTTTGAAGAGTTAGAGAACCACAAGTTATTTCTATTTCTTGAATCATAAGAGTACCTAAATTTTTTATCCATTTAAAATCATACGGCGTCCAGCGATTACTATTTTGATTCGTAGGATGATATAAAGGGCTCCAAATATCAGGAAGAGTTACCACCAAATAAGTATCCATTAACAAATCGGCATACCGGGGTATTTTAAACTGAAATTTTGAGGGTTCCGTTAAACGTAGGTCGCGAGAACCGTCGTAATCGATTCGAAATTTTTGTAAACCAAAGTTCGTATATTTGGAGTAGGTAACCTTAAAAAAGGTTTTGCTCGGATTTCCAGTTAATATTGAATTGTTGTTACCTACTGAAATAATATTTAGTAAACCCCCAGGCATTATAATTTATATGTAGATTATTTCATTATATTATTATCGCCGTATATCTTATTACTTTATGAAATTAAATAAACAGCTTATTTTTCTATTAATAATTTTATTTGGCCTATGTGTTATTCTTTATTTTATTCGTGATTCAGTCTTTCAAGAGGGCTTAACAGTGGATACTAACGATAAAGCGGTTGCAGAAGCACAGACTTTTGCCAACAATAATAATTTGGCCGGAGCAAGTGGTTTTATCAAAATTTTACCATTGAAAAACACTTTAAATAATTCAAAAGTCACAACTGGTATTATGGGAAATTATCCAAATATTTTAAATCTTCCGATTAATCAATTTGCTGTAAAATCTTCTTATAATAGTGCCTGTTCCGGTGACAAAAGCCATTTTATTAGTTCAGAGATGTTAATGTATACATTGAGTCGTGGCTGTAGATTTATAGATTTGGAAATTTCTAATATAATTACTGATGCTTCAAAAAAAACCGGAACCCCCTACGTAGTATATCCAGACTATAATGCAACTATTCCTATAGATGTTAATAAATGTTCTACATTAGATTCTATTTTAAAAACACTAGTAAAACACGGACTAATGAATACACAAAGCTCAAGCGCTGGTCCTACACCAAATTATAGTGACCCGCTGTTTTTGCATTTACGTATTAATGTTGACCCGCTATATAAAAATTTATATCAAGATGTGGCTGCTTGTATTCAAAAGAATTTAATTGATTATTTATACGGCCATACAAACATCAAACCTACCAAAATTTCTGTAAAAGACTTTGTTACAAAATCTATATTACCAGTTTTAGAAAACAAAGACGTAATGCAAAAATTTAACTCTTTAAATAGAGACACCACGGCATCGCTAAAAAAATATTTAGAAACAAACCTACAAGCCGAAAAATTATTTAGTGATTTACAAGATTATGTATTGAAAAACAATATCGCAGTTATGAATGTATACGAATTTGTAGATAAATTACCCGTAGAAAAAGTTTTGGAATTACCCGTGATAAACAGTTATATGGATAGTGTATCTACTATTTTAGATGGAATTAATAATACTAACAAATTATATAAAAGCGCAAAAGAGATAAAAGATTTGATTTCTTATATTTATTCGAATAACAAAAAATTTAATATACAAAAAACTAAAATGCGTGATATTATGGGTAAAATTATTATTATATTAGATGCAAATTATGATGCCGATTGGAAGAAGGCATCAAAATGTAGTCCGACCGCAAAAAATTGCTACGATTTAAACAATTTTGTGCACGTGGAAAGTGGAACAAACGTATTAACCGTGAATAGCCCTTTTACGTTATCGCAACAGTTAAGCACGCCAATTACAATAAATAGCGATAATCTTACTGTAACATTAAAAACTAATGGTGATGACATCAAAAATAAATATATGCAGATTGTTCTACCTGAATCTGACCTAGGTATATTAAATACTGACCCTGACAACAAAGGGTCGAATCCCGATTTTGAAAATATTGTAACAAATTGGGGATGTAATTTTATTACCTATCGTTTTTATATTCGAGATAGTGCTCTTACAAGTTATGAGCGTTTTTTTAATAAACAAGCGCTGGGTATAGTGCCTCTTGCGCACGTTAAAAATTATTATCTACAACAACAATTACAAAATCCCCAATAAAATTTGTTCTTATTATGTATATGGTTAAACATAATAAAAAATTTAATACCCATTTTTGTGATGATAAAATGACGTTCGAGGAATGCGAATTAGCTATATTAAGAAACGCAGTCGACGAATCCGAAAAATTACAAGGCGAAAAAATAGCAAATAGTGATATAATAAGGGCCGTTATTAAGATTTTAGAGAACTTTTTAATGCACAAAAAACTAATTTGCTATGGCGGCACAGCTATTAATAATATATTACCCAAATTCGCGCAGTTTTATGACCATGATGTTGAGGTGCCCGATTATGACTTTTATAGCCCAAATGCCCTCAAGGACGCCAAAGAATTAGCCGATATTTACCACAAAGAGGGTTATTTAGAAGTCGAGGCTAAAGCCGGTGTTCATTACGGCACTTATAAAGTATTTGTAAATTTTATTCCTATTGCTGATATTACGCAACTTGAACCGCTTTTGTTTAAACAAATAGCCAAAGATACTATTACCGTTGCTGGTATAAAATATGCCCCACCAAATTTTTTGCGTATGAATATGTATTTGGAATTATCCAGACCAGCTGGCGACGTTAGCCGCTGGGAAAAAGTTCTCAAACGTCTTACTTTACTAAACAAATATTACCCATTAACGCCAGACATCGATTGTGAAATTATTGATTTTCAAAGACAAATGGAAACTCATATGGAAGATAGTGAAAAAATTTATTTTACCGTACGTGATTCACTTATTGACCAAGGAGTAGTTTTTTTCGGTGGTTACGCCACTAGTTTATATTCTAATCATATGAGCCAACAACAGCGTCGCATTGTAGAAAAAATCCCCGATTTTGATGTATTATCTGATGAACCAGGAAAATGTGCCATGATTGTAAAAGAGCGCTTACATCGAGAGGGTTTTAAACATGTAAAAATAGTTAAATATAAAGAGATTGGCGAAATTATTCCCAATCATTTTCGTATTGACGTAAATGGGGAAATTATTGCGTTTATTTATAAACCCATTGCGTGCCATAGTTATAACGTTATTGAAAACGGCGTCAATAAAATAAATGTTGCGACTATTGATACAATTTTAACATTTTATTTGGCTTTTACCTATGCTAATATGCCTTATTATGATAAAGACCGCCTCTTATGTATGGCTAAATTTTTATTTGAAGTAGAAGAAAAGAATCGCCTAGAACAGCGTGGTATTCTCAAACGTTTTACTTTGAACTGCTACGGTAAACAAAAGAACATGGAGGATATACGCGCAGAAAAAGCGGAAAAGTTTAAGGAATTGATTACAAATAAAGAATCCGACGAATATGAACGATGGTTTTTAAGATATAATCCAATGGCTAATAAAACTCGGCGTACTCTTGTAAAACCAAAATTTGTTAAGAAAAGGAGAACATTTAAACGCCGTAACACTAGCGAATATCTTATCTAAAATTATATATAAATAAAATTATATATAATACAAATGAAGTGGTCCATTTTATTATTGTTGGCAAATTTATTATTTAGTGGTGGAAAAAACTTGACCAATTCGAGAACATTAATAGAACACGCAACAACCGATCATAATTTTCGTAAACAATTCGCTAGGTCGAAACTAGCGCGTGGCTCAGCACTATCAAATAAATGTAACTCTAGATGTTCTGCTAAAATACCATGTAATAAACGTTGCCAATTAGCTAGAGACCGTTATCAACTACGTCTGGCAGAAAAAAAATATAAAAAAGATAATGTAAAAAAATATACGTCGTCACAATTAAACCAGCGTTATTATAGTGGCCAAGTAACTAATGGTGCTTGTAATTCGCGATGTAGAGCCGCCAAAGCGCTCTATGAAAAACAACGTATTCAATATATGAAAACATTCCATGAACCCTGTCAAAATGGGCATATTAAAAACACTGGTTCGTATAATGGAAAAAAACTCAGTGACCAAGGTAATCCTAGCGGAGATAGTCCTGGCGATAAAACAACGGTAGGTTCTTACGGAGGAGTAGCAAAAGGACGGCCACTGGGTGCGCCTGGCGATGGTCAAATTAATTGGCCTAATTCGGCAAAATATAATTGGCGCACTGTATGTAAGAGTTATTCAAAAATATTAGGTCCATCCAAACCGCCTATTGATTAAAAGAAAAAATGTTTAGTAAAAATATAATATATCAATATTATATTAATGCCGTTACCAGAACCTCCTGGTGCGTGGAGACCCACATGGGCAAAAACCAGTGCTCCATGGAATATTTTCACTAACACAGACCGTAGACAGCGAATAGAACTTGCTGAAAAATATGCAAATGAAGCTTTTGATAATTTAACAACTAAAAACGAAGGAACTCCTGAATATAATATAGCGTTACAGAATTATAATGACAAATTAAAATTATATAATGATGCAATAAATACTTATCTTCGTGAACCGGCACCGAGATCTGGAGGAAAACGAAAATCCTCCAAAAAGAGAACCAACAAAAAAAGAGGAAAGGGTAAAAAATCTTTAAAAAGGCGTCGTTAAATATCGCTCAAATATTCAATTACTTTTTGAATGGTATAATAGCAAGAACCAAAAAACACGCTTTTGAAAACTAAACCATAGAAATTAAAGTTCCCGTCTTCGTGATATATGGACAAAAACGAGAACTTTTTAAATACTAATGTATTAATAATTGGTAATTGAAATACCATGAACAAAATGGCTACCAATATAGGCGTTTGGAGCTCTGTCAAAATTTCATCAATCTTGCTTTCCCTATGCTTTTTCGAATCGTTATCTTTCTTCTTTTTCTCATATTCCTCTTCATAATCGTGAATATAATCTTTGGTCAGTTTGGGCCTAGGAATATAATTTGGCTGTACCTCTGCGTCCTGCATATAAGACTGTGTATCAATTTGTACATGTTTGGAGGGAAGACGCAGTTGTCGCATGTCTAAAAGTTCTGCTTTTTGCTGATCAGATAGGACGTTTGACATTTGTTCTAGTTGATTCATTTGCATCATTTGTTGTTCCATAGGAGGCATAATCGGATTTTGTGCTGATACACCATAAGGATTTGGATGTACATTTATAGGTATGTAATTAGTGGGAGGTACTGCTTCAGTTAAATCATCTGGCCTGTTCATTTGAATCATAACATTTTCCGGTAAATCTGAAATACGTGTTGTATTGTTCATTTCAAACTATACAATACAAAACTATCTAAAGATTACGTAAATTACGCGTCTTTGTGATAAGAATGTTCTCCTTTTTCGTTGGTTTCTTCTCCAATATCTACAATTTTACGATCTTTATTACATTTGCTTGATTTTGCAATGTACCTATAACATTTTTCATCATGCATATAAACTTTACCGTTAATGTCGTTTATAGCGGCCCCCTTAAAATGAATACAATTCTTCTCAGTACAAACTTTTCTAAATAAACTTGCGAGGCCTAAACCTAATATTATAGATAATAAAGTCTGTCCTAGGGGTGTTGTTAATAATCTTTTAAAGTTCATTATTATATATTATACATTAAGCATATAATATATTTATTCAAAATTTTATTATGACTGTACAGGAATTCTAGCTATTTCATCTTGATTTTTAGGGCAAGGCACCTCCTTTTGCTGGAACCCAAAACATGAATCTGTTTTATCTTTATATTGTAACATGTTTACGTTTTCAGGAGTAGGATATACATAGACAATTCGTGTATCAGGAACCGTATAATATACCGCAATTATTCCTAGAATTAAACTGATTACAAAAACAGGTATATTGATATATTTGAAAAACCCCATATATCATATCGTCTGAAAAGAATTTACTTCGTTTTTTTATTTTTCTTTTTATTGGGTGCAGTTCTCAATTTATTCTCCTGTTCCTCTTCTGCCATAAGCAACTCTGCCATTTTGTCAGCGTTTTTAATCAACGTCTTAGCCTGTGCCTCTTCTCCTTCTAAACGAAATACTAAATTGTCTGGAGTTATTGTTTCTACTGAACATCCTTTAAGCGCAGCCGCTTGTGCAGCAAGTAGCTCTTGGCGGTCTTTTTTCATCTTTTCTATGGCCTCGAGCTGCTTATCCTTCTTTTGTTGAATCTTTGAGCGCATTCGATTGCGCGTGTCTTCCATCCCCGTCATGCGTGCTATTGCATTTGTATCTAGCCGCATATTTTTACCCAGACCACCCATTCCCTTTGCAAATTTCTCAAACATGTCCTTCATTTGTTCTCCTCCTCCCATTTCCTTCATCTTTTTTAACATCTCGCTAGCTTCACTCATCATTTCCTCTTTTGAAATATCTCCATTCTTCATCTTTTGGTCTAATTTTGTGCTGATTTTCTTCATAAGACCCATTAATTTAGTTGGGTCTTTCATAAATAACTTCATAGCATCCTCAGTATTATTAAGCTCAGCCGCCTCTGGGCCTAACATGTCTTTAAATTCCTCCGAAATCTCCTCTGCCATCTCTTTGGCAAGCGACCCAATTTTTCCATCAAACAGCGTCTTCAAATGATCTTGAATATTCTCCATATCGGGCATATTAGGAAACTTTTTGCTAAATTCCTCGAAATTAGGCATAGGAAAGGGAGTCTCGTCTGTTTCTGAAGAAGGAGCAGGAACACCTTCTTTCATCTTTGCGAAAAATTCTGATATTCCACCCATAGTCTCTTTTAACTTTTCATGTAAATCCTTTTCGTCTATTCCCTCAAACATATTCATGCTATCCCCAAAATTGGCCTTATCTTTTACATCCTGAATCACGGTAAATAAAATCAACTGCAGATATTTCCAAATCGTCTTTTTAGTGTTTTCTGTTACTCCAGTACAATTATACAACAAAGCAAAATCAAGACCAGGAAAAAAAAACGTATTATCTTCCTCTTTAGTAAATATGTCACCGTTTTGATATAAAATATCAAAAAAACGTTTTGGATAAACAGTTAAACAATATTGGTAGAGTTCAACCACATCCTCTCCTGATGGTTCTAGGGTCCATTTTTCTAATTTATCAATATGTTCAGGAAATGTAATACATAAGTCTCTTGCGAAATCTGCCACAACAGAAGAAAACTTTTCAGGCACGTTCATTGAAATATACTTATACAGTCTATTTTATTTATACTATTTTTACGGTTTATTAGTTAATATGGGACGTTTGAATTTGCGTCATTGTATCCAGTACAGTCGGAGATGCGTAACACGATGTTGTGCTTTGCGACAATTGATAAGAATCTATTTCTTGAATAACTTCGGGTGAAGTCAATGGCGGAAACTCAAGTTCTTCGGGCTGGGTAACCATTCCCGTATTTTGCCGCATTAGTCGAGAAGGTCTCGGCGCAGGAGGACAATCAAACTCTTGAGCATCTTGACGCCGGGGAGTTGAAACATTTGTTTGTTGACGCCCCTGTGACGTATATCGCGATAGCGTTAGCATATGTCCATTAAACATCTTTAAGCTCATATGAGCAATATACAAGTCATCACATAGTTGACGCATAAATCCATCGTCAGATTTGCCGTTGACCGCCATATAATCCCATAGCTTAACATAAACGGTATTAATTTCAGAACGAAGTGACGTTTTTTCCTCATCTGCCAAGTTGTCGTTTTGACTAGATCGGTACAATAGTTCGAGCGTCTTATGGCGGAACATATAAGGCATCAAATCTGTCCCAACAATGTCCCCAGTTTCTTCCGTAAGCAAATGAGGAAGTTCAGTCATTTTTTCAATATGAGCCTTTTCTGCTCCGTCTATAGTCATATCAATTCCATAAACGTCTAAGGCAATATTTGCGTCCTTTGTCTTCTTAATATGATATATTTTCTCTATTCCTCCAATCAAAATGTCTTCTTCAAACTGATTGGTCCATTCATTCTTTGTCCAGTCGTAAATATAGCCATTTTCGACCAAAATAGTGAAGTTCTCGATACACGGATATAAATACGGATGTAGCAATTCTCCATAGACAGATGCCGTGCTCTCAAAATCACGAATATACTGATAAAACGACCTTTTATTTTCACTAAACTTTTTCAGCAGCGAAACATTATGGTCGTTCCCGAATCCAATGAACACACTTCCGCAATCCGTTTCCTCTATTAACGTATTTAAATGACTTTTATTTTGATTACCCCTTGTGGCATGGCCGTCGGTCATAAAGATATGCGCAATTTGATGCTCTTGATGTTCCTCCTTGTATTCATTGATAACCGTTTTTGCATTAGTCAGCGCTAGTTCAATGTCGGTGCTAAGATCCGCACAAATATTAGAGATTCTCTCAATCAATTCATCAACATTGTCCTTTGTAATACGAACCTTATCTGCAATCACGTCAATGCGTTCATTAAAAGTATGCACAGAAACGTAGATTGGCGCATCAAGACCAGACAAATAAAGAATAATACTTTTAAAACTTTGCTTAACAATATCTATTTTTGAAACATAGTTGGCTGTACGTTCATTCATAGAGGCCGTGTTGTCAATACTAAAAAGCAAAAACGTAGGTTGACTAGTAATTTTAACCAAACCAGTCTTCAGGCGTAGAATACCGAATTGTTCCTCTGGGCCAACCACGTCAAGGTTCCCATCCTGATTATGGAATTCAAAGTATGCAGATTCGATACAAGACATTGTGTGCGTAATTTTACGTTAGTTAATAGATAAAATTTCAAAATCAATTTTTGCAGAGAACATATCGACTCTCTTTTAAATCTTCAATGTTGTAAAGCTAGGTTTTTTTGTCCAGAGTGTATATACATGTCAAGTTCGAACATTCATAATATGCACATTGAAAAACTTAAAAACAATTTTGATAATATTATTTCATTAAAAACCGAAATTGCGAGAACAAAACTACAAGTCAGTGAAAAATTACAACATTTAAAGGATATATATGGAGAACTTTTGAAATCAAACTCTAAAAAAATATTCCTTTTCTGTTTAGATTCGTTTTATTTTCAATATAAAACTTTTGCTATTGAAATGGATAATATAGACCGTTTTCGTGTTCTTATGAATAATCGTATGTATTGTGATTACTATAAGTTATATAATATTGTTGTGAATACAATTAAAGAAAATAGCGAAATTACACTTGCGGAAAATGAGGTAAAATCTTTTCCGCCATATAAGGATTTAGAACCTTTTCAAGAGTATAAAATTGATGATATAAAAGACATACATGAGAACATTTTAATGCTCATCAACAAGTTACATTCGTTTTCTAGTTCAAAAAAATACAATATTGACCACTATAATGAAAAACACCGAATTGGGTTCTCAATTTCAAACTTTATAAACACACTTGAATATGAAAACCGCTTAACCAATGAACAAATTTCCCTATATATAAACTATTTGTCTTTTTTCCATATTTCACAGAAAAAACAGGTTCAGCGTTTATTCTCGCGCATCAATGATTTCTATAAAGAGATTAATGATAATATTAACGTAAATCAAACGTTCTCTATTGACGACATTCAAGAAGAACATAAATTAAACCGTTTCTTTGTAACAACACAGGATGTTGCTATTGAGAACATATTAGAAGATTCTGAGCTTTTGATTCGAAATAGTGAATCTGTAATTGGTAAAATTGAGAACATTATACAATTTAAAGAAACCAATGATGATAATACTAACGAAGAACCAGAAGAAGTAGGCGACATTTTACCCAAATAATAAATAAAATATTTCAAATATAAATTATCTAATTACAATTTATATTAGTTGTATGAGCGAAAATGATAAAGAAAACGAGGGTCAAACTTCTCAAAACGCAGCCGGTGATAATAAAAAAGAAAAAAAAATAGAATGGTCGGACGAAAACGAGAACATTTTGGTCGAATGGTCCGACGTAGCACAATGTTATAAATGGCTTAATGCCCGTGCGCATGCAAAGTTCTCTTATATGCACGCATGGTTTACTATTCCAGCAATTACTCTTAGCACAATTAGTGGAACAGCATCTTTTGCCCAGACCAGTTTACCAGCAAATATCCAAACGTTTGCTCCTGCTGTAATTGGAACTTTAAATATTTTTATTGGAATTTTGACCACTGTACAACAATATTTGAAAATTTCTGAGCTTAATGAATCACACCGTGTTTCCTCTATATCTTGGGATAAATTTGCTCGTAATATTCGTATTGAACTTTCTAAAGCTCCTCATGAACGCATGGATGCAGGGCCGTTTATAAAGATTTGTCGGCAAGAATTTGACCGTCTTATGGAAACCAGTCCGATGATTACATCAGATATAGTTAGAGAATTCAATGAGAAATTTAAAGTTCGCCCTAATGTTCCAGAGTCCAAATATTTTAAAGAATTACGTAAACCCGACATTTGTAACATTATTATTAGTGCGGAAAGATATAAATATGGATATAAAGAAGCTGATGAAATTCCTCTAGCGGAAGATAATGATGAGGACCAAGATCTTTTTAAAAAATCTAGCGAACGCATGACCAATTTTTTTCGTAAACAATTAGATGAAAAAAACACCATTATTGAGAACAAAGTAAAAGAAGAGGACGCAAAACGCATCAAAAAAGAGAACGTTCAAAAATCCTTTCAAAAAACGGTTGTCGAATTGGCAAATCGGAACAAAGCTCAGACCAAATTCTTAGATGATTACGTTTATACATTCAAAAATATGTACGGACGTAGACCTATTGATGAGGAAATTCGTACTTATGCAGATGAACTCATCGCAAATAAAGATATTGAAGAAAGTATTTTAACAAAATTTTTGGCAAAATATGATAATTCTGATACAATGAATATGGTTTGATTTTTCTGTATAAATAAATATAATTATTATTTATATAGAATGGGCTGCGACTATTACGTAATCAAGGTTTTGCAAATTTATTATAACGACACCGAGTATTTAGAAGTTGAAATAAACAGAGAAAGGTGCTATTATGATGATTATCAATTTGACGAAGACGCAGAAGACTACGATGAACAATTAAACAATTACATAGAGGACATTTTAACTGTTAAAACAGAGCCTATTTTGATTTATAGTAATGGTACGTTCAATAAATCATCTTGCGAATCTAAATATAAGGGTCTCGTAGAAAATGAACTGAATAAACACAACAAAATATGTTCTGATGTGATTAAAATAATAAAAGTAGAAAAAAGACATACTAACTAAAGCTCAACAAATCGGCTCAATGATTTTACACACCATAGTTGTAGCCCATCTTCGAAAAAATAAATACAAGTATAATCCTTATATGATTTATGAGTGTCGTCAAAATCGTCTTCGTCGTCTGTTACGAAGTCGATATCCTCAATTGGTTTATTTATATTTAATACATAAAGCGCATTGTCAATAAACACGGAAAAACGTTTTAATCTGTGTGCAACGGAATCTTTATGAATGGGATCGGTAGTAAAGTAATAAAAATGGCCAAATGTATCATGCGTAATTTTGCCATCTGTTGCTGATTTTTGTTTCATGTTATGCTCATCTGTTTCGTAATACGCATTGTCGTACTCCCCTTTTTCGTTTACTCTACATAAATACAAACAACAGGGCATGTTTATGCGCTCTCCATTTTTATCTTTGATATACGCAATAAATTCATTGTTTTGAATCATATTGTATATTTGTTTATCCATTGGCGTACTAAATATGTGTTTTTCGTTTACTATTTCGTCTAAAATACCCCAAAATCTCTTTGCGGACACATCTACTGTTACATAAGTACAATCAAACAATACATAAATTGTATCTTCAGGTTCTTCTAAGAATCCTCGATAACATTGCGCATACATTGAACCACCTTTTTGTGTTGATACTGGCAAATTATCTACTGCCTCTTCTTTTATTGTCTTCTGAAACCAGTCGCAACATTTTTCTTGAAACGCTACGTTTATATCATCTGGACCGATAAATTCACTTGTAGATAGTTCAAATCCTGGAAAAGTCATTGTGTCATCGTTTTTATCCAATAAAAACTGTAAAAACGGTTCTTTACACTCGTCCACTAATTTGAACATACATAATTTAACATTATATGTGACAACGTCTTTATTCAATACATTTGCAAAATTGCGTTGTAGTGTATTTGATTCGTCTTTATCGTCTAAATAAAAATATTTTTCTCCATTAAATGAATAACTTGTTTGCCCATATCTACTTTTATTTTGCGTCACATCTCTGCTTATAAAAATATTTTCTTTTGGTTCCGACATTATAGTATATTACGATAAAACATTTATATTATTTATTTATGAAATATTATAGGCGTTTTACTGCTAGCCGTAAATAATATTTTGAAACAATATAAAAAGATTACCGCATATATAGTATCCCATCCGGACATTTTTCAGAAAACTCGAGCGTACCATGTACCATGACGACCCCTACGACCCTACCCTTGAAAACGATTATGACCCCCCCGAATCTGTTCAGTCGGATAGCATAACCGTTGATTCTCGTACCAAGAAATTTAAGAAATTAATTCAAGACGCAAAGAACGAGGATAAGGGATATTGTAATGTAAAGAGAAATAATGTTAATATTGAACTATATTCTGGGTCAAGTTGTCCTGGCGCCAAGATTCGCGGGGCGATTACAGGCACCAAATTTGACCAATATAAGGTAGGAACAAAAGATGAATATTTGTTTTTTAAGGTAATTATTGCGACGGGCGAAAAGAGCCTTCGTGGGAATTCGCTATTTTTCTTTGATAGCCCTGAACAATACGAGAAGCATATCAGGTGTACCATAGACACTGCTACTAAAAGTAAGTGGGCCGAGCAAAATATGGCGGAGAGGATGCGACGCAAGGCGCTTGAAGAGTAAGCTCAAGGATATAAAAACATTGTTATTATGTATATATGAGATGGACCACTTTAATATCAGCGTTTTTGTTGAATAAAAACGCTATCATAACAACAAAAAGACAATCAGAACCCGAAAATATTAAACAAAGATATGGTATTCAAGGATTTGACGAACGGTATTTGATTTATTACAATAACAGTGATATTACGAATATAACAGAAACTTTAATAAAAATAAAAAAAAATATGAATCAATTAGCCTTATTGAATGTTTTAGAAAGTCCACGTGTCTCTATTTAAGATAAGATAAAACATATCGATGAGCATGAAAAAACATTTGGTCATCACTCGATAGCTTATAATATAATCTCAGGTGGCCTATGGACTGACTTTAATTATATGATTGAATAGCGAAAACATTTTGATGCCATTATATAATGGCACCAAAAACTCCTATACGTGCGATTGCCGTATTTGATACAAAAAAAGTAAAGGGAATGGTTTATTTCACAGAGAATTTAGAAAATGATACTGTTACCTTGGATATCCATATTGAAGGTCTTACAAAAAACGGCCTGCATGGATTTCATGTCCACGAATGCGGAGACATAAGCGAACAATGCGAAAGTATGTGTGCGCATTTTAATCCTTTTGGAAAAAACCACGGCTGCCCTGGTGCCAAAGAGCGCCACGTAGGCGATTTAGGAAATTTAGAAGCAAATGCCAGCGGTATTGCACATTATCGACGTGCTGACAATTTAATTAAATTACGTGGAACAAAATCAAATATTATTGGACGTGGTTTAATCATTCACGAACGAGAAGACGATTGTGGTTTAGGTAAGAGTCCTGATAGCTTGACAACAGGAAATTCTGGTAAACGCATCGCTTGTGCAGTTATTGGTTATGCAAAAACAAAATAATCTAATCATAATATAAATATGAAATTACCAAATATTGATATTATGCCCTTTCCAAATTCTGTGTTTTATCTTACTGGTCTTTCATTAATTACGTTAGTTTATGCTACGTATTCCAAAACAATTAATAAATTACCGCAAGCTGTATCTGATGGTATAACTACTACTTCATCAAAAATAAATGAAGTAGGCAAATCTATTAGCGCTGGTACTAAAGATTTATATGGCAAAATGACGAGCCCTGCCGCCGGTTCCGGCCTAGTCCCACCCGCTCTTATTGCTGAAGAAAAAGCTTCAATCCCTAACCCGCCTAATAACTTTCCTACAAATCCATTTGCCGTTCCCGAACCTCCTGCTCCTGCTCCTCCTCCTCCTAGGGTTGGCGGTAGCAAAAAAAAACGATCAAAACGCAATAAGAAGACAAAACGGTCTAGACGTTAAGTTCAATAGCACCATTTGCCTTTTTGAAACACCTCTCAAAAAATGCATTGACCTGGCCAAAGTCTGCACCAACAACACTATCATTAGGAATATGCGTCAAATTATGTCTATAATAACATAGAATACCTGGCACACCATTGATCATCTTCTTTTTTTGTAGGAACGCATAAAGCTCAAAACAGTCGTCAATATCAATCATACAAAACTGAACATTATCTGGGAGCTTTTGAAGCCATTCATCTATGATCGGCTCGATTTTCTTACAAGGTCCACACCAACTCGCGCCGAATTTAAGGATAAGAAGTCCGGGGTTTTCAATTAATAGTTTACCAAAATCTTCCTTTGCTGGTACGTCTTCTATAATCGGCAACTTCATTTGTATAGTATATAACGTTATTTTTATATACTATTTTGTTAGTTTTATTTAGGCGGCGCGACTGATATAATCGGGTTTACTACTGGCTGTGTATTAAACCAAATAGGTTTTTCAGTAGAACCTGATGATAAAAATTTATTTAATTCTTCCATTTTATAAAATTCTACGCGCTTATCGCCTAGTGATTTTTCGCCAATTTTTTGATAAGGTCCAAACATTTTTGCATCACTTCTATCATTATTAACATCAACAGAAATTGCCAATCTTTGCATAAACAATGGGTCGCTAGGTGCTATATCTTTATTTACTGACACGGGTTTGTTTATATTGATAATATTGGATATTTTTTGTTGTAAATTTGGAATAGTATAATTTAAAACACCAAAGGGTTTTCCACCTTTTGGTGGAACTTTTCCAGTAAAATTACAAAAAAAGAAAACTAGACCGTTATTTATCATGCCTATTGTCTTCTCCTTCTTTGGAGGCGGCCCCACTGCATCATCAAACGATGCGGGCCAACCTCCAAAACCAGTTTGATAAAATTTACGGCAAATTTCCCTAACGTAAGATAAGCTGGATAGTAAACTAACATTAACCTTTGATGAAGGACTCGTTCCCTCTTCACTTACAGAATAATAATACGAATTCAAAATATTAGATAAGACAATCATATTTGTATCGTTAATACCTAATGCATTTATATTGGCAAGCAATTTCGATGTAAATGCGCTATAAATATATAAATATGGTGTTAAAATTTTTAGTTGATCAACAAATTCTTTGCCCGTCTGCTTCTCGAATGAAGCAGCTACTTTTCCGAATGTGTAAATAACCTGAAACGTATCGTTATAAGATAATTTTGCTGGTGCAACAAGTTTATCTTTCATTTCGATAATTCCGGTCGGTTCATTATTTACTATAGTCATTATTTTGTTTAAAGCAAGTCCGCTATTATCACTAGATTCGTTTACACAAATACTGTTGTCTTTTAAATCATTATAATATTCTTTTAAATCAGCCGTCCCCTTTCCGTCCATTTTTAAGGTTCCATTTAAAATATCTTCAATTGTTTTTAAACGGTCATTATCTTCCTTTGTTACAGTATAAGGATTTTTTGGAGCATTAGGAATCGTTATTTCAACAACAGAACCGGACTGATTCCCCTCAAAAATACTTCCATAATTAGCTAAATATAGCGCTACTAAAATAACAGCAACTAGCGCTATTCCTATAAACAAATTTCTCTTCTTCATTATAGTTTATATAAAGATTTATTTTTCTTATTTGTAATATATGAACCATAACTTAAAAATGGATTCTTATTCCTACGAGGAATTATTAGCCCTTTTTGAACTCCCTAAAAATATGACCCTGCAACAGTTAAAAACTGCTAAAAAGAAGGTTTTAATGATTCATCCCGATAAATCCAAGTTACCGGCCGAATATTTTTTGTTTTATAAAAAGGCATTTGAGGTTGTGGTTCAGATTTATGAGAACAACAATAAAATAAACCAGCCTATACCCGAGGATGTTACCAATTATAAGCCTTTAGAGAACGGTCTAAATAAAGCCACCGTGCAAAAAGTCGCCAGTGTAGCTGGAGAAATGGCGCCTAAAGATTTTCAGAACAAATTCAATGAGCTTTTCGAGAACAATATGTCCAAAAAACCGGATAGCCAGAAGAACGAATGGTTCAGCAAAGACGAAGCCGTTTATAAAAGCGACGAAACTGTTTCGGCAAAAAACATGGGGCAAGTGTTTGACACTATGAAACAACAAAACGCTGATTTAGTTCGTTATCGCGGTATTCAAGAAATTCAATCCACTAGCGGAAAGCGCCTATATGATGAAGACGACGAAGAAGATGACGCCTACGTCACCTGCGACCCCTTTAGTAAACTAAAATTTGATGATTTACGTAAAGTGCACAAAGACCAAACCATTTTTGCCGTTAGCGAACGCGACTTTTCTAAGGTACCTCAATATAGCTCGGTAGACCATTTTGTACGCGAGCGCGGAAAAGTGTCTACTGCACCCCTCGAAAAAGAAGAATCAGAACGTATTTTGGATTTACAAAGTCAACAATTTCGAGAACGTATGATAAAGAAAGAACATGCCTCAAATTTGCAATCCATGCGCTACGAAGAAAAGAATAAAGCCGTAATGTCTGCGTTTTTGCAACTAAAAAATTGATTTTGATTTGCGTTTTCGAGAACTTATTAAAACAATCAAAATGTCTGAGCCTATCAAATATATTTACTTTGAAAATAAAACCAATTTGCCGGTGCAAATTGAATCATGGGTCGATGGCTCCAATACCATGAAAACTATTCGTGTTGGACCTGGCGAAAAATGGATGGTACATAGTAGCGTTGGAGAATGGCACATGGACTCCATGTTTTATGAAGGTCCTGATAGGGAAGCATGGACAAAAGCAGGTCTTGAGAAGCATACTATTGTAGGCAAATTTCGTTCTCAACCTTGCGCCTCTGGTAACTATAGTTGGATGGAATATGATGAGCCATTTGATTGCAATTACACTGAAATAGCCAATGAATCAGTAAATGGTCTCATTCAATTTATCAAATCAACGCCTTAACCAAGGTTTATCCATATCCAACATGAGGCCCCTATAATCTACGTATCGTTCCTCTATATCGCTGTATGTATCGTATTGTACTACAGTAAACGGGCAAATCATATACCAACGCCCGGAACGCTGAAGACGCTTCCAAAAAACGTCTAGCGCGTACGCCTGCTTGTTCTCTGGATCCTGAATTAAATATTTGGCGCTTTCTCTGAAATTATCTATAAGAACGTTATAATAATGTTTTTTTACAATGTAGCCAGTTGTGGTCTGGCATTCTCCGATACGAATACAATAATCCCCAACGCGTTCATAAGGAGGAACAATATTACCACCTACAATTAACATATCCCAATCTAGTTCAGTGTTCTCAGAAAACTTTTTTAAACTATCTAGAAATACCTGCGGGTCTAAAAACGTAATATCATCCTCGCAAATAAATACTTGTTCATAATTTCGCGTTTTCGCTAATTCTAAACATTTTATATGACTCATAGTACAACCAATAGCCCCAATCTTAGTTTTACATGCATTAAATCTTTCTCCAACGACACCCAATGAGTGTAATTGTTTTGTTACGTGATCTAAGCGGTCGGTGCGGCTTTCTAAATTAATAAACAATGTGTTTTTTAATAAATTCATTATATATTTAAACAATATATTCTTATGTGTTTTACGTCTTTAGATATTTAATACGCCAATCATTTTATTAATCCATATATCAAATTGTTCTTCCGTTTCATTTAACGCAGAATCTATATAAAAGGTATCATAAATTTTACAAGCGTTTAAATCTAAAAGTCTTTTGTCTATTTTTTTGGCAAATCCGCAATAATCTGTATAGTTAGAATCGCCCAATCCTAATATAATATATTTCATATTCTTGAAATATTCACTGTTTAATTTTCTATTTTTTATATGTCTCCAAAATCGTGCTGCATTTTCAGGAGAATCACCATTTCCATGCGTAGACGTAATTATAATAAAAATGTTTTCATTATTTTTATTTGAAAAATCAAAATTATTTAAAGAATCGTAGATTACATCTAATTTATGTTCCTGTTCTAATGTAGATTTTAAATTAAATGATAAATATTGACATGTTCCAGACTGAGAACCATAATAGATATATATCATTTACATATACATATATAAAATAACAGCCGAGCCAAAATACTCATTGTGGTATCGTTTTTGTTTTCCAATAATGTGTTAGAATTTGAGAACCTTGGTTGTCCACCGTTATTGCCTTTTCTCCGTCGGTTTCCTGTTCCTCGTATAGTTTATGGTTATTGTTTTCCATAAAAAAATTATACATGTTTTTAGTCAGTAAATGATAGTCGTTTGTTAACTGTAAAACATTAACAGTATATACGTCTTTTAGCGCCTCATATAAGACAGGATGACGTGGTGTACATCCAATAAAGCCCTGAAAAATCGTGTTCTCGATATAAGATTTTACGGAAAACAAGTAGTATTCTTGTACAATGCTATCAATTGGACATTCAATCATTGCATCGCTATCTAAAAATACCCCACCGTTTTGGTATAAAAAATAATATCGAAACAGATCGGCTTTATGCGCACCAAATCTCATTTCATGGAATTTGTTTATAATAAACGGGAATTCCGGTTCAGGATGGTTTATAAAATATCGAATAATTTCTTGGTCAGTAAAATGATAATATGTCCATCCATGGCATCTTTTTTTAAGCATATTGAGAACATAGGTGGGCTGTTTTTGGGGAGACGTTTGTAATAAAATCCGGGGTATTTTCATTTCTAATAACCATATCAAAATATTTATATGGTTATTCTGAATAAAAATATTCTTCTCTATCTCGTTTTTCATGGTGTTTTGCTGCATTACCACATTGATTTTCATTAGACCTAGCCATATATGAATATGTATACTCAATTTCGCTTGTATTTGTATTAACAAACCCAAATTTTCTACATTTGCTCAAATAGTTGCCTATCTCGTAATTTCCACCCAATCGCTCTGGCATGTAAAATCGACAATTTTTACATAATTTTGGTTTTATAGATAGTATCAAATTCATAATCGTAAGTATTATCAAAAGCCTCATTTTTATATACTATCAATATTATTTTAATATGTTTTTTAAAGGAAATATCAAATTCTTCTTATAGAATTGCTTAAAATTCTCAATTATGTTAATTTTGTTAATAATTGTGAAACCAAGCAGAAGCGCTAGTAAAAAAAAGAAAAAATAATAAATATTTTTATTAATAAACGAATCGTTTGACATAAGACCAAATCCTTCTTTTACGGGTTCGTTTACAAATCCCTCAGGTTTTGGTATACCGGCAACGGGCGGTATTTCGTGTGGTTTGGGGCAGAAATTTTTATAAATAGTTTTGTTGACGGGATCAATTCCTGCAAACTCAAAAAACTCTTGAATTGTGCGTTTTTGCCCTAGTCCATAATGTTCAATGTTCTCGGTTACATGCGTGGAAACTGGTTTCATAAATTCGTCTTTAAATCCCAAAATTTCCTTAGCTTTATTAAATGCGTCTGTATCATCAAAAGATTTTTTGTCATCCCATACATGTGGTTGGTCGGAACGAGTATATAAATGATATACAGTTACTTCCGTAGGACTATAAATATCATATCCTGCTGTCCAAACACGCGCACTATGTAATATTTCTTCTCCTACAAACAAATTAGGCAAATTTGGATCATATGGTACCTCTTTTATACATTTACCTTCACAAAAGAACATTCCAGCGGCAATATGCGGGGTTTGAACGTATTTGTCTTTAGACATATCTACTGCACTTGCTCCTAAAAAAGATACCATTCCCTTTTCATTAAAAAATGCCTGACAAATTGTATCAACCACATGTTTGTTTTTATTTTTGTTCTCGTATTCTTGATAATTGGGGGGATAATGGGAAAGAACAACATCTTTAGACTCGGTGTTTGATTTTATTTCGTCAACCATTTTCATTAACGTTAAATCCCAGTCTTTTTCAAAAAGAGTATGAGAATCAATCTGGAAAAAATAATCCTCGTTATTCATTAGGGTTGTGCATAAATACCGCGCCCAAGTAGGGCCTTTGGCCTCGAAATTTTTTAAATGTATAGTTGAAACATTAGGAGTATATTTTGCCAAATCACCGGACAATGAGCAGCCTTCGTCTTCCTCTTTGTTTTGTATACAAAGACCGGCGTATAAATTTTGTGGCTGCGCAGCGTTTTTATACATTGATTCTAAAGTTCGAGAACAATAGAAATCGCGGTAACTGGCAACACTTACGAATATTGTTTTTTTTGAATAATCCATATACTATAAATTACATGTATATTTTTATCTATTCACAAAAATAAATTACTAGATCAGTTTTTCTCGCATCGACCCTTGTAATTGTTGGACTATATTATATAAATCTGCTATTTGGCCTTTTATTAAATCAAGATCCTGTTGTATTGTAGATTCATCCGACCAAGAAACTTTTTTTGATTTTATTTCGTCTATTTCTTTATCATGCTCAAGAGCTACATTTTCTTCTTTATGAATTGTTATATTATTGGTTGTTGGGACCTGAACGACAGGACCAGGACGCAGCATAGAGCTAATTTCATATTCTCGCATTTGCATCTGTTCTTTAATTAATTCTTCCATGTTTGATATAGGCTCGTCCTTAATGTTTTCACTAAAATTAACTTCTGGAGGTAAAGGTTTTTTAACCATTGTTTCGTATTCTTTTTGACGTTTATCAAATTGCTCATTATATTCTTGCGGTGCATTTCTAGAATAAACCGTTTGTGGTTCCAATTGTACTTGTGTTTGTACTAATTGTGGCTTGGCCGTATTCCTATGAATAGTTTTCAAATTATCCACCATATAAGTTATAACTTGTCGATTTAATTCGCGTAATTCATCAAGAGAAAGTTTTCGCCCATAGTATTTAATATAAAATTCCTCAATAATATTCTTAAACCAAATGGATTTTTGGGGCGACCCCTCCACAAATATTGTTCTTGTTATATCCATATTTGAAATAATATTCCAAAGCAGAGACTGATTTTGCGAATGAATAAATAATGACATTAAAATAACATAGAACATGCTTCTATGTTATTTTATTTTTTATTCTTTTTTGAACGCCGAATGCGTCTTTTCGATTTCTTTGTCTTTCGTTTCGACTTTTTCTTTCCTCCTAATACTGGAGCTGGAGCTGGAAGTACTTTTGTGAGCTCTGTTATATCATATTCTTTTTTATAATCAGGAAACATTTCCTCGTATGTTTGTCTCTTTTCGGATGGACCACCATCGGCCTCAGTTGGATTTTCTTTTTTCATATCATTTACAACAGTCTTATGCATGCGATATAAAAAATTTTCCGCATTACCAAACGCTGATAATGCGCTTTGCCCTTCCGTTTTTTTAATTAATGCATTTACGCCTATGTGTGTACCATCATAATTCTCAAATGGTGTAGTTTCTATAGCAATTATAGGTTTAATAGTTGGACCAGACATATTTCAACACTAAGTTATATAAACATGATACTTTTTTCTATACTAAATCAATTACTGTTAAAATATACTTTACGATAATCAAATACAAATTTATCGGGTATGCGCTCTGATAAAAATTTTTTAATCAATTCTTCAGTATTATAATGCTTTCCTTCAATTTGATGTGTAAGTAAAGTAATAATAAAAAACAGCGAATACATACCACATTCTGTGTTTTGCTTTTGATGTTCAAATGGATGATTTTTATATACCTTCATTTCGTTGTTGGGGTGTTTTTTGGACCATTGTTGTTTAACGCGGTCTATAAATTTTTGGACCTCAATTGTAATATCGTCACCGGCGCTATCCAAATAAAACATAAAATGTTCTTCTAAATCTATAAATAAAGATACCCAATGAGAACCAGGCTCATCGTGGTCGTCTAAATTAAATACGATTCCCACTTTTTTAATTTTAGGGTTTAATTTTTCTAGCGAAAATCCACACATTTCTTCCCATACGCATTTACCGTCCTTTTTATGGGAACGACTATCAAAGTCCATAGGCGTAGGACCTATAAACTTGAATTCTGGGTGTTTTTGTTCATATTGTTCTAAAACTTCTAAAATATCATAGTTTGATAACCACTCGTCGGGATTCTTCTTCCATTCTGCAGGATGGTCAGGTGCAAATGACATTTTGTCAATCTGTTCTTTTAGTTGCGCATCGTGTAACTTTTCTAACCAACAGTCCTCTTGTGAACAAGTAGCAAAGCGATTCTTTAATTCTAACCATAGTAGATGCGGGTCTTGAATAGTAATTAATTGATTAGGATGATGTTTATTATATGCCTCTTTTATTTTTATTAAAATCTCTACAGTAAAACAACTGCCTTTTACAGGGGATTTACCTTTTACTACGGGATGGCAATTCATAGACTTGAATTTATCCGGCGAACCTCCTTTCATTTTTCTTTTTGTGCGTCTGTTTTTCTTTTTAGGTCGATATGTTTTCCTGGGCATTTCTACTCTATATAGACAAAAATATATTTCTCTATATTATAATGAATTTCAGTAAAATAGACAACACGTTATTATTAAAATTTACGGAGTTCTTAAATTCTCTAGGTTTTTTTGGAGAACTCATATTATTGTGTATTGTTAGTTTTGTACTTTATTCTAATATTGCTGATTTACTGGTTTTTTATATTGGTCTCATACTAAATTCATTCATAAATCAAACACTTAAACCTTGGATTAAAAATCCTAGACCCGCTAGCCCTATTAAATTTTTAGCCGATGAAAAACTTTTGAAAGGATCAAATTCTTATGGCCTACCATCTGGTCATAGCCAAAACGTATTTTATTCGTTAACTTATTTATATTTAACAGTCCAACAATTTAATGTATTGACAGTTCTAAGTTGTGTTGTTGGTTTTATGACCATATATGAACGATGGAGTCATCGAAATCACACATTGTTGCAATTATTAAGTGGCGCCGTTTTGGGTTGCATGTTTGCTTTTTTTGTAATTTATGCGAGAAGTCAATTTGAAAAAAATATGCGTAAAATATAAGATGGACATGAATGAGCTTTACGAACAATTCGTGCGTGAATTAACAACCTATTTTTATTCGCTTGGGTTTTTTAGCGGCATGCATATGATTGTTATTGTAAGCGCTCTAATATACAATCAATATTTAAATTTTGCGGTATATTTGACAGGAGTTGTTCTCAATTCATTATTAAATCAATACATAAAACCTATTGTTGGTGACGCTAGACCAAAAAATCCATTAAAATATTTAGCATCTGAAAAATTTGTCAGTAAAAACGAAGTATATGGTTTACCGTCTGGTCATAGTCAAAATGTATTTTTCTCAATTGTTTATTTATATTATACAATTCATTATTTTATGCCATGGACTATGATAGGACTCTTATTGGCGGGGGCAACCATATATGAACGATGGGCTTTTCATAATCATAGTTTAATACAATTATTTAGCGGGGCTGTTGTAGGTGGAGCGTTTGCCTATTTTGTTGTTTATGTCCGTGACGTATACCTTTCTAAATACGTTCATTACTAACGCATTCATTCCTGCTATCAACAAATTTATTTCCTTAATTTTCTCGATTTCTTTAATTTCCTCGTTTTTTTTGTTTTTTTTGATTTTTTTGATTTTCGTCCTATTCCTCCTCTAACTTTAGAATTAAGATATTGAGATTCTTCAGCAAGATCTTGATTTATTTGGGCTAATCTAGATTTAATTGTTTGATACTCCTCTTTTCCCTTATCCATTGTCTCCTTTTTATCTAATAGATCTGTCTTTTCTTGCATTAATGATTTTATTCTAATTGAATCAGAAGTATCAATTGATGGATTCTTATCCATATCTTTGAAATGAACCATGTTTTTGACAGGAACTTCAGATATAGGATAATTCATCCCACGAACATTGACATTATATGTACCGTTTTCGTTTTTTTCCGTTATAGTACAACTAGCCCAAAATTGTTTACCAGTACCAGTTGTTTGTATTACATATACAACATCGCCAACCACAAAGTCCGACATAATATAATATATTTATATTTTTTTTTAGCTGACGTAATTAAACTAAATATAACTAACAATTAATCACAATCAAAAATGTCCTTGTCAAATAAAACGTTTAATTTATTATAACTGTCTTTTGTATTTAATTTACAAATTTTATGCGTATCTTTTCCTACTTCGCAACCAGTTGTTTTACTACATACTTCTAGACAATCACCCATTTTTTTTATCCATAAAATAGCCTTCGCATTAATTACTTTATCGCCATCGGCTTTAATGTAGCTGTCCATTTCAAATAAAAAACCAATAACGTTTATATTGTTTATCTGTTAGATTTTTGATTAGAAAACGCGCGAATATCCACATCCATTGGCTTTTTTACCACGCGCTCTTTACTCCAAAATGATTGGCTTGGTGCAACGTCTTCTTGCTCATCCATCTGTCCAAATAAAGTATTTTCGTCTTCTTCTTCTTGATCCGGTGGGTTCTCAATTTCTTTCATTTCCATATGTCGAATAATAGATTTCACAAAAACGTCAAAGGATTCTTCTATATCTAAAGTCGGCGCTTGTTTTGGGTTCTCAATTAATGCAGATGTAATATCAACAATGTCTACGGAATATTTTTTTAATTTATTAGTAAACGCCCTGTATTCGTTGTGACGTTTTGGGTCGGTTTTTGCCAAATATTTCGCATAATGGCTTTTATTAAGAAAAAGCTCCATGGTCAATTTATCCAAGTATTCATTTTTACTGGGCTCTACTGTCTCGCTCATAATAATGTAATTATTATAATTACATTATATCCTTTTTTTGTTCTATCTAATTCTACGCGTTTTATGTTTTCTGCGATACAACCGTTTGTATGTTTTGTTTCCACCTTTAATAGCAGCAGCATCCGCATTTTCTCCAGCGTCATCTTTCCATAAGTAATTCTTAAATTCTTCTGTTGATTCTACCTTTGTCCATACTACATCCAACATTTTTTGGTCACCAATTTTTTTACTCTTTAATCGCATAATGAATGAACCCTGGGCCCAATCAAATTGACTGTTATAAATAATAAGTAAATTATTAATGATGTTCAAGTTTTTAAGAATCTCCTTTTGATAATATTGGGCCATACCAAAACGATTATAAAATGCCTTTACTTTTGATACCTGTCTACTTAAAAAATTTCCAAACCGTTGAAGCCGGGAAGCATTTGGGTCGGCTTTATCTGGCGCAGCATCTCCAATAAGGCGTTTTAAAAGTTCTACTAAAGTTTGTACTTTATCTGAGACTTTCGATTCAATAGTTGGTTTTAGTTGAATTTTCTGTAAATAGCTAATTTCTTTGAAAAGAGCTTTAATCGAAGCCTTTAATCTTACTTTATCTTTTCCACTAGCCTTTTTTAATTGTTCTGCCAATAACTTTGTTTGTGCACTATAATAACACGCAGTATCTGTTTTATAAATCGTCATAGTGGACTTAATTAATTTGATCAATAATAGCGAATTTTGAATACCATCACGCATGTCTTCCAAAATCTCTTTTAATTCTAGTGATGCCTTATACTGAACCATCAATTTGTTAACAACACTTAGCGCAATACCTAACCCAGGTATAGCAGCGCCTAATTCTAAAATAGGTTGTAAAGCCCCGGCAACTGTACCCAATACTTCCATGATTTGTTTTGCTTCAGGGCTGCCAGCTAGTGCAGCTACTGCTTTGGCTGCGCTTGATGCTGCATCAACGGCTGCTTGTGTGTTTTCGGGAGGTATTTGTTTTAATAATTCTGTAGCCATGCCTTTGGCTTGACTAGCTACTTCTTTGACGCTTCCTAATTGTTCTTTTGCTTGATTTGCAATATCTTTTGCTTGATTTGCAATATCTTTTGCCCCTTGCAATGCTTGATCTACTTGAGGAGCAACAGCGCTAGCGGCTTCGTTTGCCACATTCTTTATGTTTTGACCCACTTCACTTGCTGAGGCCTGATCTAAAAGATCTTTACCTTCAGCTAAAAGTTTTCCAGTGTCCGAATCGGGGTCAGATGTTCCCTGTGTTAAAATTTTTGCCTTTTCTGTAATATCTTTTGCCTCGTTCATTATTTCTTTAATGTCTACTTTTTCTAATATTTCATAAACTAAAGCTGCACCCTTTTTAATATCTTCGGGTTTTACATTCATGGCTGTTGCTAAAACTGTATCCATCTGTTCACACGCAGCAACAGGGTCGTCTAAAACTGTGTCTAATCCACTATATACACCTTCAATTAAAGCCTCTCTTCTTTCTTGTTTTTTTATTTCATCATTGATTCGCTTTTCAAGAGCTCCTTCTTTATCTTCCTGGAATTTTTCTACCTCTCCTTTTTGCTTCTCAAATTGTTCTACTTCGGCGTCATCAGGAGCTCCGCCATCCAATGTCATACCACCATGAAAAATAATTCTTTCTTTATGAATACGTTCTCTATATTTTAGTAATTTTTTATTTATGTTTCGTATTACTTGTTTGATATTTTTTTTCATTATATATTAATCACTATATTTTTAATATATAATATTGCGTTTGATTTTACGAGTTTTTGACAAGCTAACGCGAATTGTAACTTCAATGTATAGTTCGTCTAAATATTTTTTGTAACGTCAAAATATATTAAATTAATCAGCATCTACACCAAAGAACTCCAGCGTGTTAGCGTCATTACAATCAACTTTTCCTTCCGCAATACTAAAGACAAAGTCGAGGTCTTTCGCCAATTCTAGAAATTGTACCATACTCTGGTTCTGGTCCTTAGGTTTCTGCTCCACGTCTTCTGATTTCATTCCCGTTCCTCGTTGTCCTTTATAAACATCTTCTGCGCAATTCATACAATATCCATAAAACACATCCTCCCTTGTCCCGTGTTCGGAGCAATCACAGCATTGTTCTGGACCAGTTCCAGGTAAATAGCTCTGTGCCCATTCTTTTGGGAAACTATTCGCGTACTTGTACAGACCAATCATATAGTAATCCCCACATTCGACAATGGGCTCTTCCCATTCCTCATCGATGTCTCCATTCTCGCACCGAATCTCATAAAGAGACGGGGCGTATTTGTAATCACGTCTAGACATATTGTCTCGGTTTTTGTAATAAACTCTAAAACCAAAAAAGGTTTCAATTTTTTGCAGCGATAACTTTTCGGCGCGCGGCGTTAATTTCGTCATCTATATTTTTTGAATAAACGTCCACTAAATGTTGTATTTTATCATTTACGTTTCCTAATATACCTTCTTGTTTTGATAAAGCGCTTTGTAATTTGTTCTCCTCCTTTTTAAGTTTCTTTACTTCTTTACGCTCTTGTCCTAGTTGCTTTTTCAAGGTTTTACGCAATTTTACATATTTCTTTTCGCGCAGCTTTTGCGTTTTTTTTATGTCTTTTTTTAAATCATCAACTTGTGTTTTTGTCTCCCTGGTTTTTTTATTTGTTAATATGCGCATCGTTTTTCGTTCGTCTCGCAAAACCATTTTAACCACACTACGCTCTAGTTCATTTAAATTTGTTTTTAATAATTTTTTAATACGCAAAATACGATTTTTATAGCTTTCTGTATCGACCTTTAATGTTGAGTGTAATTCCTGGATGCGTTGATTATAAGCGTTGATTTGCTGAGACCACTCAACGATTTCGCTATTTGTTTCAAAAACCTCATCCCGAAAGGCGTTTGTTAATTTAATTGGCTTAACGCACTTCGACTTTAATTGGTAATAAAGAGAACTTTTATACTCTTTATAAGCGTCTACCATTTGTTCTCGATTTTTGCCTATATCTGACATTGATGTTTTACGCAATTCGCTTCGTTCTTTAATGAGGGCACGTATTTCTTTTACATTATCTTTCATTCGTTTCATTTCATCTTTGGCTTCGCTAACTAAATCTTTAATATTTGCGTTAATTATTTTTTTACAATCTCTCTTGAGTGCGGCAGGTCCGTCTATTTCTGCGCATTTATCGTGTAAAAAGGCAAAGTTTTTTGAAGTTACAGTAGGTTCATTTGCTACTTTTTCTAGGTTTTCTTGTAATTCATTTTGGATTTGAAATAAATCGCTTTCTAAATATTGACGAACTGCTTTTTTATCAAAAGTTTGCACCATTTTAATGTTCTCAATAATCGGCACAGCAACTTTTTGTATCTGAGGCTGCGAAAATTGGCGAGCGTCTTTTTCGCGATTCAAATAACTAATATGCCCCGCAATATTATTCAAATACTTACTTTGTCCTGTTGCTGTAAATTTACCATCTTGGTCTAAATACTCTTGGCTAAATGCTTCAAATGACGCTGGAAGCTGGTCATCAGGTTTTTTACATAGATTAAGTAATTGAATAAGACCCATAGGATCTCTCGTTATTGGTGTTGCTGTCATGAGGAGTAATTTTACTGAATTTTTACCCGACGTCAAATATGAATTCATTAAGGCATCATGAAATTTCTGCATATCTGGTTGCTCAACACTAGATAAATCGCCGCCGTATAATTTATGTGCTTCGTCAATTATTAATAAAGTTTTACGTAAAGGGTCTTCCTGACCATTTAACTTGACTAGGGTATTATAAAAAGCGTTTTTTTTCGAGACCAAATTACTGAATTGTTTATAAGACATCGGACGAATACGCCATGCTTTTGAGACTAATTTCATACGACCCTTTTGATCAGCAGGAATCTGTAAATCGTTGTTTATAATTTGTTCTCGAATAGACTCATTACAGACTTGATCGAACATATTTTTCCAGATATCGGCTTTTAAAGTTGTACGAGTTACCCAAATAATGGTATATCCTTGTTTTTCAAATCCACTAGTTGCACAGGCAATAGCAGTGCAGGTTTTACCAGTACCCACAGAATGGTGTAACAGCATACCCTTTACCGGATTTTCAGGAGTAAAATAATGACGAATAAAATCTTGGGTGGGTGTATATTTTATAAGATGGCCTCCACCTTTTTGTTCGGCACATAAGTTCTCCATTTTTACCGGTTCCCATTCATATTGAGAAAAATTATTACGAATATGCTGTCGCATTTCCTCAAAATTCATCAGTTTGGCTTCTGACCGAAGGACAAAAACCTTACCATCCGGTAATAGAATTTCTATTTCATCCGAATTTTTGTTTGTGTTGACAATAAGAGGCGGCAAGTCATGTCGAAGTCGTAATGTTCTACGCTTTGACGCGGCACCTCCATAAACAAATTCACTTCCTTCGGGTAAATCCTCCTCCGCTTCTTCATCTGGAATTGAGAACAAATGAATATTTTTATTGAGTTCATAATCAACAGACCCAACAACACTAATTTTCTCAAGTTCATGCGTAAATTGAAAAAGCCGCACATCTAAATTCATAGCTTTTAAATAAAGTTCAAGGCCAGTTAGCGCATTGTCTAAGCCATGCTTCAATTTATCAGGTATTTCTAAATCATAAATAAAGACATTGAGTGGCCATCCCCTGGTCGGATGAAATTCTAGACCTTTCTGACCACAAGTTCTCGTTCCGCGTCCAATAATTTGTTTTTGGTTTGCCATAATAGGAGTTGGCTCAAATATGTGTATGTATTTAATATCAAATAAGTCAATACCTTCTTTATATCCACTATCCATAATAATAAATCTGATGTTTTCGCCATGAACGTTGTTGGGACGCTCATTAAATCTTTGTAAAATCTCCTTTTTAGTAGGAACACTAACTGGCTGGTCATATACTCCTGAACTGCAAAGTAAATAAAAGTTATTATTTTTTGATTTTGCAAGTTCGTCGTTGGTCTTAAACTCTATTTTTTCATATACTTTTTTTGGCTTTTTTGCACCACCACTTTGTTCATCATCATCATCATCATCATCTGATGATTCATCTGCTATATTAGTATCAAACTTTACGCCTTTTTTTAATTTAGCTGTATAACCTAGTTTATACCCTTTGGCGATCATAAAGGAACCAATTAACTTTGCACCAGAACTATTCGATTTCAAATCGGAAAAGATGAAATGTTTAAATAATTTACCGTGTTTTTTCTTATCCTGAGCGTCCAATTCTTCTATTTTTTTAAGAAGAGCAGGCAATTTTGGACTACGTAAACTCATACTCTTTAGTAAAATTTCCGGCGAAAACGCCAAATTGTCAAAAATAAAATGTGCCGAATTTTTTCCCAGATTCGATTTATTCTTTACGCATGTTTCGTCAAATTTTTGCATTACGCTTTCTTCTATGGATTCCTCTAAATTTTTTAATTCTAATTCTTTGTCCATAATCAATTTATATATACTCTTGACAAAAAATATTTGTTTATAATATACATGTCCTCTGTTCCTATGACCTCAAAAACTACCAATTTACCCATGGTTATGACGAATTTAGGAGGTCCTTATCGAGGATATTCCGCAACTCAAACTCTTGGTAACTATAAAGATAGCGAGGACACAATGATTCGTCATATTCTTCGTTCTTCTTGGAATAACGTGAACGTACAAGCCAAAATAAACGGTTACGGTCGCGTAACTACTCCTTTTCGCGCTGTAAACAATTTAGGAGATTATTTAGGACGTCAAAATTATGTATGTGGTGGCCCCAATCAAATTAACAAAACGTTCCCCGGACGTCAGGGACCCATGGGTAGTATTTTATCGCGTTGTGATAAAACAGGTGTTAGCGCTGCTAACGGAAATGGTCGTTTTGTATCTGACGCTTCCGATTACATTAAATATAAGAAGCAAAACGCGGCAAACAATTCTTACAATGATTTAAAATTCGGCGGAGACCAAAACAATGGTTCTTATACTGCTTTAATGCGCGTTAAAGCATAAACGCCAAATTATTTTCCTTTGTATTTTATATAGCATAATGTACAAATATTTAGCCGAATTTTTCGGAACTCTTACGTTCGTTTACATTGTATTGGCTACGGGCAACCCTCTTGCGATTGGAGCTACATATGCTCTAGTTTTATTATTTACACACAACGTTTCTAAGGGCGGCATCAATCCTGCTGTTGCTATAGTTATGTCTTCTGCTGGACAAATAGAGTCGCGCGATTTAGTGCCTTATGTGCTCGCGCAAATTTTTGGTGGTCTTACCGCTCTTGAGCTGTATAAAAGATACCAAGTGTAATTGTTTATTCAAAGAAAAATTATAAGTTTACTTTGAATTATTCGCGCTCAATAAATTTGTATATAACATATAAACTAAGTATACTAATAGAACCTAAGAAAAATGCACACGTTTTATCTTTATACATAGATTCATAAACAGGAGTTTTTATATCTACTGCCTCTGCTATATATTTATTTGGACGTTTTTGAGTCGGCTGGTTTACAATATGATTTTCATCGTTATATTTTTGTAAAACAGAACCTTTGTCCAATGCGTCTCCGTATTCTTTCATTTCGTCAGAATAATTATCTGGTCCCAATTTTTCAAAATGCTCCGATAATGCATACGCAACGGAATTCGAACTATTTAATAAATCTACGCCGTTTGTTGTTTGTAATACAACTTCTTTACCCGCACTTCCTAAATCCAGTTTCATATCATTTGTTTCATTTATCTTGAGTATCTCTTCTGATGTGTTTACTTTTTTCGACATATAATATTACACCATACATTTTATTTTATCAAAACACAAAATAAATATAAAGATATTGATCGTATAATTATAGTAAAGATGTGCGGAATTTTTGCAATCTTAAATAATGAATTGCCTATTGACTTTATTAAAACACAATTTGAAAAAGGCCGAGGCCGCGGTCCCGAACATTCTGTATATAAAAATATAATGATTAAGGCTGATTATGGATTTCATAGACTAGCCATTAATGGCCTAAACGACGAATCAAATCAACCAATTATAATAAACAATGTTGCTCTTATTTGTAACGGAGAAATCTATAACTATAAAGAGCTATATGAAGAAATGGATATTGAACCCGAAACGGATTCGGATTGCGAAGTTATTGTTCATTTATATATAAAATATGGCATTGAACAAACTTTGCAATTGTTAGATGGCGTATTTTCTTTTGTTTTGACCGATTATAGGTCCTATAGTGAAAATGTAAAGATGTACATAGCTCGCGACCCATATGGTGTTCGACCTCTTTATGTAATGCAATCTACCATTAAAAATAAAGTTGTGGCGTTTGCGTCTGAATTAAAGCAGCTTTCGGAAATATGCCAAATTTTAAATACAAAACCGAAGCGGACGGAATCTCCTATGTCGATTGACAACGACCCTCACATCGAAATTGAAGATAAATATTCCGTTGTACAATTTATCCCAGGAACTTATTCGCGCTATGAATTGGGTTTAATGGTAATGTCAAAATGGAATTTGATAAAAGAATCCGTTTTTTTTCATTCGACTGGATTCCGCAGTATAGTTTATGATAAACATTATGACCAAAGTAAAATTTCAGAGCAAATACAGTATTATTTTGTAAACGCCGTTTATAAAAGGTGTTGTACAACGGAGCGTCCCATTGCCTGTTTACTTTCCGGGGGACTAGACAGTAGTTTGGTTGCCGCACTAGTAAACGATTTTCATATAATGCGTGGGCTTCCAGCTATTGAGACCTATAGTATTGGCCTAGCGGGCTCCGAAGATTTGGAAAAAGCCAGAATCGTTGCTGATTATTTGGGTACTGTTCATAATGAAATTGTCTTGACCGAGGACGATTTTTTAAATGCGATTCCGCAAGTTATTGAAGCTATTGAAAGTTATGATACTACGAGCGTTCGGGCCAGCATAGGTAATTGGCTACTGGGAAAATATATTTCTGAACATAGCAACGCAAAAGTAATTTTTAACGGAGATGGCTCTGATGAACTTTGTGGTGGATATTTATATATGCATAAAGCCCCAGACAATTTGGAATTCGACGGAGAATGCCGTCGTCTATTAAAAGATATTTATTTGTTTGATGTGCTTCGTTCCGATAAGTCTATTTCGTCGCATGGTTTAGAACCCAGAACACCATTTTTGGATAGAACATGGACCCAGTTTTATTTGTCTATTCCATCTGAACTCCGTAACCATAGAGCCAACGGCCAATGCGAGAAATTTTTATTAAGGAATGCGTTTTGCCAAGAGAATTATTTGAACGTTAGAGGACAACCACTGTTACCAGGTGAAATATTATGGCGCAGAAAGGAAGCCTTCAGTGACGGGGTTTCAAAACATAGTAGGTCTTTATACCAAATTATACAAGAACATTGTACTCGTAAGTTAACAGAAGATGATTATCACGAATATAGTCCGACCGTCCACAACGAAGAAGACGTTGTCGAATCAATATGTAGATTAAACCCAGAAATGTTTCATTTAAACGGACATTTGGTTCCCAAGACGACCGAACAATATTATTATCGTAAATTATTTGAGCGATTTTACCGAGGTATGGGACATATTGTGCCTTATTTTTGGATGCCGAAATACGTTGATGCTAAAGACGCAAGCGCGCGTACTTTAGAACTGTATAATGACGAAAAATAGAACAACCAACAACTAATATTTTTATGCAAAAAAATATTATTTTATTTATAAAATCCATATTTTGGCTGAAGAGCGCCATACAAAGTCCCTGTATCTATTGGAGTATTTGCATAATATTCCGCTGTTTGCGCAGATTTTATTAGTGGGCTATTAATACCAGAATATGGTGCTAGTAAATTTGCACTGGTTAGTCCGTTAATATCCGAATACATTTGTCCATTTGATGGAGTATAATTTTGGACCTGGCTTTTTTTGCTATCGGTTGGAGAAATTATCTCTGAATTTGCCGCATAATCCTGCATTGACGGGTTATTATTGATTGGTATATAATTTCCATTGGTCGAACCAGATTGGGGAACTTGTGTTGTTGCTGAAAATAAAAACGCAGGTAACAAAAACGAAGGTGTTGTAATAAAATTAGGAGCAGGTTGATTGAAACTAGGCTGGGGATTTATTAAAGAAACTGCACCGGGTGCTTGAGATGTTGTTGTAAAAATAGACGGATATGAATAGGATGGTGTTATCGTATGCGAAGGAGTAATTGTTTGGGTTGTCATGGGTGTGTTCGAAGGAGTTATTGTTCGAGTAATTGTGGGAGTGATAGTCGGAGTCATTGTTTGAGTGATGGTCGGAGTTATTGTAGGAGTTATAGTTTGAGTCATAGTTGGAGTTATTGTTTGAGTCATGGTCGGAGTTATTGTTTGGGTCATAGTAGGAGTTCTTGTAGGAGTTATTGTTTGAGTGATAGTCGGAGTTATTGTTTGAGTCATAGTCGGAGTTATTGTTTGAGTGATAGTCGGAGTTATTGTTTGAGTCATGGTCGGAGTTATAGTTTGGGTCATGGTCGGAGTTATTGTCACGGTTTTTGTAGGTGTTATTGTAGGAGTTATTGTTGGTGTATTAGTCATTGTCATTGTTGGTGTATTAGTCATTGTCATTGTTGGTGTATTAGTCATTGTCATTGTTGGTGTATTAGTCATTGTCATTGTTGGAGTATTAGTCATTGTCATTGTTGGAGTATTAGTCATTGTCATTGTTGGTGTATTAGTCATTGTCATTGTTGGAGTATTAGTCATTGTCATTGTTGGAGTCATAGTCATTGTTTGTGTTGGTGTAATTGTATTTGTCATTGTTGGTGTATTAGTCATTGTCATTGTTGGAGTCATAGTCATGGTCCTTGTTGGTGTAATTGTATTTGTCATTGTTGGAGTCATAGTCATTGTTTGTGTTGGTGTAATTGTATTTGTCATTGTTGGAGTCATAGTCATGGTCATTGTTGGTGTAATTGTATTTGTCATAGTAGGAGTATTAGTCATGGTCATTGTTGGTGTAAATGTATTTGTTGGTGTAGGAGTATTAGTCATGGTCCTTGTTGGTGTAAATGTATTTGTCATAGTAGGAGTATTAGTCATGGTCCTTGTTGGTGTAATTGTATTTGTCATGGTTGGAGTCATAGTCATAGTCATTGTTTGTGTTGGTGTAATTGTATTTGTCATGGTTGGAGTCATAGTCATTGTTTGTGTTGGTGTAATTGTATTTGTCATGGTTGGAGTCATAGTCATTGTTTGTGTTGGTGTAATTGTATTTGTCATGGTTGGAGTCATAGTCATTGTTTGT